GATATCCCCTCCTTGGAATAATAATATCAATGTCCATTCCTGTTGTCAACTAATTCAATATCGTTCGGTTCAACATAACCCGATACGTTTACTGAAATTGGATACTTGCCAATGCGGCTTTCGAGATTCGTCACCCGATAGCGACCATTGACTAGTTTTCCATCATATATAAACCATTCTCCCCGACGGCGCATACCGCAGTGAGTCTGGCTGTTTGAAAATAATACTCCGTCTAATTTAATTTTGTCTCCTGCACGAAATGTATCCTTATTGTCTGCCATCAAAAGGAACTCCATGTTGCCATCCCGCAGATGCCATCAGCCGCCAATCCATGTGCTTTCTGCCACTCTACCAGCTTAGCTTTTGTGCCAGCGCCAAAGATGCCATCTACCTTCAAGCCTAAATGCCGCTGCAATACGGTCACAGCATAAGACACGCCACCAGTGCAGTCCTTAGAACTCTGACGAATCGTAGGCATGATTTTACTCACGACCTGATATGCTGTGCCACTCTTACTGATCCAACGGCTATGAGTCTCACGCACATCAACATGAACAAAGCCGCTCGTCACTTGTGCTCGACTATAATAGCCAATACCGCCATGCTTCTGGAAGTAGGGAAGGGAGGCCACATACAGTGCAATACAAATTGGATCAATACCAGCGATGTGAATATCCGCTGCCGTGCCCAGACAATGTTGACTACGAGAACTGCCACCGATTGAAATGTTATATGCAGGAGTACGGTAGGCAGAACTAATCAGAACCGGCTTTCCAAAGTGGTCACGAATCTGCTGTAGAGTCTCTACCAACTCAGTTGCCACCTTGAACTCGTCACTCCGGTCATTGCAGGCAAATTCATAGGCGCAGAAGTTCTTGGACAGCTTTTTATTCCAGTCCTTCTTCATAGAATATGTAATAATGCTCATAGAGCCACACCTTCAATCCTTCTTGAGTTCCGCATTGATCTTGTTGTTCTGGATATCCATCTCCTTGACTGCGGCCTCAATCATCATCTCAATAGTGGGAGTGACCTTGATATTCATCTTCTCCAATGCGGCAATAACATATTTCTTCTTGTCAGCTTTTTGAATTGCACCAGTAACGCCCAACTTCTCTGCGGCACGCACAGCCATCTGAACGATCTTGTACATACCAATCTGCTTCAGGTAAGGAATGCCATAGGTCATAAATGCAGTGCCAGCAACAGTGATAACCAGTTTCACAATAACAGAGACGATCTCATTAACAATACTTGCCATAGTAATACCTCCTGTTTTGAATAAAAAAATAAAGCCCGGCACACACGTACCGAGCTATGTATTAAATGTCTTTTAAATTTTGTCCGTCAATCAGGTAGCTTTCAAGAGCAGCCTTAGCTTCCTTCATGGGGTCGATAGCATTACCATCAATGCCGTGACTGAGTAGAGCCAGTAGGGCTTTCATCATCACATTGATACCATGCTCGCTCTTATTTACGCGCTGTTCAACGCCAGCGATTTTTCGTCCATGGTCTTCAACTACGATGTCCTGTTCCTTCTGGTGCTCTTCAATAGACAAAAGCTTGGAGCGATATAAATCCAAAACCTCTTTATCATTCTTGAGCTTGCGGTCAATATCTTCCAAATGCTTGTCATGTTCAATCAACTTCATATTCTGCTTCGTGTCGGGCTCTTTAGCTTTCTTGATTGCTTTTATAATAACAACAATGGCAGCTGAAATAGCCGTAATGCCACCAGCAATACTTAGAATCATTTGCCAAAGCTGTTCTATTGTAAAGCTGATAACACCCGGAGCATGAGTTGGTGCGGCAGTCAACAAACCAATCATTTCATCACCTCGATTCTGGTTGACAAAAATTTCACACTATGATAGAATAGTCCCGTCAAGATTCGTCGAGCGAATTTAGACGTCCTATCTTTGTATAGGTGTGGCGGGAGAGCTCTGGGTGTAACAGCCCGGGGCTCTTTCTGTTTTTACATACGTTTACTGCTTTGGCTCGCATACCTTACGCCAGTGATAATGGGGCTTATCCTCGTGGAACATGATATAGCGTATCCAGTCATCAGCGTAAATGCATAACAGCGCAAGGAAGAACCATAGCACAGTGAATGGCAGACAAACCTGACCCAGCAGATTGAATGGCAGGGAAGAGTAGTCCCAGATATGCAGACCGAGCATCAGATTCAGCGGGATGCCTATAACAAGCTCCATACCGGTCACAAATAATGCACCGACAAGACCCTGTTTCCACATGGGCATTTCCCACGGAATATAATTGTTTAATCCACCTATGACAACAAAACAAATGCCGCCCACTACAGTCATAGTCCAATGTGAGTGGCCACGCCACAACATCTCGATGCAATAATAAAGCGCCCCTCCTATCAAAAAGAGAAGCGCACATTTCAATAATTCTTTATACTTCTTTACGATTTTGCTCATTCGGCGACCTCCTTCTGCCCGCGGTCTCAAGATATTGCTTCAGAACAGGGTCGTAGTTGATTTCGATTGCATACAGTTCATCCATTGTAGTGCACGCCTTGATAGCCAACTCCAGCTCTTGTTGGCGAGACACAAAGGGCTGTACATAAGTACCAATAGCCATAGCCAATGAGGCGAGGTCTTCATACTTCCATCCGGTGCACTCGTCGCCGGTCGTATTCCACTTCAGCGGAAAAGTCTTGCCATTAGAGATAGCAAGCTGATACAGAGACAGGTTAGAAGTGAGCAAAGCCTGCTTTTCACTGGTGACACTATAATACTTGCCATCCGTCCATTGGAGCGGATGAGAAGCAAGATATTCAGAGAGCGCGGTTTTAGACTCGACAATTTTTGATTGTTTGGATTCCTCTAGGACTTTCGACACCTCAGTTTCGTCAACGGTAATCTCTTTCCCAATCAATTTTGTGACCGTTTTAATAGTATTTTTTTCTTCAACCAGCACATCTACAAATGGAAAACTATCCGGGATGGCTACCCCTGCCGGAATGACTGCCCAGCCCTCTGGTACAGTGGCCTCCCCCGGGCTGTTGCGGTTTTCATGTGCACCGTTGTCCATGGCTGCAATTTTAATCAAATTCATACGACCTCACTCCCTTCCTCGTCCGCTTGGGCAGCGGTAAAGAACCTGTGGTCGATATCAATACCGAACACATGGTAGGTTCTGCCAGCTCTATCAAGCAACATATAAGCGCCATTATTAAGATTGGTAGCAGTGCCCGGCTCTTCTACTCCGTTGCTAGTCTTGAGCTTTTCTCTTGTCCAGTAACGTTCTATTGTTGTACCGTTTTTGCGATACTTAATGGACATCTTAGGAGAATATCCATACTCGATAACAGGACCCTGATTAACGTTACTACTATCACTGGTTTTCGATAAACCTCTCGTCCAATCGCTCGTAAGAGCACTCATGACGACATACGATTCTGTGAATTTTTCACTAACCTGCATTAGTCGTAAAAATGCGATTCTTTCGGGACAAGTTTCAGATGTACTAACATTCCACTGACCATTTTTTTCAGCATCAAGAAAAACCACAACATCGTACTCTTTGGACAAAGTGGTTCTGATTGGGTTTGTCTCGGTAGCGTAGGTACTGCCGCCTGGGTCACTTGTGTAAAGAAAATCTCTGTGCGCTGTCCCCACATAACTGCCCTCATAAGTAATGCTATACGGCAAATTCTTCGCAGTCAATGCTGTCCCAGCTGTTGTAGCATAATTCACACTGAAATTGCTCGGATTATACACATACATATTGCTGGCATCATTGCCGCCCCAGAGCCATGTGGGTTGACCAGATTGACCGTTCCAATGAAAACGCATGTATTGACTATCATTATTCAAATATTGAGTGTTTGTAGCATTTGCCGCACTTGTAGCATACTTCACATTCTTATCTTTGTCCGCAGTATTGTCAACGTTACCCAGTCCAACCTCGGCCTTGGTGTAACTTGGTTTTGTAGCTGCTTTGGCCCATGCAGATACATCACTTGCGGGCATAGAAGTTGGGAAATCCGTTATTTGGGATTTTGTGTGCGTATGTGAAATAAGTGCTTTACCATCAACTAATGTTTTCAAAGCTTTACCCTGTGCAGCGCTAAGGCTCTGATCTGTACTATCGCTTGTCAAATTATTCTGGATTCCGCGCCATGTATTAGTGTCAGTAAACTTCGCATCTGCTGGAACACTCTTGGCGATTGTGTATCCAATTGCAACGGGCTTACCACCAGAGAAGTACACAGGCTGAGTCGCACTACCTGCACTAGAATCAAGTTTTACTGCACTGTTTGCAGAACCACCAGCACTTCCAGAGCCTGCATAATTGTGAGTATGAGAAGCGGCTGCATAATTTCCTTTTGGCTGATAATTAGCGAGTTTTGTATTTATTTCATTTTCAGTATAATAACGATCATCGTGGGTATGACCCGTGTTACTTTTTCCATCAAGCTTATTATTGATTTCTGCCTCAGTGTAATAACGGTCATCGTGAGTATGGGTTGCAGGGGTGTAGGTGCTAGGTTTTCCAGTTACGTTGGCCCACGCGACGCTATTAGCTGCGTCGGCAGTTCCTTTTAACGTAGCATGAATACCATCTGATTGAATAGAAGCAACCAGATTAGGCTCGCCGCTATTCATTTTGTAAAAGTTCCAGATGCCGCCATACTCGTAAAATTCGCATTTATTAAGACCAGGCTTTCCAAGTACGATTTTATGATTGTTTGTAGCAGGTTCTGTATTGATTATATTTCCAGTCAACGTGCTCATATCATGAGTGTGCCCGGCAGCTGCGTAATCTCCACTATTCTTTGTCACAATCGTGCCAAATCTACCACGGTCACAGTATTGCAGATTAGAATTTCCACTACCGTTAAAAGCACCATTCCAGAATGTCATGAAAGCCATTGTTGGAACGAAACCGTCATCTGTGGATTGATTCTTCCAATCAGAATGTCCTACAGTAGACAAGCTTTGAACTTTCTTGTAGGCGGACGCGCCGAGACCGAGCCAACTACGCACACCATCCTTTGAAGCAGTGTGAATCTTCATATCAGAAGTGTAACCAGCAACATAAGAAAGTGTATTTGCGTCAAGGTCTGCACCTGACCAACCAATTTTTATGGTGTTGTTTGCATTGTTGTAGTCTCGGACACCAACAGTGGCGACCTCGGCGGTAGTTGCATGACCATTCAAATTAGCTGTAATAGTTGAACGGTTCACATTTACACCCGGATACGTAGTTGTGGGCGCAACACTTTGACCACTATTTTCATATTTTGATTTTTGAATTGTCCATGTACAGTCATAGTCTGCCGCAAGAAAATATGTTCCACCACCACGAAGCCACCAAACAGGAATAGATGGGTTGCGTAATTGCTGATATCCAACTGGTGGGTTATTTGAGTCATTGATCCAATATTGATCGTTAACCAACACCATTCCTTGCATAGTTGTCGTTCCCCAACCTGACGCTTCTTCAAGAATATCAACTACTGCGGTAAAACCAGCGCTATGTGCACTCCAGCTAGGCTTAGAGCCACTGTTGAGCTGTACGCTACATTTAAAACGTCGAAATCCGTTATATGGAACATAGGTGCCAGTAACCGGATACCAAGTATTTTGATCTAGATCCGTTAGGTTGACGGGTTTGCATTGATTGATGTAGGTTTCTTTTGCGAAATTGGCAGACGCAACACTTTTATTTTTATCAGCTGTGTTATCAACGTTTCCAAGCCCCACTTGATCTTTTGTGTGAGTGTGTCCACTCGCCGCATAACTACCCTTAGGCTGATACGTCCCATCTGCCTTACCCTTGATATAATTCCACAAGGTAGAAAACTTCACGCGACCAAACGTATTTCCGCCGCCTGTATCCTGTCGAATAAAATAAGTATTATCGGTAGGAGTGGCAGTCCAAGATGTGGTCAGTTTAGAAAGCAAACCGTCCGCTCCCGCCTCATTATTATTTACCTTGCTATTCAGCTTGCCATCCATTTCGGACTCTGTATAATACCTGTCGTCATGGCTATGGCTTTTCGGAGCAAACTTTTCTTTCAATTTACCCCAAAAATACTGTAAACCAGCGTTATCTAAATATCCCATAATCGACCTCCTGTCTCAGTAAAAACTGAAATCAGCTTGCCAAAACAGTGTCGATTTCAGTATTTGTGATCTTTGTAATAGTAAAAATTTCGCCAAGTGCATCCCAGTTGGAGCCATTCCATGCATAGTTCATTCCATTGCCAACGTCATACACATCACCAATGGTCTGACCGCTCGTGGGTAGCTTGTCCGTAGAAGCAACGGAACCCTTGTAACGATACATCGCCGTGATATCGCTCTTCAGCGCATAGGTGCTTGCCGCGCCAAATCCATCCAGTTTTTGTTTATCTGCAGTGCTCATCAAGCCGTGAGTGCTCTGTGTTGCGTCACTGTATGTTGTATTGGTCGGAGTAGCCCAAATGCCATCGCCACGTAGATATTGACCCTGCTTGCCAGCTGCTGGGGCAGGAACTAAGCCAGAACCACCCGCAGCCGAAGCGGTAGCAGCCTTAAAAGTGCCATATGTAGTATTTGTGTCGGGCGGAACCTGCCAAGTACCATCAGAGCGCAGATAACGGTTTGCAGCACCTGCGGCAGGAGCCGGAGCAAGACCACGTTCACCCGCAGCCGAAGTAGTAGCACCCTTCATATCACTATAAGTGGTGTTATTATCATTGCCCCACTGAGCAGTACCATCAGCGCCCCATCTCAGAATCTGACCAGCGGAACCACCGGCCGGAATATGCTTGTTGCCAGAGCTGGTAGGGTGAGAATAATTGTTTGCACCGTTCGCAATACCATCTAGCTTAGCTTTGTAAGCAGCGCTAAAGTCGTTTGTAGAAAGCCCTTTGCCTTCGACTTTATCAACCTTGTCTGCTAATTTTGCTTTTATTTTTTGCCAGAAGTAAAGCAGGCCATCATAATCTAACCAAGCCATAAATTTCCTCCTTTATGTTGATAGAATTTTATCTATGTCTGAATTCGTTAGAGCCTCAATATACAAAGATGGGTCGCCAGTATTCACAACCAATTCGCCATTCTCATCTGTCATAACGGTGGTGATACCCGTGCCCTTGATGGATACAGAGCTTTGCTTTGCGCCATCCAGCGTGATTTTAGCATTACCATTAAGTGCGCTCTTATTTGCGCCAAGTGAGAAATCGTTATCATTTAAGAGCATCCAATTTCCGCCTAAGAATGTATACAGTTTGTCGGGTTTCAGATAATAGATTTTTTCGGCTAGAGGAGCCAATGGTAAGTCACTCACAACCTCTAAATCGCTTCCGATTTTTACGTGAGCCGTAGCAGTATCTCGATAGGCGTTTCCGGTGTCAAGGCAGACAATAAGCTGTCCGTCGATCACTGGAGTCTTGTCGAGTTGAGATTGTGCAATCTCTAAAAGTGATAATTTTGACATCATGAAACTCCTTTTCGATAAAAATACCCTGCCAGCTATACAGAGCCGTAGCGCCGTAAGTCAGCAGGGAATATAGATTATTCAGACAGAACCTTCCAAGTCAGAGCACCTTCAACGCTCTTGACGCGATTGTCCATAGCGGTATTCAAGCCGTCTGCATAGGTTTTTGCAGCATCGCGAGCGGCATCGGCTTTCTTGGTGGCGTCCGCCGCAGCAGTAGCAATTACTTCTGATTTTGCGGCAGTTAGTTCATCCTGAGATACCTTTGCATTCCAAGCTTTGCGCTCTTCAGCGGTAATATGCACAACGGCATCCTTAGAGTGTCCATCCAGCTGATCCTGCACCTTCTTGATTTTTGCATCTGTTTCTGCCTTAGTGTAAGCATCCGGCACAGCTACATACAAGCCATCATCTTCAATTATGATAGAGTTATTGGCTTTTGCGGACACACGCACAGCAACACTGATTTTATTGTCGTTAGAAACGGTCACGGTTGCAGTAGAAGTTGCAACACCAACATAAATATCAATCAAAGAACCGACAGGAATCTTAATGACCTCGCCAGTAGTGATAGTCAGTTCAATCTCATGGGTCTCAGCGTTATAGACGCCGCTCTTCACCACCAGATCCTTGCCAAGTGCAATCGTCAGGGTGTCGCCGCCAAACACAGGCAGTTTGATAGTGCGAGTTTCTGCATCATAAGTAGGCTCATGAATAACACCAGTCAAGGTAGTGGTAACAGGTTCGTCACCCTTTGCCACACTCAACACACCAGCATTATAGGTAACATCTGTAACGAACTTACCTTTGATACCTTCCACTGCTGCAACCTTGGCATTAACATAGTCGGCGACAGCTTTGGTGGTCGGAATATCATCATTGGTGGCATCTGCCGGGATCTGTGTAATAGTCTTTTTGTTCAGTTGCACAAACTCCACGCCATTCCAAATATGCATGGTGTAGTCTGTCATGCAGAAATAAATAATGCCCTGAACCTGCCCGGCTGCGGGCAGAGAAGACACCATCTTAGTGCTCTTGGTGTACTCAGTTGTGCCCTTAAACAGTTGCAACGTATCGGTCGTAAAGTACAGTGTGTCCATGTCTTTTGGAGCAAGGGCATCGTACCGCGCTTTCGTACCATACGCAAATTTTACTTGTGCCATATTTTTTCCTCCTTATTAGAATTCAGTCCATTGGAAATTTGTAGATTGAGTTTGAAAAGGCTCGACGAAGAACCGACCCGACTCCGTGCTTTGTTGCACGACCCACGGTTCATATTTGTCGTCTTTGCCTCGTATCATTACGGTCTGACCTGCATAAGTCGCGTCATTCTGGTTGATTGCCTCATTTGCCGCCGGAATACTATCAAAACAAAGCGTCCGAGGCGCTACCTTTTGAATAGATAAGTCGTCCCGGACGTATATGAATTCTGATGTGTCTTTTGTGATAATAAGGTCTTTGCCATCAATCAACCCAAGCGCAATCGCGGCTTCTACGTCTTCTGCGTTACCGTAACCAAGCTTCGAGTATTTGTATGCCATTCTTTTCACCTCGCTTTAAACGATGGTTAGAATGGGACAACACGCATACTACCATCTTCAGTTTCCACAGTTTCAGTCGTGATCTTAATAGCGTTACCAATGGGTTTGCCCTCGGAGGTAAGCTGAATACGATGTTCTTCATCGTAAGTGATGTTATCAGCCTTGTTGGCCAGACTGGTATTGAAGCGGTCTGTCATCGCCTTATTCAGAGCCTCCAGTGCAATAATACGCTGGTCAAGTGTGCTCAGTGCTTCATCGGGAATCAAATCAGACCACTTACTGATAGGAATAATATGTACAACGCCGGGGCCAGCCTTACGCACGCGCTGAATCGTCTGTCCTTTAGAGTTCATCTCAACATGAATGAAGGTCAACTGGAACTCAATATCGCCAGCTTCACTCGTCAGACCCGTATCAAACGGCAGAAGATACTCCAACCGGTTCTTGTACAAGTCTTTTGACTTTTGTAGAAATTCAGTTTTATAGCGTTTGCTCACAGGCAAAACGTATTCCAGCATAACGGCATAGTCACTGATATCTACTCCCTTGTAGGTCTGATCGGCAAGAAAGTGCAAATTATCCACCAGCTTGCTCCGCTGCATGATACGCTCAGTCAGACTCGCTGTGATAGTGTTATCCTCGTTAATTAAAAAGGTATACATATCACACCTCCTTTCCGTTCACAATGTACAGGTAATCATCCAATGAGATCTTCTTGCCCTCAAGCAAGTTCTCAACAAATTTGTCCTGTACCATTCCATTCTTATAGAGTCGATGCATACTCTCGACGAACTCAGTGAAAATCTTCTCCATCACAGTAGACCTCCTTGAATTAACGTCAGTGTATAGGCATCAATAATGGCCTCAGGAGTTGTACCTCCCAAGGCCTTGATTTGGTCATATTCATATTTATCAATCGGCTCAAGCGTCACAGTGTCATACTCCGGGGACGGAATCAGGTAATAGCCATCAACGTGCCAGATGTACTTGCCGTTGCTGCTGATAATACCCTGTGCATCATCCTCGGTACAGTTCACCATAATATCGTGCTTGGGCTGATACTTCACAAAACAAAGGCGGTCAAGAGCATCGATCACTCGACCGTCTTTAAGTACCTTGTAATACACTCTCAACACCTCCTTAAATACTGAACATAATGGTTACACCCAACTGCTCGGACGGATAGTGGAAGCCATACAGCTCGCCAGTCTCCTCAATTGCATAGAAGTATCCGTCATAAGTCGCAAACGGGCTACGCAGCCAATACTTTGTTGCCTTACCCTCTGCATTGTGCTTGATGCGTGATTCATTGCCAGTCATATAACTGATTGTTTGACCTTCGTAAACGTAAGGCTCGTCAATCATCGAAGAGCTTACTTCAATCGCAGATGGAATGAAGAAATAACAATCCGAAGTCACGATTTCCTTACTCTTACTGCCAGCAGAACTCGGCACTTTGACTTTCTTGATAAGCTGTTTCCAGCCAATTGGCAAAGCGTCAACTAAACGAGAGTCAAGATACTCGCGCAGGGAAGTGTTGCCCCAACCGCCAGCATTGTTGGAAGAAGAACTCAGCATCATATCCTGACCCAGAGTGTCTTTTTGCAAGAACGTCATGGAACAACGCTTATTGGAATTGTCACTCAGGTAGTAGTTCTTAAAGCTTGCTACTTCAACAATCAGATTATCGTGTGTCCATGCAGCCAGCTCACGGCAAGCAGCATCACCAAGGTCTGCATACCAAAGCTTAGACCAATAAACCGTACCTTTAGCGTGGCGCTCGTAAGCACCATCGTCTGCCTTTGCACAACCAAACACCAGTGTGGCGTTCGTCTTTGTGGAGCGGGTACGAGTGATCTTTGTGTAGCTCAGTGTAGAGCCATAGATATTAGAAGAGTAGACATACAAGCCATTGTCGCCCTTGATGTGCCGGATAACAGTCATATCACGAGTACCAGCTGCCACACCATTTGCAGAGTCGATACCCCAAGTTGTCTTCACGCCAGTAGAATTCCACAGCCGGATACCATTCATGCCGTTTTGCTCAAAGCACTGCATCAGAACAGTGTTATTTGCATTTGTGGCATCCATCTTATAGTCAACAGCCAGCACAAAATCTCTGTCCTCTTCAAACAGCTGAATGTTGGTGTCAATATAGTTCTTGCCATCAAACACCTGCGGCTCGCTGACAAGAATCTTTTCAGTGATATCCTCATAAGAGAAATCATTGCCAAGCTGGATGGAGACTGCATCCTTTGCCGTAGCAATGTTCTGTTCAACACCAACCTTGTTCATTGCATAGATCTCGACAGGGCGAAGCTGACCGATTTCCTTACCATCAAAGTAGGTAGAAGAATATTCGCAGCTATCATAAACAGCATTGATATCCTTATCGCCGGTGACGTAGCCGCCCTTGTCCCAACCACTAAACAGGTAATACTTAAAAGCACTTTCCTCAGAGGTATAAGTGGGAGTATCACCGTCATACAACACCATAGAGCCATACGGAGCAACGGTTTCCTTCAGCACTGCTCCACGGTTCATGTAACGAACAGTGTACTTGCGCACTGATTCGGTATAGGTTGCTGTAATAGTCTGATTGCTGAAAACGGCAACAAATTCAGTATCCCAACCGCTGAAAGTAAAATCCGTAGAAATCGTACTCTCGGTCGTAGGTGTCGGAATCGGATTCTCTTTGCGTGTAACAGGATCAACTGCCTTATCGCCCTTGTCAATGTACTGAACATCCAGCACCATGCCATCCTTATTCACGAATGTCCAGACAAACTGCTGAACCAGCGTGTTGTAAGTGATATTCAAATCAGGCCACTGTGCGTTATAATCAGCTAACTGACGCTCACGCATAATGGGCACATGAACGCTGCCCTCGATAACAGAGTGGTCAGTATTGTAACCATTTTCGTCCAAGCCGGTCATCTTCAGCAGACGTTCCAGCAGGGAAGTATCATCCAGTTCCCACTTTACGCCAGTCAGACGCACACGGTTCAGGCTCGTACACTTTGCCAGCATTCCAATCATGTCGATGGTTGGGCAGTTCTCAACTGTCAGTGTGGTGATATTCTTATAATCCGTAATCTTCAGGTCAGTCAGATAGTTTAGGTTCTTAGCGCTCAGGCTTGCAATCGCAGGCAGTTCGGCCTTCTTGATCTTGCCGCCTTTAGCAAACGCGACACCAGTAATACCAGAGCCGCCAGCATAGAACTCCTCCAAATTTGTACATCCAGTCAGACTAATGGACTTCTTCAGATTCGGAACGTTCTGCAGATTCAAATGCTCAAGCAGAGTATTATTGCCAACCGCGAAGTCAGTCATATTCGTATTCTTATAGCCCTCGATGGCGGAACCAATCTTCAGGTCAGTCAGCTTTACACCGTGACTAAAATCAACATAACCGGGGTAGAAACCAGAAATGTCACCAATGCTCTGGATAATAGAAGCATTGTAAACGTAAACTTCGGTATCGTTCATTGCCGCAATCGGGCACTGAATCTCGTAAGTTTGACCACGCTTACCACGCACCTTTACAGGGTTAGAACCATACCGTACAGAGACATAAGTATCAGCGTAGGGGACAATATGGAAAGTACCATCGGGCTTCATGCCTGTCCAGTTTGTCGGAGTGTAACCACGAATGGTCATATCATCAGAGGTGCAAGCAGCGCCTGTATACTTTGATGCCATGTATTTTTCCTGATAACGCTGGAACTGACGCCGCTGATGGCGCTTGTTACCATGCATCATGGGAAGATAGCTGGTAGTACCATTGTCTTCATAAGTGCGGAAATACTTGCGCCGCATATCCATGATCCACAGCTTCTCGGGCTTTACATCCTGATAGTCCTCAAACTTCTTCAGAATACGGGTAGAACTCCATGCCAGAGCACTCTCACGGCTCAGGAACATCTTTGCAAGGTCATCTGCAAACAGGTCACGAATCTTACACCACAGCTTGGAGTCATGTGCGTTAAACACGCTCTTTGTGCCGATGGTGTCCGTATCCTCGTAACCGTAGCTCAGAGTCAGACCACCCTCATTATCGTTACCCATGGCAGTATCGTTATCGTAGTCAAAGCAGAAATCCCAGTGCACAAGGTCAGTCGTGTGAGGGAATACGTTCTTTGCACGGTTATCAACCATGGTATGACGCTCGGTAAACAGATAGTGGAACAGGGCAGAGTCCTTAATAAAATAGTTCTCGAAATTCTTCTTGAACTCAGTATCATCTGCATTCACGACCCAGTTCTGTACGCGAATCCACGCATTTTTAGCTTCCTGAATCTCTTCATCGGTACATGCTTTGTTGATATAGCGGAACTCAAAGCTGTGGTCGCCATCCCAAGTTTCCTCAGAGAAATCGCCACTCAGGAAGCGGGTCTGTGCATCGGTGTTATTATCGATCTCAATGATAACTTCCTTGTGGTTGTTCGGGTCCATACCCATTGTGTCACTGTTCTTCTTAGAGTTGCCAAAATCTCCGCAAGCATAGAAGTGCCACTGACCATCCTTAAAGACGGTTGCGTTTGTGGTGTCGGTCTCCTGAATAAACACAACACAGGGATAGAACGCCATGGTGTCGCGCACTTTCGGATTATCCTTGCGAGCCTGACGAATATACGGGTTGAACTCGTTGAACTCGTCTGCCAGCAGAGCATTGTTTGCATTCTCAGAAGAGGCAACATTGACTTTGATATTAAAATACTTTTCGCCAACGCTATTTTCTGTAAACGCATACTTGCTGCCAGTGCTTTCGTTACCAAAGGTAAAACCACCAGAACAATCAATATCAATATTACGACCGGATTCGCCGTATGCATTAGAGCTAGTACCCTGTCCCTTATGAGAACCAGTGGCGATCCAGTTATCTTCCACAGCACGACCATTCTTGTAAATGTGTTGAATAGTTGTGTTAGGTACTTCGTTCTTCTTACCGGTCGTAAAGGTCGGAGCAGAGATCTTGATAATGCGCAGATCTGGGCACTTCTCAGCTAGTAGGTCAGGATTCAGCTCGCCGCTCACGTCCGTAATATCATTGCGGGTGTAGCGCTCAATCATTTCCTCTGCGTTCTTTGCGTCTGCAATAAAGTTGTCAAGGATCTCGTCGTCAGTCAGATTCATCATGTAAGATTTCATGCGATAAACCTGCACGTCACAATCAGGAGAACCAATCGTAATGCCAACCGGGGAAGCCTGCGTAAAGTTGTCGCTTGCGTCATACAGCTCAACACGGCAGGGAATACCATCCAGCCACAGAACCATTTCCTTATACTGGCTGTCTGGCAGAATGTTGAATTCAAACTCCATGAAGTCATCTTCACAGGTCGGCAGGTCAATACTATTCTGCTCACTGGTCAATGTGACCTTTTGCGCCTGAATATTCAAACCGATACCACCGTTCAAGCAGGTCAGCGCGGTAGCATCATAGTTCTTGACATTCGTAGTCTTAAATACGAGCTTAAAGTTCTTGCCCAACTTCTTTGCGTCATCACCAAACAGCTTGTAACTGATATTTGCAGTTGTACCAGCCTTCACACAGAAGTAGGTATCACCATCTTCATCAAGCTGATAACCACCGTTAGACCAGTCAAAATTATCGCTTACGGTCAGTCTTGTATTACCATCAGACCACAAACGGGTCTCGTCAGCATTGGTCTTGCCAGCCGGGTTAAAATCGAAAGCCAGATTTGTCTTGACAGGCTCAATCGTAATGCCAAGCTCTTTGATCTCGACACTGATTTCCTTGCTCACAGAACCACACACGATTTTCAACGTATGGGTGCCAATATCGGCGGATTTCCACGTCCAAGTCTGCATAGTGCGGCCAACGGTCAGAGTAGCAGTCTTAGCACCATCAACCTCCAGTATTACAGTGGTCGTAGAACTGGAAGGGTCATAAACGGTATAGTTAATTGCGACGTTGCTGTACTGCTTTGCGCTGGCCGTCTTTGTAGCACAGCTGATAATTGGCGTAGTGTTGCCCTCGACTGCCCACATAATATCCTTTTTAATTGTGTTGCTGGTCACAGTTTTCCCATTGATTTCTGCGGTCATGGAGACTTCCACCAAATGTGCGCCATGAGACTGTGCAGGGATGGCATAAGTCAATTGTCTGCCTGTCACGCTGCTTGTGGTAGAACCAAGAATCTTTCCATCAATCGTAAAGTTGATAGTCTTTGCAATATTGCCATACGGAGTATAGCGGAAAGTTACCTCGCCGCTGTACACGAGCGTATCGTCAAAGGTGCTCTCCAAATAGAACTCAACAACATTGACACTCCATGTCTTTGTGCCAACACTACCAACACTATCAGTCACTTGCAACTTGATGGTATTATCGCCACTGTGCAGATATTGAGTTACATCAAAGCTGTTTTTACCCTGAATGACGGTTTGTGTACCAACCTTTGTGTTACCAACATACCAGATGCCAGTTGCAGAGCCTGTATCATCACCAGAGTTATCCACAGAAGAGAACTTGAAATTGATAATCGCAGGGTCGCCAGCAATAACGGTCAGTGCAGAACCATCCAGACGCTCAATCTTGATGACGCTGGTGCTGCCGCCAGTACCGCCACCACTACCACCTTGAATAACGACCTGTGTTTTTACGGTTCCGTTTTCCAGCAGGCTAAGCTTGGAATCTTCGTAAGTAATATCATACTCACGCCCAGAATTCGGATCTGGTTTTACGTTCTTTAACTGCTCCTGAATATCGGAAATATCACTATTAATGGTATCAATATTATTCTGCAGACCTGAAGTAGTGTTCTTTACTACGGTCAGATCGTTTGCCACTGTCTCAACGCTGGTCTTTTCAGCCTTTGCCTCTAACAGCTTGTCGGTTGCCTGCTTATTGTAATAATCGCTTTGCAGAGTATTCGGCAAATCCCCAACACTGTCCTGCAGATTTTTTACCGCTGCATCGTTGCTGGTCTTGTATTCAGCCAGCTCAGTCTTTACAGGCGCAATCTTCTTATCAATTTTTGCTTCGACGGTCTTGTTAAAGGCGGTCACCCACTCAGCACTCGGATCGGTGTTCAGCGTAATAGTCTTAATAAGCTTATCGCCATTTAGGAACTTGATCGTTTGTGTTTCAGCATTGTACTGCACATCAAACTTTGCAAGACCGTCAACCTTAGCAATGTCGCCCCGAAGAAGAGTAACAAAGCCGTCTACCTCTTCCTTAGTGTAATAGTTCGCCAGTGTATCGGCCAGACCATCAACAACGGCCTGTGCTTCTTGTGCACTTTGCGCTGCTTGCGTTGCGGCAGTCTGTGCTTCGCCGACCTTCTGACTCATGGTAGACAAGAACTGGGTATACCAGTCATCGCCGGTTGGGTCGTTCATCGCAGTCCCGGCAAGTGCCTTTAAAACAGTCAACTGGCTATTAGGACGGGTGCGCCACAGATAATTTTTCGTTGTAGTTGTGTTCGGCACAGTGATTGCACCAACCGCCATAATTTCAAACTGAAGGTTGCCTTCCTTCACAGTGGCAGAGTCGCTGACCATCCAATAAAAACGAATCTTGTCAGAACTATAACTCACATTTACGGGTGCAGCATAATTTTCCTCATTCTTTGCGTTAACGTAATGCACCTGAATAGTCATCTTCATCAGGTCGATACCATCATAATAACGTGGCATTTCAAATGGAATAACCTGAGAATTGTTTTCCTGCGTAATGTTAATCTGATTTGCGTTGATTGAGATTTCTTTGTTTTCTGTTACGGTAGAAAAATCATTATCAGTGAACTCGTCATACCATGTATAGTTGCCACTTCTGGAATAATCCTCCTCAACGTCGGCAAGAGTAGAAATATCAACCTCGTCGTACACAGGACGCTGCACATCCTCTTCGATATTAAGATCCATGGTGGCGGGCTCAAATGCTTTTGCAGCTAAACGCTTTGAATCTTCAAATGATAAAGCCATTTACTCACCTCCAGTTTTTATTATTCACTTGCTTCGTTAGTGGCCGTATCCAATGGCGATTGCGGAATTTCAATATTCCAGTCAATGCCGAAAATATAATAAGTTGTATCTTTTTTATTTAACAAAATATCAGCGTTCGGAGATGTTTCAAGTGAATACATTTCTACCTGTTTATTTTCGCTATCGTAACAATAAAGATACTTCGTTAGTGTTGCTGCCCCGGTTTGATAACAAACTCCGTTTGAAACACATGCAGGCCACGAAAAGGGCGCGTAAGATTTAGCACCACGAATTGGCAAAACACTGATCTTTGATGCTGCGCCGCCAAACAAAAATGGCAATACATAATCTTTGGTTTTATAACGATCGCCAGTATACGTGTAGGTCTGTTTTGGAACTGGAATAACTAAAATGGAATCATATATTTTACTGACTTTGATTTTTACAGCTTTTTCAGCAGCCCCAACAACACCATTACCAACATAGCATGTTTCAAATGTCATTGTATACGGCAGTTGTGGCGCAAGAGGGGTAAACCCAAGAGCGTCGGCAATATTATTAGAAGTAATACTCAACTTGCCATCTTCTGCAACTGTCACATTGTCGCCAGCCTTAACGCCACCCAGAGTGTCAACAGTGGCAACGGGCAGAGAATATTTATCAATAACAACCGGATTGGCGTCATCGCCAAAATTTACAGTAACATTATTTTCTGTCTGTTCAACAGACTTCACATAGTTATGACTTGTCTTATTCACCGCATTATCTGCGGTTTGATTTACCTGTGTCACATACTCGGTAAAATCGGTAGGAAGAGTACCCTTTAATGTTTTTATATTTTCAAGAGATTCGGCTGTTTCTTGTGCTTTTGTTTCTGCAACCGTTTTGGAACTCATTGCGCTAGACGCAGCAGTTGTTGCCTTTTGAGCATTCTCTTTTACCTCGTTAGAATAGTCAGTAATTAGAGACTTGACATCCTCTGTATAAAGACGTTCGATTGCCATAACTGCATGTTTTAACTCATTGATGTCTTTTGCACCGATTAACATATTCTTCAGTTTTGGATTACTCAAAAGAATATTTTGAGCGGTAGCATAATTACCTTTCGTCAACGCTGCCTTGTAATTGTTCGCAGCATCCAAATAGTCGGAGGATACATCCTCGCTGTCCTCCCAGCTGTCAATCTTGGCAGGGAAGTTGGTGAACTCAAGGTCTTTGTAGCTCCCGTCCTGATTCATTTCATAAGTCATCTATTACACCTCCTGTGTATTTGGAGCATAAAATAAAGCCCCGATTTCTCGGAGCTGGTTAATATTTATTCTGAACAATGTACGGATAGTAGGGGAAGTAGCGCATCAATGTAAGTGTCATAGTTCCCTCACCAATGGAGATATCTATTTTCTTTATAATAAACTCAAGAGCATCACCATGCGTATCGATGTATTTTGGCACATAGGTTATTTTTTGATTAACCTCAAGCCATGGAATCAACAAGCACTCTACATTGACACTATCAGTCAATCGACAGGACTTCCACAGCTCATATTCAGCGCACTGCATAGCAGATTCATCTGTATAATACACTTCGTATTCTGAACCGGAACAAACTTTGTTTCTGCGTCCAATTTTTTCGATCGTAAAGCGTGGATTTGCCTCAGTGATAGAGCCTATACTTTCTTCCAGACTAATAAACTTTATGTTATTACAAGCCTCATCTCTTTTGTATTTCTTGAGCTCTTCTTCTGTTGGTTGCTTATCAACAAGCATAACCATTGCATGAGTTTGTTGCTCTCCGCGATAATACAAGGCTTTCATGTCTTTTGAATACTTGATAACAATCATTGTATCTGCTGCAAGTTTTGTCCCGTCAATCGGCACATCAGTTCCATCTTCGTCAACATCAGACGCATATAAAGTAAATGGCCCATGCTGATAAACGTTTTTAGTTGTATTCTCTCCATCGGTTCCTGTTACCGTATTGTAAATTGTAATGTTTACAGTTTTACAAAACCCTTCGAATGGTGTTGTAAGTGCAATATTACAATCATTTTCCATATCAAGATTTGTGACATTTAAAACAACATTACTTGTTTTTACTGCGCCACTATTCTTCTCAACAATATCGTCATGTACGGCTTGCAATTTGTCTTTTGCACTCCATACCTCACTCTGGATATCATGCATTGAATAACCAACAAACTGACTGGATTTTCCGAATTTACTGACAAGCTCTTCTTCAGACCAACCAGAAATAGCACACACATCTACCGTTGTTAATTGAACGCTAGTGGTTGGTACATAATTCCCATCATCATCCGGCTGTGAATCTACGATTGTAAGCCACATTCCCTCTATTGCAGCTATCATGTTTTTTACAGTTAACTCTTCACCGTAGATTGATTTTACGATTCCTGCTTTATCTAATTTCAAAATCTCATCAGGTAATTTCGACATGACATTGTTGCAATTTGTTCTTGCTGTAGATACGATTTCATCAATGTAAGAAAAGATGTCTTCATTCACAAGCGGGATCAATGTCTCTCCAGAAACGAGTAAAGGAGTATATGCAATTTGAACTGTTGTTTTTTCGGTATCTCCCCATGAGCCATCTGCACCACAAACAGTAGAATAATCTCCTTCTTCAATATAAGGATTTTCTTCAATAAACGCCGCATATTTTTCCATGGTATCAGTAGTCCACAAGATTTTTGGTCTGTTGATATTGTCAATGTTTCCATATACGCTATGACCAGTATCTTTTATTGAATTGATTTTGCTTTCGTATTCTTTTTTTGCTTCAATGTACATTGGCATTTTGGCAATTTCTGATTCATCTATTTGTACAGTGTGCGTTGTATTTTCAGCATATGTATCATAATCAATTGATGCACCAAACAACTCTATACAATTTTTGATTTCACTATAATCGACACTATTATTTTCCGAAATGACCAAATCCTGAAAGTCGTCATTCTCCATAACTATAGGATCATCAAATCCAGATGGAATCTCTTGGCATACAAAAGTTGTATCGTCAAAATACATTTCAAATGGATAGTACAAGTCTCGTAACTGCGTTAAAATAGACCAAATGGACGATGCTGTATCGAAATCAATGTCATACGGGATTGTGCGATTCCAGTAATCAACCATATAGTCAACATGACCTATAAATCCGTATGAAATGGCAAGCTTAAATGTATCAATAATGGCTTGTTTGATTTTTAAACCAATCTGTATTGTTGTCTTTGTTCCTGTGAGCGTTCCGCTTAAACTACCATCTAACAAGGCGACTAGATCAACGCACGAGATAGATACATTATGCTCAGTTGCGTTATATGTGAATCCGTTTGTATTAAACGCATACACGCCTTTAGAATACCAATAAATTGAGCCGCCTACGGGTTTCATTCCAATATAAACGTGAACAAGTTTGTCTACCCAATCCTCAGTGGAATATTTGCTTATTGCCTCATTTTTCTTGAGATAGATAGTTGAAGAAAATGTGTGTCTGATGTCAGCATCTGCATCAATAGAAATAGATCCATCTTGTGCAAGCCCTTCCAAGCTATCAAGAACGTTCAAATTTTTATCAAGCAACTCTAATTTACAATAGAGGTGTTTTGTTCTGGCTTTTAACATCTGCAACTCTTGAATGGTTGCAACGTAGTGCATAAAAACACCTCCTTACTTAATGATTTTTAACGGTTACAGAACATATCAGCGTTATATTATCAATAGAAATTGTAATAGACGTTTCGCCAATAGACTTTGCTTCAAGAAGTCCGTTCTTGTCAACAGAAGCCACAAACGGATTGCTACTAGCAAAAGATATTACAGGGTATGTAGCGTCAATGGGTGCAAAAGTTGGGGTTAATTGATATGTGTTTCCAAGATACATCGTTAAATTCTTTTGTGCATCTGGAACCGTAATTGAAGTCACCTCAACCCCGTAAGAAAGTGCAACCATAACATTTCCATTTACAGTAAATGCCGGACGTGCATATATATCATACGGATGTAAATCAACACCGTCGACTATATCCGAGCCAGTATCCCATTCAAAAGATGAAAGCCAAGAACTACTTGTGGAAGAACATTTGTCTGATTGTGCACTATAATTTTTACCTTCAAGTACAACAGCTATTGCACTGGTGTATTGATTGTCTGCTTTTACAGAGGGAGTTCTTGTCCATTGAGCCGTGTCATTTGTACTTCCAGTAGAAAGCAATTCCTCATAAGTTGCAAGCCGACTTCCTTCTTTATTTGCATAAGAATGTTCCACTCCAAGCTCGTTTGCAGATAGCGCAAAAACTTTTCTTTGTAGTGTTGTTTGCGTTTGATTTGTGTCATCATACGACCTTCCGCCAACAGTGTATTGAATATTTGTTTTGCCAATAGCCTTTTTCAAATCGTCGCTCAAAAGTTTATAATATGTGTTATTAAACCAAGTATCCAGTTCACATTCTGCATAATTATTTAAATCCCTATTATTCCATCTGCGTCGTTCGTAATTACTCTTGCGCACAAGCAATGTCAGGCCACTTCCATTTAACTCTGGCTCATAATCATGTTTTGCCACGATAAAATATGTGTCGTTCCCGTTTTCCTGTTCAATAATAGAAGCACCTTCTCTGAATTTGTTTAGCTTAATGCCATCAGAGAGTGACACAACATTAACGATGCATTTCTTTTTCAAATTGTCGAGTTCTGCAGTGATAGTTGCGCTGCCTGGTCCAACGGCCTGAACTGCGCCATCAATAACTTTTGCAACTTTTTCGTTTGTTGATGTCCACGAGACCGTGCCGACTTTTGCGTTTTCTGGTAGATATTTTAGATGTAGTTGCTTACGGTTGTCTTTCTTCAGATTCAGCGCCGTACAATCAAGTTCAATTTGAGCTGCTTTAATTCGTGCAGCAATTACAGAAATCGTGATATTGTTAGTTGCAGCCGGAATAATTACCTCTCCAGTTTTTGCATTAAATACTGCATCAGTGATAGACACACCATTCATAACAACATTTACGTCGCCTAAATCATATCCGGCAGCAGGGGAGAGCACTGTACGATATTCTGCACCGCTCTTAATCGCAACGCGGCGGTTTGAGCTGGTTGCATTTTCAAGGACAAGACCAACAGAATAGAACACGCTATATTTGCTTTCATCAAACGCAGTCAATCCGTTATTGCTTAGATCATTCGAACTATCAAAATCACCAATCTGCGTGAAGTTAAAACTGATGGAGACCTTATCGAGATGTTCTGAATTATCTACATCAACATTTCCATCAACAGCCATCATCCACTCTCTACCATCAGACATCTTCAAGATTTTTGCAGCGCCGTTTGTAAGCCAATTTATCATATCCTCTCTGTAGCGATAAGATCCATCAAAGTCCCAACTGTCGCAACCGTCATTTTTGATAATCGTTCCAGAAAAGTTGCTTGAATCATAGTTGGATTCGCTTCCCCAGAAGATATAAGGGTACTTGCCATTCAAGGTAGTAACAACTTTCGACTCTCGATTTCTTGTCGTGTTTGTAATCTTTGGGTCAAGCAGTACATGATAAGAAGTTGTAGAATCTGAAATCACAGCTCCGTCAAATCGGCTTGTAGTCGATGCCATAATGTATGGAAGCTCCGTGCCATCATCAAGAACATAAGTGACGCAATATTCATACTCTGTGTTCCGTCCACGTGCAAAGTAGTCAGCAAAAGAAAAATTCAGGTGATCAGTATCTGTAATCGTATAGCCTGCAAGCGTAGTCCATTCATTTCTTCCACTCTCACGACGCTTCAACTGCATAGAACGTAAGCGCTTACCAAAAGAGCCAATATTGCCAGCTTCGAGAGTTTTATCATCAAAAGTTGTCAAGATTATCGTGTCAACATTCGAGGTAAAATCTGAACTTGATGTATTCTGTGTATCTGTTGTGAGATAAATCTTGTCAAACTTTGAATTTGAAATAGAGAGCCCTTCCAGTTTGTCATTGAGATTTGTAAAACCAAGAGAATTACCTCCATTCAAAAAATCTAACCCTAAAAACATTACCTCACCGCCTCTCTAGCTGCTGTGTCCATGGCTTTAATAGCTAAATTAAAATACCCATCTTTTCGAAAAAGACAGATATAAAGATATTCAAAATTTCCGACATCAATACAATTGCTTCTGATTATATAATTGAAATTTTCTCCAATATGAAGACTAAACGTTGCATGAAGTTTTTCGCCATCTCCATAGTCGCGCACGTTTATCGTCAGCTCTCCATATACATCATCTTCAAAAATAATTTTTGAGAGTGTCTTGTGAAGCACGGGGTTCACGACATATTTCAAAACAAAGTCATACGGGCGCTTATCGCTAGACAAACTGTACATGACATTTGCACCGCTTGATAGATCGATAGATGTCATACCCGATTCATCTGTTTCAAATGAGTAATCTCCGCTCGGGATACCTTCAATGGAAATAAAATGAGACGAAATTTCAACACAACCTTTTTCAGCGTTGTTTACCGCCTCCAAAGCATAACTATTTGAGATATCAGAAAATTTGACGTGAATTTCATAATATCCAGAATCTAGTTCGTAGCCGTTTTTTGTTGTTCCAGTGCCACGGACATAGTAAGTCGAATTATTTTTTAATCCATATTGAGATAAAGTGTTTGTAACAGCACCGGGATATTCCACGGACGACTCAAGGAGCTTCTTTTCGGAATCATAAAAATAGTATTTATAATTCTTTAATGTTTCGGCCTGCTCAAGATTGTATGTATATTGAAGCTCAAATACTGCCGCGTACATTGTAATCAGCGTTACTTTGCCTGCTGTCATACCGGCAAACCCTAGAGTCGGCTTATCCTTACAATAAAAGGAAACAGCCGAGCTCCAATCTCCAAAGAAAGAACCTCCAAAGAAAAAATCTCCGTTGGTTTTTACTCGCAGTTTTATATAATAGTTGCTCGACTGATTTTTCAAACCATTATTTACAGGCGCGATAAAGAAAGAATATCCAGTGTTGATATTATAACTTAACGTCTCAGCATTTCCGATGAAGTGGCAGGCTTCTGTGTCGTCTTTGCCGTTATAAATGAAATATTCGTACTCGGTCAATGAAACGTTTGATGCGCTCATATAAAAATAGACCGTGGTGCCAATTGTAGCGTCAAAAATCTCAATAGGCTTAATCGTTGGTTTCGCCAATAAAATGCCACCTCCTTAAAATAAAAATGCGGGGTTCTTCGTCACTGGCGAAGCTTCCCGCAATAATCACTATTAAATTTTACGAATAATCAAATTGCTGAAATCTCCCTGCGGAGCAGTAACGGCAACACGCTCATATGCATCAAAATGTTGTGTTGTTTTGACTTTATATTCATTCCCGGCTGCGGTTACAGTATAGCCGCCAGAAAAAGTATCCGTCACAACACCGAAAAAGGTTTTATCAAATCGAGCAGCGCTCACCGCGTCATTTGCAGCTTTAATAATGTGTCTTATCAGTACATCGACTGCGCTTGAGGATTCTTTGCTCATATTATCACCACCTTATCGTTTGCTTTGAATCTGTTTGAACATGGCTGGCATTCTTTGATTGATTTCGCGAGCAAGGTCATCAACACCACCAACGGGATTCTGAATATAGATGTCACCAATGGTTATCTTGTATCCCTCGATAGTACGATTCTGGACATTGCTGATGCCGGCATTACGCTCCATTTGCTCTGTGAACCATCTGTCCGGGTTTCCGCCCATATCAAATAAACGAGAAGTGATATCGGCGGGGACAACACCATCACCAGTTTCAAGATAGGTGTACCGCCCGGAAGTAGGTTGCCGCACAATTAACTCGGGACCAAGCTCATCAACATTGTATCGACCGGACTGCTTAACGCTCCTAGAGCCACCAGCTTTCTTGCCTTTGATATTGCCGATGACGACGCCTTCGCTACTGTTTGTAGTCCCAGAAGATGTATTGTCTTTTCCGTTATCCTTTGTGTTATCGGCAATCTCTTTATTCTTACCGAAAATGTCTTTACATAGATTTACGATTCCACCAATCGGACTGATATCCCAGAAGAACGTAGCAACCGACTTCATTGCCTTTTTGCCAAAACCATCTTCTTTGTTGGACCAGATCTCCTTTTGATGCTTCATGCCCTTTACACCGCTATAAATGCCAAGACCGGCGGCAGCAAGACCGCCAACAACAGGAATCGCGGAAGCGCCAGCAGCACCTATAGCACTAACAGCGCCTTTGATAAGTCCGCCAGCACCAGTGACTAGTTTTCCTGCGCCTTTAATAAGAGTGGAACCAATCTTGCTCTTACTAACAGCATTACCAATAGCTTTAAAGCCATTCACAACCGTGGAAACAATGCCGCCGCCTTCGCCTGAACCGTTAAATAGGCTCTGAGCTCCAAGCTTGATTTTCTCCCAGATACCGCCAAATGTTTCAACAAGTCCGTTTCCAGAGGATTGGACTTTATTATTTAAGACATTAAAGAAATTCTCAACAACATTAGCAGATTCATTAGTGGCTTCCGTACCGCCTTTACTAAAGAATCCCTTAATGGTATTCCACAGACCGGTTAAACCTTGATCTTTGTATTCTCCTGTCTTGAACATGGAGTATAGGTTATTTACCTTTATCAGCGTGTTGATTAACGATTCGAGGTTTGTAATCAGATTCTGGATGCTGGTAATTGCGCTACCAGTGTTCAGACTCGCAATGATCTTATTATGGTAGCTGTCCAGCGAACCTTCCATATCAGATAGGCTCATTTTCTGGATCTGTGCGGTGTACTCAAGCTCCTTCTGATAATCCTTCCAGCTCTTGCCGATATCATCCATGACCTCAGACAACTTGTCCTTGAAATCATTGTACTTCTTGATCTGATCGTCAATAGCCTTTTCGGCATCTTCCTTGCGCCACTCACGTTGCTGGTCATTCAAATTATCGCGAGCTTCCTTTACTGCAGATTCATCTGCCACCCACTCATAACCATTACTGGTCAACTTGCGAACGGTACGCTGAGTGCGAGCTTTTTCGAGTTCCGCCTTGAGTTTCGCAAGAGTAATAGCCCGCTCTTCTTCATCATTTACCTTTTCCAGAGCTTCCTTTTGCTTATTCAGAGCCTCAATCCGCTTGTCAATGACTTTGCCCATAGCATCGCCCCAAATCTTGAGGTCGTTATTGGATTTGTCATTTGCGGACGAGAGGAGAGAGAGGAAAGAAGAAAGAATGTCTTTTGCGTCAGACAGAGCGGACTTGAATTCCTCGATTACCTTTTCGACGCCATCCCAGTGCTTTTTCAGTTTTGTTGTAACCTGTGCGTCGGTCTCTTGAACTTCGAGAAGAGCCTTTTCCAAAGCGTCATCAAGTTCCTTTTGAACCTCGGCTTTTTGCTGGAGAGCCTCGTCTTCTGATAGATCCTTGTTAGAATCAATAGCAGACATTTTCTTTGTATATTGTGCTAAGACTTTCTGATATGTTGCAGTCTTCTCTGCAAGTTTCACATATTCTTCATGGGTTGGTTCACGCACATTGTCAATCATTGCCTGAACCTGAATACCAATCGGACTACCTTCAAACTCTTTTGCAAACGCACTCAGTTTATCAACGTAGCTTTGGCGAAGTGCCTTTACGTCGATTTTAGCGTTTCCGTCCTCATCATAAGTAAGTAGGTTAGAGAATTCTTCAGGAAGTTCTTGCAGCTTCTGCATGGTATCCTGTGTCAGCTGGCCGGTAGTATTCCACTCGTCCATCGCATCTTTTAGCGTGCTCCAATTGGCTTGATATTTATCCAACTCGGTATTTACACGCTTAAGGTCAGTTCCAAGACCAACAAGATAATCACTAACAGAAATTTTGCCGCTTTCAATATTTGCCTTATCAGAACTTAACGAGTTTGCAAGCGCAGTAGCTGCCGCACCACCGGTTTCGTTTGCAGCTTTTATGCGCTTCTCCAATTCATCAAGAGTCGCTTTCTTAAACGCCTCGGTGTTAAGATTGATGTTTCCGTTTTTATCGACGAGATTATCCATCAAATCCTTGTTATCGCCAAAGAATTTGCTCAGTTGCAGGATAGACTCTATCTTACTTTCTGTTGCATCAAGGTCGCCAACACCGAATTGACTATTCTTGATTTTTTGCTGAATATCATACAGTCCAGAAAATGCGGATTTTATAGCGTCCGTCTTTTCCTTGGCTTCGTCCATCGCGGTGCCGTAGCCCTTGATAGCGTCAGTCAACTGCTCGAAAGAGATGGTTGTTGTGTCTACATTCTGATCAAGATAGTTCAGAATTTTATTCATCTCATCAGCTGATTTCCCGCCATCTTTTGCGGCATTCGCTTCCTTGAGTTGTTCCTTCACAAACTTACGGAACTGTTCTACATTGATTTGGAGCTTATTGCCCTGCTTTGTCAGACAGGCCGTAAACTTATCGTCCAGACCAACCAAAGACTTTGCTGTGTCAGCACACAGATAACCATACTGGTTATACTCCTTCATTGCCTTATTTAAGGTATCGAAGGCAGAAGCCACATCAGTTACAGATTTGGCAGTATTCTTATTCCGGTTCTTGGTTTCCTTATCAAAACCATTCATGTGCTGACGGAACTTATCCGAATTGCCCATGATTTGGTCAACAGTTGCGTCCAAAATATCTAAACCAGAAGCAAGGCCAGCATAGACTTCCTTAGTCTTTTCTGGGTCAACAGACCATGCTGCATCTCCATTTGCCAAGAACTCTTGTGCTGCAGCGGCTGTCATAGATGCTTTTGCAAACTCGCCAAGGGCAGGACAGACCCGTTCAGTCAAAGCTGTTGCTTGGTCTTCTGTTGCCTTGGTTGCATCCTCGACAGCATCCTTCTTTTCGCCCTGAGCAATCTTTGCAAGCTCCGCATTTGCCTTCTCAACAAGAGCCATGGCTGCAGACTGATACTGAGCGGCAATCATACCCTGATACTTCTCGGTATTCACCTGAAGCTGACCATCAACGAGTTCGAGACAACTCAGATACTCGAAGTCTTCATTAAGAAGGGTTTGGAGTGTGTCTGCACTCAGATAGCCATATTTATTGTACTCATCAATAGCGGTTGTCGCATTCTTATAAGCAGTCTGAATCTCATCAATCTTAGAGGAGATATCCTCCATCTTCTGAGAAGCTTGTGCTACCGCGTCAACACTATTTGCAGAAGACTGAGCTACAATACCAACTTGAACAAGTGCTTGGATAAACGCATTCACGCCGTTTGTATCAGCGGAGAAGTCCATGTCGGTTAGAGCCTTACGAAGATTTGCGAGAGCTTGAGCTTGCTCATCAGACAATCCTTCGTTTGTACCCCATAAGAGTTCATTTAGCTTACTAGCATCAAACCCATCAATTGTATCTTCCAGTGTTTGAACGGCAGAATTTACTTTATCGAAAGTAAAGCTGACATCCATACTGTTGTTGTTGTCGTTTTGCCAAAAATCTACAGCTTGAAGTTTTCTACGAGCGTTTGTATTGTTGTTGATAGCATCTGTTGAGTCGTTGTAAGAATTTACATCATCACGGAGAGCAGATTGCTCATCAAGCAAGAATTGATACAGACTATGGTACGTTCCACCTGCAGCTCGTTCAGCCTCAGTTGTATTATCAATGACATATTTTAAGGCTTTACCAATCTCGTTGTAATAGTCAACAATTGAATCCGCATCATTTAACTTATCAGGTCCATAACCACCGAACTTGTTAAAGACATCAATGCCAGCATTTTTAATCTGGTCACCCATATCCATTTCAGGAGCCGACCAAACAGTAAGGTAATGCGTCCGATTATTCTTCTTGGCCGTATCAACAAGTTTATTACCCTGAGCGTCTTTGTTTTGGGTCAACTCATAACGAGATGCCTCCAACTGCTCCTCTGTAATATCCTGAAGTAAACCAAGCTGTTCCTCATACTTGCCGTTTTGAAGGTCAAGTTTACCAAGTTTGTTTTCATCAAGCGTTCCTTGTTCTTTCGCAAGATCAAGAATCTCTGCCTGAATATCTTTTGCTTGGTCAAAGTCCTCGGTGCCCCAACCAGACTTGTCGCCAAGTTCTTCATAAGCACTGACCAAATCCTTTAAAGAGGAAGTGGTGCTCTGCGCAGCATCGGCTGCTTCCTTGGATTGAGTTGCGACATTTTGCACTCGTTGTGCCGCTTCCGTAATCTTTTTGGTGCCCCAAGAGACGAGTAAACCAATACCAACACCCAACGCGGCATTGAGCAGTAGAGCTCTTGCGCGAAGGACAAGTAGTTTAAGGGAAAAACCTTCAGTTGCTTCGCCTGCGGCTTCCGCATTTACTTTACTTTGTTTTAGTGATGTGATAAAATTGGAAATAGAAGGCTTTGCACCATTTAAAGATGCTTTGTAGTCATCTATCGCATCTTGTAACCACTCAAACCAGATTTTTATATCGCTCCAAGCCTTGTTATGTATGCCATCTTCATCAGCAGTAAATAGGAAAGATAATATCGAAATTTTATCATTGAGGAGAGAAGAATGAATAAAATTCTATACTGCCCATGGTGTGATAGATACGCTAGAGAGCCATGGTATCATTGTCCATTTTGTCACAGCCAAACAATTTATATTAAGGCATGGGAGAAAAAATCAGAAGAGAATAAAAAAGAGTGGCTTAAAAAATTTCCAAAAGTTGACCCACCAAGACCAACAAAAGACAAATCACTACTTCGTGAGGCGGAAAAATTCGACAAACAAGCTCGTGCTCAACTTGAAGAGGAAGCTCGCCTCGCTCAGTACAAGCCCACTTGCCCAGTGTGCCACTGTCCTGATTTGGAGAAAATCTCCGGCTTTGACAAGACTGTGGATATAGCGGTTTGGGGCGTATGGTCGAGAAAGGCACATAAGCAGTTTAAATGCAAAGCATGTGGATATGAATTCTAACATTCTCCGTCAAATGTGAACTCCTGTTCATTTACTTCTTTGTCTTTTTGTGGTAGACTTAAATAAAGACTATAAGAAAGGAGGAGGTCACAATGACTAGAGAAGAGTTTAATAAGATTCTTCAAGACGAGATCGAGAAGAATCGGAATAATTTTGCCAACGCTCTGTCGGCAAGAGAAGACAAGAAGATGACAGTTGAGCAAATGGTTGCCGCTGCGTACAATATGGCAGTCACAGACGCCACCGCATCTCTTGTTGCTACTCTCGAAAAAATTGGTGTACTCAAGTACGAAGATTGAGTTGTGAAGTGATTTTTTGAGGCAGTCCCTTAACAACCTCCTCAGCTAATACTTGAGTGTTACCAATAGGTTCTCGCTGCCCTTTGAGATAGTCAAGAAGGGTGGCGAGTTCTTTTACGTCAATTTCAATTTTCATTTTAATCACCTCGATTTATAAAAATGTAAAGCTAGTCGATGTAGCAATTTATGGATGGGCAAGCAGAAAAGCCGGTAAACAGTTTAGATGTAAAAACTGCGGATATGAGTGGTGAGACACACAGCTCTGCGTAAAATGTAAAGGCAAAAATAAAAGCCCTCTACTGGTTTTGTAGAGGGTTAATCGTCTTATTACCGAAGAACGTATTTCGCTGTTTTGGACTCAAGGTTTGGATACAAAATTTCAAATTGCTTAACTCGCTTTGCTGGAACACATAACACAGAATCAGTGTATGGCTTTTGTGCAGCCTCATCCATATCTTTTCCAGCAGGCGTTTTTGCATAGCAATAATTCGTCAATGTAATATACTCATCGTCTGCATTCTCAAACAATCCAAGAATATATGTGCCATCATCCATGTGGAGTGTCAGCAAGTTTCCTTCTGGATCGAGATGCCTTGTCCAAACATTATCACCAGAGTCAACGCCAAGAAGTTTCGACACATTGCGTCTTACACAAATCGAATTCTTTCCTTTATAAAAAACAATGGCCCCGATGATTCCAGCTAAAACGTACACAACAATTATCGGAAATCCAGCAATTGTAAATCGTCCTAGCAAACGGTCAGCGTAATCCACACAATATTTAATTACGAAACCAATGGCAATACTAAGAGTGAGATATCCTTGGTATTCCATTTTCCGCAAGGATAATTTAGAGTAACACCATACGCAAATAGCACCTGGAACAAAGATATTAAAAAGTGTCTCTACATTATTTATTAGTTTGATTATCTCTGTCATCTGTTCCTCCTTCTTGATTATAATTTGAATGATTGTCACTATGATTTCTCAAATACGTTTCCAGTGGATTTGCAGAACTACCATTCCCTGAATATGTATATTCAGTCGGTTTCCGATTACTGTAAGTCGAAATTTCATAATCCGGCATATGCTTCTTATTATTTTCCATGATTCAACACTCCTTTTACAAGAGTGTATCATAGACTGTCGTAAAAAGCAATGCAAAAGCCCGGCCTCCCAGCGTTAAGGAAGTCGGGCTTGTTCATTATAATGGCCGCGCCGTTGTTACTTCAGAAGTTCGGCAATCTCTTCAGCAGTCATACCGCTGGCCAGTGCGTTGGCAACAATATCTTCCGCCTTTTTACGATTCAGCTCTGCTGCAATCTTTTCGTCAGCATCAGCCTTTTTCTTTTCGAGCTTGGTGATCTCTTTATTGAGTTTTTTCAACTCCGCCTCTTTTGCTTTACGCTGGGCGTTCAGTGTAGCGATATCATCACCAATAGTTGCAATCTCCTGAGCAATAGATTCTGCGGCAGTATTCTTTTCAGCAATCTGTGCCGCATAATCGATACCGTCAAGAACTTTTACTTTGTTCTTGCTTCCTTTAGGTCTAGCCATAATATAATACCTCCGTATATTTTGGATACGCGATTGTACTTTTATTATAGCCAGAATATCGTATGTAGTCAACGAATATTTTATTTTCTCCTATTTGTATCGCGCCAGAGAATAGCGCGTCTCCTCGTTTCCACCTACTTCTTTAAGTCGTCTGGTTACGTCTGAGGTGGACTTCTGAACTTTTGTCCAGAACTGACTATCCTTCCAGTGGTTGCTCACTGACCCTTTTTAGTCGATGAACCTCTTCTATTATAATAGGATATATAATACATTTTTCTGAGCAAAACTCACTTGACAGATTATTCCAACAAGAGTAAACTCTTAATTGCGAATCTGCTCCTCCAACAATATTGAGCCTAACGGTACGCGGACTTGCCAATGGTAGCTGGCTGACGTGACCTCGCGCCGTCCAAAAGATCTGCAAAGCTTATTGTTAGGAAGGAGGTCATGGACATGGCAACGATTCGGGCTACCATCCTTAGCGTGGCAGAGTTCGTTACGACGTTGGGCTATGCTCTGTACGTCATTGCGTACTTAATGCGTTAAGTGAGGGCCGTAGGGTGTGTTCATGGCACATTCTACGGCTTAGTTTTTGTGTGGTTTTGCACAGAAAAATGTATTATATCAAACTTTCATATTAGAAGTCGGCTGCTGACCGCCCATTATAAACGCTACTTAGCACTCGATTGTTGCCATATTTTGACAATACGATAAATCCGAGTTTTTATCTCAGCATATAGCATCCATATCCTTGTTTCTATCTTTCGATTCCTACATTATATAAATGTAGGCGATATGGCTCTTAGGGTTTCCCAGCACTCTAGGGGCTATTTTATTTTTACATGGTGCCGCATCCTATATTTTATACGCAACAAATATAAGAGGGCATATTAACTTTACCCGCACCATTTTTGAGCTTTCCGCTCATCTGCATTACAGACAACACGCCAGAGATGGCAGCTGTAATGGCCGGAATAGAACCTGCAAGGTTTACCATTCCGTCTGCTGCATCAACAATCTTTGTTGCAAGAGTAACAAAGAATTTGATGAGGTCACTGCTCATAACGTCGTTTGAGAATTTCTCAAAGCTGGCGTTAAGCTGCTTTAAGCGACCCTCAATTGAATCCATCATGCGCTCTTGTTCAGTCATTGCTGAATTAGAGCTGTTAGCGGCATCTTCCATTGATTTTTCAGCAATGGAGAATTGCTCGATCACGGAAAGTACTGCATTCGAGTTCCTTTTACCGCCAAGCATCTCTGTGACGTTAGCTTTACTAACATCAGTAAGTTTATCCCATACGGCAGAAATCTCTTTCAGGATCTGATATGTACTCTTAAATTCTGTACCGGCGGCATCCTTCATAATGTCTACGCCAGTTAAAGATTTCAATTCACTTCGCAGTTCAGAAACAGAACTTGCCATATCATCAACTGAAACGCCAAATGCCTCTGCGTCAGTCTTACTGGCTCGCAGATACATTGAAATTGTTTTTAAAGTTGTCACACTGTTACTTTCTGACCATATTTCTATGGCGGATAGTCATTTCTGGCTATCTCTCACGTTTCATTTTGTTATATCGTGAGGTCGGACTGGATCTTCACCCTGAAAGTACAACAGGGGATAGCTGAACTCAATATGTTACCACATCAAGTATTACAGTCTCTACGCATTTTCAATCAATAAAGCAGTGCCCCAGCAGTTAGGATGCTAGACACATTTTACTTTCAACTTCTTTTGCAGGTAATTCGCTATATGCGGCAATTACATTTTCGTTTAGCATTAGATTGCCGTCAACTAAAGAATAGTTGAACGAATTATAATTTTTAAGAAGTCCATTTTTATTTATAAACTCCATAATAAGCTTCTCACACATATCTGGATTTTTATTTATATCTGTTTCCCACAAGTACAAAATTGGGATTTTAAAATATTTCTTTACATAAGTCGCTTTTGCTTTATCTCGCCGAATCGACTCACGCTGATTATGATATTTTATATTTGAATAACGAATTGGATTACAATGCCAAAAGTCACCCATAACCTCGATAAACAAATTATAATCAGTAAGATGATTATCTATTGAATAATATTTAATGCCAAACTCATTTGTAAAATTTACACCTATTCTATCAAGTATATCATTAACAACAAGCTGTTGCTTACTATTTGTTTGAGAGATGGCACCACTTTCCAATATCTTTACTGCTCTTTTACGAGATTCTTTACGCCATTCTGGTTGCTTGCTCCAAACATTTGAATACCAGTCAACACGGCATTGTTTTGAACAGAAGAAATTCTTTTGGGTTCTTAATTTATACCCATTCTCAAAATACTTCTTCCCACACCAATCACACGAAATTAAGTCGCCTTCAAATCTTGGATTGTCAAACCCAACTCTTGTCTTTTGCCATTCGGATTGACATTTCAATCCACAAAATCGTTTTGGAGATTTCTTTAAAACATACATGTCTTTACCGCATATTTCACACTTGCGATATTCATGCGAAATAGCTTCTCTAAAATCGTTACTGCACTCTTGGCAACAAAAATGATGCTTAACTTTATTGTAATGGTATGTATTCATATATTTCTTTTGTCCACACCATTCGCAATTATACCATACACCAGTTTTAGAACCTTTCTCTGGCATATACTTACCTCCGTACATAAATAAAAGCCGTGCAACTCCTAACTGCACAGCTTGGTTTACTTTATTGATTGAATCTTTGCTCGGTCTTGTCCACTGCTGGATTTTGACCGATATAGCTAATTTTTCTAGTTGTCTATTACTAGGCAACGTCGGCATATACTTTACCGACTGTATCCGGGTCCTGAAGTACAGAATTGGCACTTGTGATTAAAGCAACCGACTCTTCAAAAGTATTGCCAGCCGCTGACAATGCGCTTGCCGATCTAACAAGTGCCTCCGCAATTCCACTTTCGGAGATAGGCTCGTTGTTACCAACCGAGTTAAGAACATTGACTACGTGCTCTACTTCGTCAGCTTCCATTCTAAATCCCTTTAGAATAGAGACTAGATAAGAAGCTGCATCGGATGCACTATCAATGCCATCACCGATGTTACTTAAAACGGTAGACCATTTTGCAAGCTCTTGTGACTCGTCCAGTGTATAACCCAAACGAGACCATTCTGCCGTACTATCAATGACATCAGAAATTGAAGCACCAAGCTCACGCGCTTGGCTTGAAGCAGATGACAAGAAACTAGAATATGCCGATTCAGTCTCATTCGTAACTTTTTTCAAGTTAGTCATAGATGTATCTATATCTACGACGTTATTATAAACTTCTCGTAGACCTTGTTTGACCATTGCAACGCCAGCCATAGCGATAGCAGTCTGAAAGTGCTCTTTGAATAGACGAGACAGTTTTTGACCAAGAGTTTCAGTTTCAAGGCCAGCTTGGTGGCAAGCATTTTGGAATTTGCTGACTTTCATTTGAGCTTCTTCAAAAGAATAACTACCATTTTTAATCGCATCAAAAAGCTCATTATATTCTGCTTCAAACTTTGAACCTTCAAATCCATGAAGTGTTTCTTTATACTGATACAGAGTACGCATAAGATTTTCTATCTTATCTGTATCAGTATTTGCTGTCTTTGTCTGACGGCTTTGCACCAAAGCATCGTCAATATGTTTTCTCACCCGAACAAGTAAATCGTCAACTTGACTAAGTGTTGCTTTAAACTCTGTTGGACCTTTATTTTCATCCAACTGTTTCATAGCAGCATCTAGCTCTGCCAATACTTGTTGCCCAGTTTTTCCATCATCCAACACGCCAGTGTTAAATCGTCCTAAAGCAACACTATTTTTTCTTGTGAATTCCGTACTACTTAATCTATTTTGAATAGTGTTATAGGCAGCTTGCTTTGAACGGACTTGACCGTGCTTCTGTTCGGCTTCTTTTTCCAAATCCTCTTCGGACCTCAAAGCTTGCTCAATTTGAAGCTTTACCTTTAACCACTCTTCAACAATTTCACTTACTCGTTGTTTGTACGTAGCAGATTGAGTGTTCATTCCCTTTAAGGAATTAAGTTGACTTTCAAGACTATCATCAAGAGAAGTCGTCTTACTGTCGCCAATAAGAATACTGTCAAAACTATGGTTTCCTGCCTGCTCTAACTCTAACTCTTTTTTGCGAATTTCAGTCAGTGTTCTTCTCGCTGTAGATTCAAGGTCTTTATAGCCATCTGTATACACGGACATCGATGCCTTTGTACTAATAAAAGCATCATCTAAGTCTTTTACGCCTTTCTTGTATACATCTGAACTATGGTCTGAATCCAACTTTTTAGACGCATCAATAATACCATCAATGGAATCTCTCAATTCTTGCGAAGCAGTGTCGCTGTCCTTAATGGATTCCTTCCATTTCAGCGCCTGTTCCGTCATGCTCTTGACATGATTTTCAGCTTTTTTCTGAGCTTCATCAAAAGTACTCATCTGGCGAGTGGCGTCAGCCCATGCTGTACCAATAACCTTTAGCTGGTTAGCATAATCTTCTGTACCGACTTTAAGCGTATCCAGCTTCTTGATTTGATTATCTACACTATCAAGAGCACCGCTCACGTCACTTGGTATACCAGACATATTTTTATACTTGTTTCTGGCAGTAGCTAAATCATTAGTATAATCATCCGTCTGTTTTACCTGGCGCTTTTCCTCGGCAGTAGCTTTAGTGTTGTTTCGAACTTTTTGCAAATCCTTATAATGTGCTTCATAGCGACTCACACTATTGGTTATTTCATTATCTAAATCATTTTCAAATGCTTTATACTGATTAAGAAGTTCGTCAAGTTCATTTTTTGAAAGAACGCTTCCAAGGTCTGTTTGCAAACGATTTATTTTATCTAACGAATCAGCCATTTGCTGATTAACAACAGGAAGCTCATTTTCAAAATTATCATTTCTATCCAGCTCGTTTTTCTTTTCCATAAGCGCAGAGTCACGAGCAAGCTTTTTAAAATTTGATAACTCTGAATTGTATTCGGAAATCTTTGCCTTTTTCGCAGCATTTAACTGAGCATCTGCTTCGGATTTCGTTTTAGCAGCATTTTGATCAGCAATACGTCCCTTGATTCGAGTTAGATTATCTTCGAGTTCTTGGTCAAACTTCGTCAGCTTACGAGTCTCTTCATCTGGGAGTAAATCCGAGAGCTCATCTCGCAAAGCACTTGCGATAGATTTCGTTCTTTCAAGCTGGTTACTTACAGCTTTTAGTTCTTCACTATCAGCATTTTTATTTGCAAGAGTTAAAGAGGCTTGCTCAAGTGTACCAGCTTTACGCTGTTGCTCATAAAAAGTCTTCAACTTCTCTTGAGCATCATTTGCGGTTAACCGAACTGCATTTTTATTAGCGGTCTCAATCGCTTTTGTTAAAGCGTTTGCCCGTGCGTTTTGCACATCGCGATCGTTCTGCCTGAAGATTTCAGACAGGCGAGAATACTCCTCCGTTGAGACTTTATCTCCAAGCTCATGACGAAGTGATGCGTAGCCAGCTTTAGAATCACGAAGATTTTTTACAGCGTTATTGTATGCCGGCGTACCTTTTTCTAATGTTTCAAGCTGAGTTCTTGCTTTTCCAATCTCTTTTGCACGCTCAAAAAGTGCAGATTTCTTAGCATTGAATTCAGCATCAACTACAGCTTTCGCATTCTTTTTAGCTGTGTTTTCAGCAGTACGTTGCTGACTAGCCTCAAGACTAGATAAAGAATCTCTAACTCTAAAACGACCAGCTCTACGAATCTCGGCTTCCTTAGAATAATCATCTGCGCTTCTTGTGTAAGTAGGTATCTTATTTCCAAGCTCCGAGCGAAGTTTTGCAGCATCTCGTTTCTGTTCACGGTAAAGGTCAACCGCATCACGATATTCTTTTGAATTCGGACTCGTTTTCTTCAAACGAGCAATTTTTATACTCTGATTTACTTGTTGCTGAACTCTTTTATAATATGCACTAATTTTATCCTTTGTGTCAGTATCAACATCAGTTTGAACCTTGATTTTTACCTTGTTCTTATTTGCCGCTTGCTGACCAGCGTTTGCGGCATTTTGTACCTGTTTCTTGACCTGATTTCCAGCATTGGGGTCAACACCAGCACCAATCGTAATATTAGTGCCACTACCTAAAATATCCTGAAGTCCTTTAATGATGGCATCTTTAGATGTTTTCTTATCAACACCAAAAGTCAAACCAATCGGGTCTTTCTCAATATCAGTCTGGATACCGGCAAACTGCTGTTTTAATTGCGCAGTCGTAGTATCAAGAACGACCTGAACTTTAATTGCGGTCACGGAAGAAGTATCGGTTGCTCCACTAGCACCAGAATTTGCATTAGGATCCATGTTGGTCACCTCTCTTTTCCATTTTCAATACCTTTTCCTTTCAAAATAAAAAAGAGAAGCGGCCAGCTCCTTAAAGCTGACCCTCCTCTCAAAATATTTTTACAAATTATGCAATGCTGCTTTTACTAACATCGCTGCTTCAACCTGAACGGGTGCGACAAACGGACGAGCTTGGCGTTTCGGTTTATCGTCATCTTTCGGATAACCCATACTTGCCCAACCAACGATATCCATCCACAGCCCGTGTTCAATCCAGTTTGCAAACATTGTCCCCTCAAGAGCGTCGTTTTGTGCTTCGTCAAAAACACCCCATCTTGGGCCTTGTGGCTTCGCAATGTCCTTTACGACCATCGTTACCACGTTATCTTCACGAGTGACACTACTAACAATGTTTTTCGCACTGGTAATTCCATTTTTCCGACCGTCTTTAGGATGTACGTTCTGTTCCGCACTCACTTGTAAACGAGTTTCAATCTGCGGAGCAACGCCTCGCACAACTTCTTCAATTCCATTTGCAACACCGGCCAGTAAATCATCAAAGTTTGTATACGAAGAAGCAAGACTTCCCATTCACCCCACCTCAAATCTCAAACCGATCCTTTGCGGACTGAATCTTTGTCGTATCCTTCTTAATGTAATACTTGTTGGTCACATCCGTGCCAGCATGGTTGAGCAGGGAAGAGACATCTTCCAGACTCATACCCGCATTCTTCAGCAGGGTAGCACCACTGTGCCGGAAATCGTGCGGATGCAGCGTAGGCTCATCAATCATCTCACCAATCTTCTTGCACCAGTCACCGGCAGTGCTTGAAGTAATCGGCATCCATGCACCATTGATTTTTGTACCAACAAACACATAGCCACCATCCTCAATATCATGCTCAGTGCGGTATTCCTTCAGCTCTTTCAAAAGCTCAGAAACCTCCTTGCTGAACATCAGGTCAACAATTTTTCCTTCCTTCTCCAGAACATCATGTACCATACGGTTCTCGTAATCGATAGACTTCCAGAGCGTATTCCGCACAGCATTGACACGAGCCATCGTGGATAGCGAGAATAGTGCGTACAGACGCAGCGTCATCGCATTATCCTTCATGTGAACTGTGGTCGCAGTTTCAACCAGAGCGTTCAACTTCTCTCGCATCAGTTTAACCTCATCCGGCGTAAGGTATGTCTGCTTCACAACAGCCACATCCTTAGTCGGACGGTCAATAAACTCCATCGGATTTTCTTTGATGATTTTCTTCTTGCGAAGATAACGATACAGCGCAGAAATCGTACTCATGCGCCGCTTCATACGAGCAGAGTTATTTCCATGCTTCTTACAGTAGAACAGAAATTCCTCAATATCCTCTTCTTCAAGTTCCGTCACAGGGGCATTGCCCTGATTGTCCAGAACATAAATCATCCACTGCTTGAAATCCGATTCATAATTGTAAACAGTAGACGGGCTGAGATCACGGATACCCATATCGGTCTCATATCTATCCCAGTATTTCAAAGACACTGGGTTAACATTCTTGAACTTCTCAGCATCCCATAACTTCAGCGGTTTACTTCTTGTAGCCATATTAAAATTCCCTCCAACCCACCTCTAAAAGTGTTTATTCCTTTTTATCTTTTGCCAGCACAGCAGAGATCTCCTGCTTATTGTCCAGCAGGGCAGAAGTCACTTCAGAAAACTTCTCGACGTTAAAGTCATTCAAGTTGCCCTTCACATCATTCAAATAGTTCTCCATAAAGTCAACGAAATCAGAAATAGGGTCAGGCTTCTTAATAATCTCGTTGAGCTTGCCACAGAGACCAAGAACAAGCCATTCCTTATGAGAACGGTCAATCTGCTCGTGGACAGCCTTCTCCAGAGAATCGTACTGATCCCAGAATGCAAAAGTATCACAACCAGCCTTGTTAATCTTGAAGTTAAAAGACTCGTAAGCAATACGCGGCCACTCACTCTGCGGCTCACTACGATAATCATAATCCGCAAAATACTTTAGAACGGTTAGCCGAAACACCACATCAAGCAGTGCGGGCTGATAATCACCGTCAATAGTACATGCCTTAACTACTTCATCAAGAAACTCATTTCGCTCCTGAAAATTTAAAACCTTCATTTTATCTCCCTTTCGTCTGTGCTTGCTTTAATTTCTTTCGCTCTTTTCGAGCTTTTTTAAGGTCGTCATAATCGACCCAGCCTCCATCAATTTTGGAGTATGTAATCCAGCGGTAATCTACATCAGGATACTTGAACCAGAACATCTTGCGCTTCATCAGCGCAACACTATCAGCGAATCCCTTCGTATCAATCACTTGTTTGCTGCCATCTCGATATGTAATTTCATAGTCCGCAACATAATCAATCTTCCGCACTGCTACGTCCTTTCCGTCCTTATCGACCCGGCGGAACGCTTCCTGCAGAACAAAGGGGACTTGCTTACGACACTCTACAATTTCGCCGCTTGCCAGCCTTGGCAATACAATATCTCGATAAAACAACATCTCTGCCTTACTATCATAAACTACGCCGTCATATGTTCTATCTGCTGGATTCTTACTGACATTAAACTTTGTTCTGTTCTTTTTCTCCATAAAATCACCACGAAAAACGAAGGGGCGGTTATGCCCGCCCCTTACGATTTGATGTTTTCTTAACTACCGGCTTCACGGGCGTCTCATCCTTTACATCACTAGATGATTCATTTTCAGCCTTTGCAGGCTCATCCATGATCTCATGGAAAACATCACGAACAGCAGGGATAAAAGTTTCTACCTCAGCTTCCGTAACATTCTTATACTTGCGCATCAAAAGAGTAGTCAGGTCTGCCTTTGCAGTCTCTTTTGAAATAATTCCCTGACGATACTGATTTACAGCAGTCCACACAAGAAAGTGCGGCTCAGTGTCGCAAATCATTCGCCAAGGATTAAGACGCGCATCCTGCTCGCAATGCGGGCAAACCGGATATTCTTTTCCGCAAGTACGGCACCAATTCAGATTTGCCATTAGGCAGCTGCGGTCTCGATGCGGAACAGACGCTTATCGTCAGAGCAGTACTCCTGAGTAGCGCTGATCTTAACAGGGTGAGTCAGCTCGTTATTCAGGGTCATATCGATAGCGTTATCCATCTTGGCGTTCGGGAAGATGATGCGCATCAGCTTCTTATTTGCCTTGTCGCAGGGATTGTAGCAGAATGCCTCAATCACGAACTCGCCCTCGGCAGAGAACTTGTCGGCGCTATCATTGATAGCAACACCCTCCTCGCTCTCATACTGGTACTTCACAACAAAGCGATCGCCAGCCTTCAGATTTGCACCAGTAGGCAGAGTAACCTCAGTGCCAGTGACAGAGAACTGAGACTCGGCAGTCTCACCCAGCTCAAAGGTCTTTAGTGCATTACCCTGACCATCGACCAGATCGATATACTTAAAGGGGGCATTTGCAACAGCAGCCTTGGGGGTATGAGTCAGAGTCAGCTTCTTGCCGTCAGCAGAAGTCAGATACTCAACAGTGGTAAAGACCTGTTTTGCTGTAGAAGAAGCAACCTCCTTCTTGGAGCCCATCTGCTCTGCCAGAGCACCCAGATGCATCAGAGCATTAGACCAATCTGCCTCTGCAGTCTTGCTCTTGTCGAATGCCATGATGTTAACGCCCTGTGCATCCTGAGCATAAACGGTCTCGCCACCAAGAGTCAGCTTGAAATCCTTAACCTGATTCATGGTCCACAGACGCTTGCCATTCAGGTCATACTCGTGAATGCGATGAACGCGGTCAATAACGACCTCATTGAAATTAAAATCGCTCATAATATTCTTCCTTTCAATTTATTTGGATAAAATAAAAGAGCAAGGCCAATCAATCAACCTTGCTCGTCCAGTCCAGTTGTGCTTTTGGAATCTTTCCAAATTCCACGGTGCCAGCGTAAACGCCATGCATCGTATTGTCGTAACTTTTTATTTGCTGAATCTTTCTTACGTGATTCATAAACACACTCATAGGGTAATCCATAGCCTTGAAGTAATCCGCTTTAAAGCCAGATGAGCACGCCATAGAGAGTACAAGCTCTGCAAGGTGTGGTTCATAGTGCTTTGTTTTTTGATACTCCAAGTTGTCTCTGGCTTCCTCTATCATTGCAATTCTTGTCGGTTCGTCAGCAGCAAACTCGGAATGCTTTTCAATTCCATTCGCAGCACACAGGTACTGAGAAATTGTTTCGTATACTACATGGTCAATACGGGTGTCCGTAAATCTGTTGTGTAGCACGATCTCACCACTTATATTATCTTTCGCCATCATAAACCCAGAAGTGTCCATATCGCCAAGCAAAATAGACATATCTTGGTCTTTGTTGCCTATAAAAAGCTGCCGGAACATTTCAAAGTCCGAAATCTTCTGCCAATCAACTCCAACAGAGTCAAGTTGTGCTTTATAATCACTCGATGTAGAACAGAACAAATAAACCAACTGAAAATACTTTTGCTCGCCATAATCGATGATGTCACCGACTGACGGCATGTGAATCGTAATCTTGTCGTTAATTTTAAAGTCTCTTCCACGCATCAAGCTCGGCTCATACATTTCCCGAAGTTCCATTAACCACACCCCACAAGGTCATCCAGATCCTGCGTCTTGAACGTCATAATTCGCACACGATGGTGTAAATCCATGTTATCCTCGATATTGGATGTGATTTTAAGTTGCTTGATTCCAAAAATTGTACTGCCGTGTAGTTCTTTCTCTACAAGACCACTCAGATAGTCAACTCGTGTTGCGCCGCCATGACCTTTCATTTTCATCAACGCTTGGTTCACAATAACCCACACGGTCAGCGTGAAGTTTTCATACCAGTCGTTGACATTACTACGGTCAGTCATGTTTACCTTAAAACAAATATAGCTATGTGCTGCCTCAATCGTGTCAGGAATATGGAAGTAAGGAAAGATGTATGTATAAATCGCCTCGTCAGGCTCTTCAATATCATCGTTACCCATCGCTTCAACAAGTCCATCCGTATTGACCAGTTTTAAAGCCAATTTATTTTTGTAGTCCGTAATCAATTCACTCGTTGTCACAGCAAGCTCACCACCTTACATTCGATGGATGTATTTGCCGTACCATCTGCATTTGCAAGAGAAATCCTAACAGTTGCGCCGTCCATGATACTATTATTCAAAATACGAATTTTAAAAGTACCATCGTCGGCAGTCTGTGTCTCAACAAATTCCTTGAACTCATCAAGGCAAATAAAATTCCACTTTGCAACTTCCGTAACCTCTTCGCCAGTAATGCTTGTAAATACCGGAGTAAACTTCTTCCAAGAGCCACCAACACGAACTTCCGGCTTTCCTGCATACTTAATAGTAGCAGTCACCTGAGAGTCAGCATCCAGCTCATCACTCTTATTTGGTTCAAAGTAATCACAAATCATCTTCTCGGCATTGTCCGTCTTACTGTTGTACTGATCCTGCCGGATATTTAACACAAGAAATCCCTGCGTTTTACCATGGAGTTCATATCGCTCTGTACTTTGGTCAACAGAAGTCGTAACATATGTTTTCGGTTCTCCATTGATAATTTCCAGCATAAAACGCTTATCAAGGTCAATCAATGCAGTCTCATCATCAAAAGGCATCTGCACCTTATACTCACGCTGACTCATTGAAGTCACAACAATTTCCTTGTTATTTGCGTAATAAGGCTTACTCAGCGTTGCCCAACGAGAGACTATTTCACCAGTAATTGGGTTCTGCCATTGAATCTGGCGGTTACACAGTTCCATCTTGCCACGAAGAAAAATTTCATCGTTTGGCTCGATTTCTGTAACCAGCCATTTACAGTTATAGCAGTCTACGATATCGCCAAGGTTCAGCGAATCTCCGGGATACGCCCAAATTTTCTTTTCCTTTGCAACACTATTACTTCGACTCACAACTAACTTCTGAGGCAGGCCATTGACAAGAGTATCATCCTCATAGTCAACGCTATCCTTGAAGTGTGCAGCAAAATCACGTTTTGCAAAAGCAATTTTGACATCCTTTTTGTTAGACATCTTTGCAGCACCACCAACAGCTCGTGCCCTCGTATAAAAATCCATCGGTATACCTCCTTACTCAGAGTAGGAAGCGTATGTATCATAGTCGATGGTCTTACGCTTGCGGGTCGAGCGGTCTTTCGCCATATAGTTGTCCAGCATTGTCATATTCTCCTCGTGGATATCTTTCACAAGAGCACGAATGCTCGTGCGCTCATTAGCAGGGGAGAATACCTGTAAACTTGTAGGAAGGTCTTGTGCACTGAACGCCTTCAGCTTTCCAAACTCTCGCTTGAAATGCTGCTCCAGCATTAAATGTGCAAGCATATCAATTTCGTCGTATGTAAGGTCTGAGTTAAATTCCTCTAGCTCCGAATCGTAATCATCAAAGCTGAAATTCTCTTCAGGCTCAATATTTCTGGAAACAACAGAAAGCGATTCCATCAAATAACTCTTTGCACGGTCGTGCACGAGGTCTCGTACTTCATTCTCATTCAGGTCAAAATACTGAAAGAAATTACTATCAGTTTCAACCAGCTCGTAGAACTTATCGTATATTTCCGAAAATGCGGTCACACTATCCCTCCAATCTTACTCGGCGGGAACGACCTCCGCCTTTTCTGCCTCTGCCTTCTTACGGCCACGCTTAACAGCAACCTTTTCTGCAGGGCTGTCCTGTGCAACAGGTTGCGCGCCAGCCATCATAGCCTGCATCTGTGCCAATGCTGCCTGCATCTGCTTCTGCATTTCAGCAAGCTGATTCTTTGCGGCCTCAAGCTCTGCCTGAACATCAGCAGGGGCAGACTTGGCCGCAGGCACAACAGACAGCTCACTGTTGCGCTTACCAGCACGAAGCTCCTTGTAACGCTCGTCAATTAGGCGCTTGACCTTAGTGGATAAGTCTTCACCGGCATTCGTCATGCGATAAAAGCGACCACGAATACGCTCAAACTGAGCACCATCCTTAATATCAATCATCCGCTGAAGATTCTCGACAGTAGGATTCAGAATTGCGTCATCAATGTCCTCGATAAACAGGACGTTATCGCCCTTGATGCCAAGTGCATCAAACAACTCACTCTGCTCTTCTGGACGGAACCGCAGAACACCGTTCTTGAAAGCGTTGCAAACGCTATTCATATACTGAATCTCCTCCGGCGGAATTGGAATCACACAAGGATCTTCCACACTTCCGGGCTCGAAAGTATAGCCCTTACCGTTCAGTGACGAAATGGTAACCACGTTATCGTCGCAGTTCAGAACGTCAATAAACTTCTTTTCCATCACGGAACTCATAATTTGTCTCCTTTTCTATAAAAGCGGAGACTGCAAAGCCTCCGCCCAGATTTGCCTTTGGTAAAACTAAGGATTTATTACTTCTGCAGAACAATCTTAGCGACACGCTCAGGATGAGTGATGCAGTAGCCATAAGAGAAGTCCTTCAGCATCAGGTGAACCTTCTCGTTATTGTTGTCGTAATCCTCGTAAGTATGGGTTTCACCCTTCATATCAAGATTACCCACAACACCTCCGATTCCGAAGATGCGGGCATCGGGTAGAAGCATAGAGCCATCACCCAGGCGCTTTGCAGAACTAATGCCAGTGACAGCAACACCATCGTAAGTCTTAACCAGACCATAACGGTTAAACTCGTCCTTAGAAGCATCAGACAGATACTGAGTATAGCCAGTCATACGACGCATCTTTGCACAATACTTCTGCAGGCTGACGGTAAACGGATTTGCACCATCTGCATACTCATTCAGATACAGGGTCAGTGCGTCCATAGCCTCCATAGTGGGCTCCTTACCGGCAACAGTAATAAGCTGATCGCCACCAGTAATCATGTCATCAACCATGCCAAAAATGTCATAGAACATCTTATTCTTCAGAGTCTCGCTCATATAGGTGGTCAGTGTAGCAATGGACTTCCAACCATTCCGGCGAATCTCATTGAAAGAAATATCAGTTTCCACCTGAATGTTCTTCCAAGTAGGCTTAATAACCTCAAAGTGCAGGTAAGACTTCGGGACATTACCGCCCTTAGCGGCCTCATGCGCGACCAGTGTGTTCTTCACGTTGCGCTCTGCCTGATAATCATCATTCTCGCTAACGTTGCCACGAGTAAACATGGCATCCAGCAGCTCGTCGGGAGCATTGTAGGTGTCGTCGGTCACGGTACGATTCACAAACTGAGCAATCTCGCGGTCGGGGTCGCCTCTGTCAATCAGCTCGTTGATATGTGCCTCGCAAACCTCTGCAATCTCCTTGTCCTCGGCATCCATGGGCAGATTGTACTGAGTCTTCTCAGCAACACTATAAACACGACCGGGCTTCTTCATCAGCTCAGCCACTTCAATATTCAGTGCCATAATTCATTTCCTTTCTCTTCGCGCAAAAATAAAAGCCGTCGCTCGAAAGTGACGGTTTTAAATTTCACGTATCATATTTCTCAGCTTAAATTTTTAATCAAGCAACAGTCTTTGCAACATCCAGCACACGAATAACAATCAGCTTGTGGCCGTTATCATCCATAATGTCATGCAGCTCATAACGAGACGCATCAGTAGCAACATCCCACTTGCCGTCAGTGCCAACCTTCAGCACCTTACCCTTATTGCCATCAATAGCAATACCGGAAGCATACTGGTCAGTACCGTACTGCTCACCAACATACAGAGGAACCAGCTTAACAAACTGGTTTGCCTTAATAGCAGTGACCATCTCATCATAGTCATCAAAATTGGTCAGGCTAGAATAAATGCCCTCCGGGTTAAACTCATGTGCGACCATGTACAGGTCATCAGAGGTCTCAGCAGAGGGCAGAACAACTTCGCCCTTAACCAGCTGAACACCCATACCGGTGACCATAGCGACCTTTGCGGCATAGTTAGCGGGAATATTCCTCGCGCCGTTCACCATCAGTTCACGAATCATAATATTTTTCCTTTCTCTCAAATGTTATTACTTACCCAAATATTCCCGCCATGCGTCACGCTTGCTAGCGTTAGTGGTGTTATACTTGGTTTCATTCAAATTCAGCTTGATACTCTCAGGCTTATGTACCTCAGAGGTCTCAATCTTCTTTTCAGTAGGAGTCTTCTTAGCGGCTTCAACGCAACGCTCGGCAATCACACTCTTGATACCGATCTCATCCAAATTCTCAATGAGACTTGCGTAGTTGCCACCATCAGAAACTTCAGCTTCAGTAATCATCTTGCTGGAGATTGCGTACTGACGCAGGTCCTCCTTCTTCTGTGCAAGCTCTGCAGCCGCCTTTTCTGCCTCTGCCTTCTCGGCCTGGTCCTTATACGGAGCCAGAGAAGCAACCTCTTCCTTTGCACTCTGCAACTCAGTATTCAGACTTGCAATAGTGCTGTTCAGCTCCGCAATCTTGGTGTTGACCTGAGAAATAGAAACAGTCAGAGTAATATTCTGCGGCTCGCCAAGAGAAACTTCATCGCCCTCAACGGTGTAAGAGAACATAATGTACTCCAAATCGTTCATACAACGACCGAATTTCTTACACCAGATGGTGTGATCTTCTGGGAACACTTCGGCTAGATACATATCTGAATTAAACTTCACAACAGCCTCATTCAGCTTCTCGTACAGGTCATGACCGGTTAGACTGGAAGTCTCAGGGGTAGACTCTGGCTCAGGCTCACCAGCAGGTTCAGTGCCGGTTTCAGGCTCAGTCGGGGGAGGAGTTTCACCGCCTTCCTCTGAAGTCTGAATATCAGGCTCTGTCGGAGTAGTGGGCTCAGTAGCAGGTGCGGTTTCATGATCGCCAGCGGGAGTCTGCTCTGCCTGCTCAATCTCGGTTGAATTCTCAACCTGTGCGGTCTGAGTCTCCTTGTCCTTATTCAGTTTCAAAATTTTTGCCTCCTTTTCATTAGATTCTGTATTTGAAATCTCTTTTGTATCCTCGATATAGGCATTTGCCAATTCAAGACCAAAATCGGTTTCAGCGACTTCAAGCAGTTTAGAGCACTTATATGCCGGTTCAACATTTGCACCAAGCAAGCAATGTGCAGTAAACACGCCATCGTCAATAATTTTTGCCATGCGACCACCCACGATTCCCTTATGAGCCTTCAGCACATCAATTTCCCAACTGGTATTTAATGTGCCACTCTCAATACGGCGCAGAATCGTCGCACAAGCCTTTGGATATCGCTTCCAGATTTTACAAGAGGCAACAATAAAGTCGGTATCGTCAATTTTCTCGATACCGACCGACTGGAAACTACCAAATGCATCAGTGTCAAATTCAGCAGTTTTGTATTCATTGCCATCATCGTCTTTTCTGGTGACGACTTTCATATTGTGACCGGAAAAATCCAGTTCACCCTTTGGAGCTACGACCAACTTACCAACAAGCGGGTTGCCAACCAGTGTGCTCATCCAACTTTCAATGGTGTCACGGTTTAAAGCGACCTGATTCCCATTTACTGAGAAATCACAGATGACAAACTTGGCAAGATAGTGGTCTGGATGCTCCGTAATCTCAGAGCAACAGATGTTTCTACTATAGAAATACTCCTTACTCATTGTTCATCACCTCACTTGCTATCTTCATTTCTTTGCTGGTCATAAATCTGCTTTTCAGTTTCCTCGCCCTTTGGACGACCTGTCTTTTTATCGCTGTCGCCGCCACTACCGGAATTTCCGGTAGATGTATAAGAGGTCTGTCGAGCCACGAACACATCGTCATAACCTTCTTCGGTTTCAGCCTGACGTTTACGGAGTTCGTCTTCAGCATGAAGTCCCATGTACTCGTAAGCAGTCTTATAAGAACAGTTCAAAGTGGTGAACAGGAACTGAGCAATCGCCTTCTTCATCTCCATACCCATCATTTCAGTAGTAGAGACCTTCACATCAGGGCAGTACATCGGGTCTACACCTGCATCTTCAAGGCGAATACGATACCATCGCTTTAATACATCTTCAATTTGTTCAGCAATCTTACCAATATTTTTCATCAACTGGTCAAGAGACACCTTTGCAGTTGAAACAGTCTGCTGACCATCGGTATTTAAGAAACTGATCCCCAAAGCAGCCATCTCTCGGTTGCGATACTGTTTAACAGTCTCGATATTTGTCATTTCAACTTTTGGCTCAACATACTTAATGTCCTTTACATAAGGAGCTGTCGTCACAAGCACGGTATTTTGTTTCCATGCACGCAGCAGGTTATCGTGCGCCGTCACTTGTTCAGAGAAGCCCTTTTTATCTTTGTTTGGTCCCATCAACTCAGGGTCAAGCTGTTGCCAGATAATTTTCTTTGCCTTTGCCTTAGCATTTACACGGTCTGAAGTATCAAAAGTCTCAAGCATCAATGCCGGGCGTAATGCGCGGAACAGGGGAGAGACACCATATTTCTGCCCCATGTTGCCAATACGAATCACACCACAATGGTCAACATCCAATTTTGCATAGGTATCACCATTCTTAAACGCCTGATACACCTCATCTGGATAGTTGTTCTGAATCTCAGTCTCCTGATTTTCAAAGAATAGTGCTTTATTCTTCTTATCCTTCAGCATAGATTTGCTCAAAGCGGATTTCAGCTTAGACATGTTGATAAGCACAACAGGCTGTCCATTTGATAGGTAATCACTTATCTCAGCGATACCAAGAGGGTAGTAGTCTACAATGTAGTTCTCATCCTTCTGACGCAGATATGTAATGTAAGTACCCTCTGCATAAGTCATCGGAATGGCGGCACGCAGCAGACTTCGCACATTGATTTGTGTATTGAAATCATCAATCACTTCACGGGCGTAATTTACCTGTTTTGTCTTATTACGCTGCTCAGGGAACTGCGCGAAACTGCATTTGAACTCCGTATTAACATTCGCCTCAATCGCATCATAAGTAATGCCAATCAGGTCATCTTTATTGATGTAATTACGAATGATTCCATTTACCGTCTGCACATTCGTCAGGCTTGACTGTAGCCCTCGTGCAAGTTCATCAATTCGGTCAACCGTCAGCGTTTCAGAGGAGGCTGATATTTTCAAATATGTACTGTACTGCTTGTTCTCAGGGTCATAAGACGCAACTGCATTTCGGATGACGTTATTCATTCTCTCTTCTGAAAGCTCATTCAAAGAGGTGATAACAACAGTACCATCATCCGTCTGTGAAGCAGTCACGACATCAAAATCTTCCTTTTTCTTTCTTGCCACATTTTCACCTCCTCTGCTTAGAAGTCAATGTTAGAAATGCAAATCGGCGGAGTAGTCATTGTCTCCACCGCAGACTGGCGCACTTTATCCTTACGACGTAACTCATATAGACGATGAGCGAGTAAAATTGCAACGTAAAAACGATCATCATGAATTTTATTGGCAACATCGGGTGCCAAAGCATATGTTACGGTCGTATTTTCAGAGTTTGTCGTTTTCTGAATACTTGTAATCTCGTTCTTCATCAAGTCGATATTAACCCACGCAGTCTGTTCCTCTAAGGAGAGTTCATGCGTCTTCAAAATTTCTTGACCAGTTGATTTGTCCACACCATCTACTACCTGAACGTAATCTCCGCCATTATATTCAAGAGGGAAGTGAATGACGCCAAGATTCATCAGCTCAATAAATTCCTCAACCATGGCAGTACGGAATTTACGTGGACTAATTAGACGTAGCTTGTCAACAGCATCTGGGTAACGGGCATCATATCCTTCATATAATTCATGATTTGCGTCGATAAAACCACGATGTTCTGCGCCTGTTTTATCAGTCCAATTGTTAAGCAAACCGTCCGCATATGTGGAAGTACCACCGCCGCCTGCGCCTTGGTCAATCATCAATCTATCAATGTACTCGTAATCAGGATTTTGACCATTATAATGTAGAATCAACTCATGCAACTGCTCAAGCTGGCGATTAGAATCGAGCTTGAATTTTTTCTCATTCGCAAGGTCAACCATGTTCACGCAATTTATAATGTCGCCACACATGCCGTTTTCTGGATCGTTATAAATGCGCATAACGCCAACAATAGAGTTATCCATTGTGCGGGCAGGATCAAACGCAAGAATATACTGGTAGTTCTTATCCCAATAAAGCTGTGGTATATACTTTCGCTCATTGCGACGAACTGTACCCCATTTGATGATCTGGTTTACGCCACCATCACGGCTTGGGCGATTATAATATTCACGCAACGCCTTCATTTTATTTGACTTTAGAGCTGCTTCAACTTTATCTCTCGTTAGCAGAGCCTTGTATGGCTTGCCGTTCATATAAACCTGAATTGCAACATCACAAATCATGTCACAAACAAAATAATCACGGTCACCGGCAATCATACGCTTTGCAAAGTTTTTGTAATAACGATAGAATAGTTTATCCATTGTATCCTGACTCGAAGCATACACAAGCTGTGTAGGAACCTTGCGAGGCTGGGTTTCGGGGTTATAAGAATCATCCGTATCAGTCACAAAGTCAGTATTCTGAGTGGCAAAAGCTTCACAGACAACAATAAGTTCGTCAGAGCAAAACGCAGCCTCGTCAAAAAACACAAGAGTTGCACGACGAGATCGGTTAGAATCCGGGTTGGAGTTTAGCGTGTTAATGGAGCTACCGTTGTAAAACTCAACAACATACCCGGCGGGATTATGACTAAAGCCACTCTTATTGGTTGCAGACTTTTTCGTTTCTTTCTCTGCAATATCTTGCAGACTACGGATAGACGCAGCTGTTTTACCAACACGAGTGACAATTTCTTCAATTTTATTAAAAGTTTCCTTACTCTGATCACCAACGCTACTTACAATATAAATAGCTTGATTCTCATATAGGATAGCCTTTAGTAGAATAAAAACAGAACCTACAAAAGACTTACCAAAGTTTCGACTACACGCCCAAAGAACATGACTTGCATTCCAGCTTTGCTCCAGCATGTATGCCTGTGCATCGAATAGTTGGATGCCCAACAAATCTCTGGCAGCAATAACAGGATTCCGACGATAGAATGCAATCGTTGCCGCATCACACTCGTAAATCTTACGTTTTACAGCTGTAATGATAGGCGCTCTTTGTTTCATTCTCATACGGCATCACCATCCGTATCTTTTGCGCTTGCGTCAATACCGGCATCTTCCAACAGCTCCTTGAGCCGCTGATTCTCGATAAGAGACAGCCTGTATTTTTCCTTAGCGTCATCACTTTCTTTCTGGAACTTATCAATCAGTTCTCTTTGTGTATCGAAAATTTCCTGCATGTCATTTTCGTCAAAGAAAGCATTTTCCTTAATCGCCTTAACACTCATATCTGCCGCCCATTGAGTGCCCGGAGACCGTAACTGGTCGTAGAAGTTTGCTTCTGCGCCAGCAATATCCTTTTCACGCATATCTTTCATCAAGAAGGTGAGTGTGTTGCGTCCGGCATCCTTGTTGGAACGGTTCTTGACAGAAATCTCGTTTTCCTTAGCAATTTTATCGTTGTTAGAAACCAACTTGACCTTAATATCATTAAGACTCTTGATAGTGTCTGCTGAATTCATCGGGTCAAGCTGAGCAAGTCGGAAATCAATCTTACGAATCTGGCCGTTATTGATGACAACCTGAATAATCTGAGATAGTTTATAAGGATCGTCCTCAATACCATCTTCAAAATATTTAATAAGGTCACTAAATAAATAACGTCTATCGTTTTCAGAGTGTCCTTCAAACGGATCGTATCCGACAACCGAAATAACATCATCACGAGCTTGAATTTCAGCCTTTGACCACTTTTGCTCTTTTTCATCTCGAACATCCAGAGCATTCTTATTCAATTCACCATTTGTAAGAACGGTTGCAAACGTCTGGAATTGATACTGCCGACACGAGAGAGCTCTGGCGTACATTCCTGGTTTGCAAGAGCCGGAGTTCTGCACAATAGAATCATAAAGACTGTTATAGAATGGAAAATCCAACATATGACAGAGAATCATACATGCTGTACGTTCACTCTCATATCGTTTCGTGTACTCATCGAATAATTCATTGACACACTCCTTACAAAGAGTAGAGAACCCACCTCGATTTTTAAATAATTGAGAAAAACTATTTTTATAAAAATGTCCAGTGGGAGCTTCATATGAGTGCTCACAACGAGTACATTCCCATTTTTCCTTGGTAGGTATAGATGCCTCGACGGAATCTAGTACCTTTTTCTTTCTCGGCATCAATACACCTCCATTCAAAATCAAAAATAAAGCCGTAGAACGTGCGCACATCCTACGGCAACAATTACACCCTCTAATGTGCTTGCATAGCAGAGGCCGAGAGTGTTTCATTTTATTAAGGACCAACCATGATACGCATCGTTGAGAGGCTTGGTTGGTTCTGTTCTTAAAAAAGCATCTCTCACATGATACGCACTGCAAGTAGGCGAGTGAGAGACTAATCATCTATATAGGCTTGCTATGTTGCCGACATAAATGTCGTGAACATACCTCGCCCTGCCAGCGAACCGGCATAATAATCAAAATAAACCTACCGCCAGAGGGAGTAGAAAACTGACGGCAGGCTTGCAAAAGGGGAGATGCTGGGTACAGGTGTGGGAGTCAAACCCACCCAAACACAGCTTATGAGGCTGGTTAGTACATCGGCACTATCACCTGCGTTATAAAACCTACCTTTTAGCCGGTGGTAGGGAACCGGTTTTAATTACAAGCCCTCCGGGAGAAGGCTGGCGCGGTCTCAGAGATTCGAACTCTGGCATCGGGTTTACCGACCTAACGGTTTTCAGGACCGTTCTCTTCAACCACTTGAGTAAGACCGCACAATAAAACAAGCATCCATCAAACCATCCGAGCTAGTTGAATTGTTCTCGTGTTGATAAAACGCTTGTTTTAGACTTTTAAAGCTTCGCATTAACGTAGCGAAACACGAATAGCTTATCATTTCATTCCGCAGAATTACTTTGCATCCAACCATCCATAGATTAAGTTGGTCTAGGCGGTAGCAACTATTGACCGCACAGCGTGGAGCCACCTGTAGAAATCAAACCTACGACATATGTGGTACGAACACATTATTCTATCTACTGAATTAAAGTGGCATGGAGCCAGTGACATGACTTGAACATGCGAAATCCATAAAGGCATCGGGATTACAAAACCCGCGTTCTACCAACTGAACTACACTGGCACAATAAGCTGGAGCAATCACCCCAGCCCATAGAAAAGGAGACAATAAATGATGTCCCAAGCAGACCTTGCGGTCGTACTTCTTTTTTAATTACCCACTTATTGGTAGGGTGTCACCGCTTTTAATTCAAACGCACGATGCGTGTTTTATCTTCATTCAACCTTCCGAATTTATCCTGATAAACCAGAATAAATCCTTCTCGCTGAGATGGGGTTAATTTTCCATCTGCATAATCCATTTTTGACGTTTCACAACAACAGCCCTGCTCATAAATTACAGAATTACCGATATCATAGTGACCTGTTTTATGAGTGTGTGCCATCACGATAGTATCAAAGAAATAATCATTATCCTTAAAATATCGATATGCCTTTTCTGCCGTTTTCAACATACCGCTGGAATAAGCAAGTGGATGCACAAAAATTGTTTCGCCAATAAAACTGAACCAAGTATCGTTATAAACAATCTCGATACCGCTGTCCTTAAAAACATCAATAAGAGGGTCGTAATGAACCTTTGTATGAAGCTCCTTGTTGTAATGGTTAAAACCATCAACAAAAATAAGCTCCAAAGATGTCTTTGGCATCAATTCAAGCAAGTCGGTGTCCAGATTCTTAGCAAGATAATTCTGGAAACGTAAGTCATGATTACCATAATTGACAACAACCTTCTTAGGCTGAAGCATCTCAATCAGGTCAATCATATACTGACGAGCAATCAGAATTTCCTCCATTAGACTCTTACGGTACACCTTATTAAAACGAGAAATGGCCTGCGCATCTACCAAATCTCCGTTTACCTGAAGGATATCAATCTTGCCAGCGTACTCACTAAAAGTCTCAATGGGCTTCTGAAATGGAATATGTAAGTCGGAAATAGACAGAATGCAGGTTCCCACATCTCTATTAGATAAGGACTCCTGATACTGCATACCCGCACGGAATGCCTTAAAACGCTTGCGATATGTGCACTCACCAAAATTCTTGCCCAATTCACCATTGAGCACCTTGGATGCTCCATCCCAAGTCAACTCTCTAGCCAGAACAGCATTCCCGATTCTTACAAAGAAGTCATCACTCGTTTCTTCTGGCCGTTTATTATAGCAACCCATTGGCATCAAGCCGGATTGCCCAGCAGCTCATCAGAAGTAGAAATATTGATGGTGACGCCCTCAATACCATCCCACTTTGCCAGAGCTTCCTTCAGATTAAAGACATTCTCACCGTCCTTGGTAATCTCGGTGATAGTGCCCTCGGCAATATCAATAATAGCGTTCTTAAAAACAACACTCTTCTTAGCAACCATAATTTTATTCTCCCTTATATTTTATTTCAAAATTGAAATGATTTAGCAAGACTCTGCAAGCTCTGGAAATACCAAAGCTGCTGCCCATTTGCTAATCCAACTGTTATGCAGTGACTCAAAATGTTCAATTGCTTCATCAATCGTTTTTATACGACGTAAATCAATTTCGATATACCGTCCATGTTCGTCAGCATACTTTTCCTTAATATTATCTCGCTCAAACTGCTTTACAAAATCTTCTTCAGTCCGGTGAAAATATTTAATACGGCTATAATGCTGTGACCCCATAACTTCACAAAACAGTCTTTCGGATGGAATATAAATGTCAAAAGGCATATATCTTCCAGTCTTTGGATTTTTAACAGCCTTATATTCAACAATCGTGTCAGGATATGTTTTTTTGCAATACTCTTTTAGCTGTTGTGCGATTTTGCTTTCACATCTATGATACGCACACTCTGGGCAACCTGTTCCATGATGAAATGTGCTCCATTTTGTGATTTTCTCGCCATGCCTTGGACAGATATATTTCAATTCTCCAAATGCTCCTGTATATTCCTCTTTCTTTGTTAAGAGTGTATATCCACGAGACTCAAATTCGCTTTTTATCACATTAAAGTCTTTTAGTTGATTTTTCGAAGACAAAGCATGTGCACACAAACTACACCCAGATCCATCTCTAAAACTTCCCCAAATAATGGTTCTTTCACCATGAATCGGGCAAAGATAATGTAATCGAGTTCTTGTAAAAGAAATAATATCCTCTTCCTTTGTTATAAGCTGATATCCACGTTTACGAAATAGTTCTGCGACATCAGCATAATTGAGTCCACTGTAAGTAAGCATTCCTTTTCTCGCTGAACAGCTTTTACACCCACAGCCTTCAAGAACTGCGCAAGCAAACATATCAAACATCTTGCCGCAAGTGTTGCATTTCACAGTTACCTTTTTATTTGAGCCAACATACTTTCCAACAACAGTTACCTTTTGATTCTTTATTTTGGCTTCTTCTTGAAATTTTTCGTTTGTTTTTCTTACAGCTCCTCGCATTAACTCACGTCCATTTCGTCAGCCCACTGGCTAATCCATCCACGGTGGTTTGTAGTCAATTGACATACGGCAACGCGATCATGCTTTGCAAAATGCTGGAGACAACGCATAAAGCCAGAGTCAGAAGGTTTATCAAGGTCACACTGTAAATCATGACCAATAATAATCAGCTTTACCTTTTCGCCATCACTACCATCGCAACGAGAAATAGTCTTCTGTAACTCTTTAGGAGTATAGTTCTGGCTCTCATCCAACAAAATTATTCCACTCAGGTTCGTCCCACGAAGGAAAGTATGAGTTAAACAAGAAATATAACCAGTACCATTCTTCTGGTTTACCATAGACTCGTCATTGATAACCTTGTTAGGGTCAACGTTGCATTTAATCAGAGCCTGATAAAAGGGTTCAAAGAAAACTTCCGATTTTTCCGTGATAGATCCAGGGAGATAACCCTGACGCTTCTCACCATAACTAGATACAACGTAAGTCAATTTATCGAAATAGCCAGCCTGAACAAGCAGATTTGCAGTCGCAGTCGCAATAAGCGTCTTGCCAGAACCAGCTGCAGCGTTGCAGATCACAACATCAATATTTGGATTCCAAATAGCGTCACGGAATACACGCTGTTCAGGGTCTAAAGAAATGCCATAAAAACCATACTGATCAGGATCAGTAATCTTCTCCATAGGGATATCAGTAGGAACCTTTCTCTTAGCCATATATTTACTCTCCCTTAATTGAACTCATCCATATCATCGCAAATCTTATCTACGATACCAAAGTTGACCTGCTCATTAGCATCCAGATACCAATCCTTAGCTTTATTCTTGGTCATGGTCTTCTTGTCAATAGTAGAGTGAGCCATAATATACTCACGCATCTTCACAACCTGCTTCTCATAGTAGTCCATAGCCATCTTAGACTGTTCAAAAGTACCCTGCGCACCGCCAGAGCCACTATGAATCAGCGCGGTAGAGTGAGGTAGAGCAAAGCGCTTCTGACCAGACAGCAACATCACAAGAGCGGCGCTCATTGCAATACCTGCGTTAATCGTCCAAACAGGAGTCTTACTCAGCGCAACAACATCAATGAAGCTAAACATTGCATCCAGCTCGCCACCATAGCTGTAAATAAACAGCTTAATAGGCTTACGCTGCTCAACAGGAGTATCCTTATCAATACGGTTGTACTGCAGAATCTTGCGCTCAATTTCAATCAGAGACTGGTCAATCTCAAAGTCAATAAAGAAGATGCGATCCTTCTCATCAACGTAGAAGTTCATCGTCTCAGGAGATGGGAGACCGCCACCATTCATCAGGTTAGTGATCTCTTCTGGTAGTTGAACTTCAAAGTCCAATAGTCTATACCTCGTTCTTTCAAAGATTAGTAACGTGCGTTACGCTGCATCTGCTTCAGCATCTCGACAGCGGCAATATTAAAAGGAAGCAGCTCAAGATATCGAGCAGACTCTTCCAGATACCGCTTGTGACGGGTCTTTGCAATGCAAGCATGAGGGAAGACCTTTCGCACAGCCTTCGCTTCGGACTTAGTGATTTCAATCATTAGGTAAAAACACCCTTTCAAAATAAAATAGGTAGGAAGAAAACAAGCGTCCTCGCTCTCTTCCTACCATAACTATCCCGTAATAGTTTTATGAAAATATGTAAAAATACAACGTATTTACGTCAAAATAATGCAAAAACACGTGGTTTATAAATCAAACATTTTTCTATTTTGTGCTGTTTTCTCAATATTGATACTTTTTGCACATTTACGACAATATTTTTGCCTTCGGCCAGTCCGTACAACTTTTTTTCCGCAACATTCACACTTGATATATGGCTTACCACAATACTGGTTCCATTCAAGACCGATATTTTCGAAATCACTCACAAAAAGCTCCTGTGGCGAGTTTTCTTCAGCTATCAAAACATGGATATTCAGATTGTCAATTTTTTTCAAACTAGCGAATTCGACATATCCAAGATTACGCAGCTCGCAAATCATCTCATTCTGTTTTTTAACATTCACAGAAACACTTGCCATTCTAAAAATATCTCGTGTATCTTCTGTTGCCCAATAGCTATTTTTTTTATTTATAGCCACATGATATTTCGCAAGACACAATAGTGTCAGCATCAAACGTTGCATGGGCTTTCCATCAAGAGCCTGAATCTTTTCGACTTCAGCTTTCGTAATAATAACCCCATCTAATTCAACAAGTTGCTTTCCTTTAGATGAAGCGATGGCTTGTTGAATCAAATCTTCGTCAAGAACCCGATTATATCCGTCCATGTGAGAGAGAAGGAAATCATCCAACTTCTCTTTAACCTGTTCTTTCTGGTATCCTTTAGAAAAGTATAGCTTTGCAATGTAATGTAAAGCGTGCCCTGCGGTTCTCCACGTCACATCTTCTCTTAATAAATCTTCCGCATATTCACGCTCATTCAGTACCACCATCGGCATCCTCCTTTTCGTTCTCACTAATATCAACAACCACATCCTTATAATGCTCTCCGCAATACTCAATATCGCCGTCATCCTGCTTTACGAGAATGTGTACTTTGTTTTCATTCTTCTCCAACAGTCTCTTGATAATCACATCAGGGAAGAGAGCCCATACAATAGATACGCTGGACGAGTTTTTCTTACACATATCTAAAAGGATATCGCAGAGCACATTGTCATCTGAGCACTTTTCATGTAGATGACGGAGCATACTCTCGTTATACATCGCCAGTTTCTCTGTACGATCTACGCCGGTCTCCTTGTTCTTTATTACGGAGTTATCAATGACAGAATTGCCACTAGCGTATTTTAAGTAGTCTTTATAGATTGGACGGATACCATAATACTGAGAATTTTTATATGCCTCACCAGATTTTAGCGTGTCATAGTCAAAAATACGATGAGTTTTCAACTCAGCCATGTGTTTCTCCATCTCATCTTCGATAATCCAGCACAGCCGGTTCATTGTGCATGAATTCACTCCGACAGGCATCCGATACAGATAATACTGGATGACCACCTCGTCGTACTCATTCTTGACTTCCTTCTGCATAATTTCATCCAGACCGGTGTAGCCCTCCCATTCAATGCGCTTACGCGCTGCAGCCACATACTTCTTATAATCTCGCATCTGAGAAGGGTAAATATAGCTCATAAAGTACGGCTTTCGATAGGCACAAATACGAGCCCAGAATTTTTTATCCTCGATAGTATCTGGATTGTCATCTTCGCTTGGAGCGCAAGCTTTGATGTCGTACCAATATTTTGGCATAGGTACGCAAGAAATTCCCTTTATGCGATCAATCGTGTCCTGTTGATATTTCTGGCCAGAAATAATACGATATGTAAGCTCTTTATATTCTCTACTTTCTGACTCAAATTTACTCTGCACATCAAACATCGTGGTGATACGATTGGTTACCTTGCCGATATCATCACCAAATCCATTGATATTGGACTCAATAAAGTCCTGCTCTGTAGGAACTTTCTTTTCACCTTTTTTCTGAGCACAAAGAATTACAGTCTCGTCTCTCCATTTATCAAGAAGGACCCTATTATCTGTGCTAAAGATGAGATCGCCATCCCAGTCCATTCCGTCGAGTGCTGCACATGTGTTATCAAACGCACTTACGATAGCTACCGTTTTCATATAGCGATACCAGTTCTTACAGTCATCACTCGAATTTAAATTCAAACATCGAATATTTGCCATCTGACTCATCGGTGCTCTGAAACAAGCAACTCTCTTAACATCTCTATCGTTCCAGAACCGGCTATAAACCTCACCGGCTTTTAACAAACCAGTAACTTCCATTCCAAAGATAGATTGACAGAGCGCATAAGGGTCTCCACTTGCCACTTGGAAATTACCTCGCACCTTTACAACACCCGTTTTTGCTTGGGAAATCCGTTTTTTAATGAAATACCGAATCCGATTCTGCACATAAGGGTCGTTAATCATTTTCGGCTCAATCATAAGAGCCTTAATATAGTCGTTTTCCAGACTGTTTATGTAATTCGGGTCATCTCGCATCCCACTTCCACGCAGGTACAGCAGCGCTTTACGCCAGTCACCGCCCATGACACCCTTAATTTCGTCCAAAGTAGGTTTGACCAATTCTCTAATCTCATCGCTCGTCAACTGGTAGCTCTGGATAAACTGATAATTCAAATTGCGTTCTTCATCAAGCTCCAACTCACAGGTTTTCGTTACAGAGAAGTGGTAATGATTCTCTCGGCAGTTCTCAAAATAGTCCTCACAGCTGTGATAACTATCCCATAGCTTCAACATGGATGTCGTAAGAATTATCTGAACACGATTGATATCCTTGTAATTTCCCCAAGAATCCTTAATCATGTTCTTTTTAGCAACCTTCTTGGCAAACTCACGGAAAGGGAATGGGAACAGCATACCTTTACAAAAAGCATTCCGTACACAGAAGCCGGATGCGGTAGCAGGGAGTTTCAAGTCTTCACTCCACTGTTGAGCAAGGTCATAGCTGATAAGGCCAAAACCGTCGCTGGCACACAACTCACAATCATGTTCCTTATCTTCGACCATAGTAGGCTCGCCAGAGGCTCCGTCATCCAGAACGATTACATGGTCTTTAAAGTGCGTGAAGCAATCATCTACAACAAGCACACCGTCAGGGTCAGTAACTGGAATGGAAGCGGAACAGGCAAGTGCCCGATATGCTTCCAACTTTGCCGGAATGAATTCCATTCCCTTGTTACGGCCATTATCGATTCGCTTGCGGATTTCATCAACAAGACGGTCACTCACAAACACAATCGTGCTATTCTTAACGCCACCAGTGGTTCCAACCAAACGGCGATACGTAATTCCATTGATTTTAAACCCCTTTGGAGAACATGCCCGGCGGTAATCATTCTTCTTATCAACCACCAGACACATATAATCCGGCTTGAATTGAACTGCGTCCAATTCTGTATACAGCCTCCGAATCTCCCGGCGGTTCTCTAAACAAGACGGTTCATTCCGCAGCATCTTGATTCTACGCTTGATACTCCGTGCCTTAGCCTCTGCATCCGTAACACCATTCAACTCATCAATCCATCGTAGAACAGTGCTATCAGCCAGCGAGATAATTTCGTGGTTTCGTCTGGCTTCATCTAATGGTAGAGTTAAATCCCATTTTGCTTCAACCAGACGCTTCGTATGGATCTTAAAAACAAACTTCTGGCAAGTTTGCTGCTTTGCCATTCGGCAGTCACCTCCGTATTCCTCTAAAACGTATCCTGCATTGTATAGCTATGAAGAAAAAATATAAAATTAGGCTTTTACAGATAGCAACTCTCGTCATCTTCCATATCCTTGAGCCAAAGTCGTTCACGCTCCTGATAGAGCTCATCCAGCATATCGTCAGCAGCTTCATACTCTCTGCGTGTCAGGCTTGCGTAGTTCATGTCATGTACGAGCTGTCTGATCTCTACATCAACATCCTCGTAAGTACGCATCATTCATCCCTCAACTTCCATTGTAACCATGCTGATTTTACGATATGGACACAAGACTTGCATACACCGGTCAATATCATCGAATACGACATCTTTTCTTCGACCGCGTTCTGTCTTTTCGTGTTCGAAATATTGACAAATATCATATAGACGAATTTCAATCGCTTCTACCACACCATTGAACTTGTGGTGGTTTATGATTACGGAATAAACATAATCAGAGCAAGTAATCCTGTCTATTTCTAACGAATCAAATTCTTTACAGATATCTTTGATAATATATTCCAAAGCTATCACACCGGCTCTATCTGGTGCTACAATATCGCAGTCGTGTTCAATTGCGTGTTTGCAAGCATCATATGAACGTCCATACCCACGAGGTAAAAGAACTTTCTCCATTACTTAACCTCCTCGTCCATAACAGCTCCACAGTCAGGACAGAACTTTGATTCATCGACATTTTTGCTAGAATGACAAGCCGAGCATTCAACAAAGAAGCTTTCTCCAAAATCTTCAAAATGTTCAATCCAGTGGGCATGAACCACTCGACGGAACTCACCGCCTGCGGCCATCTCTTCTTGCATATATTGAATTGCCCCATTCAAAGTCATCTTACATACAGTTTTCTGAAAAGCAGAAACAGGACTGTTATCAATCAATGGCTTTGTATCTTCCAATGTCTGAATCAAGTGTGTCGCGTTAATAAACTTATCCATCACTTAACCTCCTCAGCTACCATGCGGATCGTTTTATCAATCTGTTCAAGTTCTGCCAGCAAGACATCCACTGTATCAGCATCACTTTCGGAAATATTCAAATCCTTGATCTTATGTAAAGCCCATTCAAGGTTCGGGTAATAGCCGACCGTAACCTCCTTTACGCCGGTGCCCATCTCACCAGTCTTTGGATTCTTGCCAGCTGGTCGCTGCTCAATAATAACAAGATTCCGCTCGTCGCAGTTTTTAATAATGTATTTACCAATCTGGATACGCATCTCTTAATCTCCTTCTTTAACCAAATTTATACAATCAATATATTTATTATAGATTCGTTTTGCGAGTTCTCCATCAACATGGCTTATATCGCCAGTTTTATTATTTTTAATTATGCAAGAATACAATACAATAGGAGACTCAATCAAAATATGACCATATTTATCGTAAACGTTATAACGACGGTCAAGTTCTGTTGCGATTTGCTTAACAGAATACTCTCCACTAAGCAGTTTTGAGAGTTCAAGATTTAGTAGCTCCGAAGCATTTTCACAAATATCCTTTTCACTCATCAGATATTCTCCCTTTTTGATATGTATTTATATTTCAAACAAGAGTCGCACGGATTCTCATCCTTTATATAATGGCACACCCTTTCTTCATCAAATGTTTAAAATATTCAATGAAGAAATCATTTCCTTCTTGAGTGATCTTTGTCACGTACACCAACTTATCCCCGACCGGCTCATCTTCATAATATCGATAAACTGGCTCTCTTTTCTTAAACACTTTAAAAAGCCCGGAGCTTTGATATTTCTTACAGGGAGTGTTATACAACGTTCCATGTTTTTTCGTTAGATAGCCTTTATGCCGCAGAACTGAAAATACATTACTGCTATTTGGAGTAAGCATTCCAATAGATGTCTCGTTTATACAAATCTCATTTTGGATGAGAACTTCCGCAAATTCTTCTGCCGTTAAACAACCGTCAGACAAATCTTCTTCATCAAGCATTTTAATCTCAGGAAGAAGTGTCAACTTATCTTTTAACATTTGATAAATAAACTTCTGTCCTTCTTGTGTCCAGACAAGATACTCTTGAGAATAATATCCTGTTTTGCTAGTAAACAATGAAGATTTAGTATATCCGCTATCTTTGTACTGATCTGTTACAAGCCATGCTTTATACTCGTCGCTGAAATAAATCACATCATACTTGTAAAGGAAGCTGTTTAATCGTGCGGCACTCCAACCATACTGAAAAGCAATAGTTGAAATAGAAACTTTTTCTTCTGGTCCAAAACCAAATGGCAAATATTTCTCATCCATTTATGTAATTCTCCTTAAATATTTCTAGTAGCCTCAAACGCAGCCACGTCATTCATGAAATCATTGATATGTAAATACTTATCAGCCTTCCGCGCAGTCTTAGGCTTAAACTCTCGGCACTTGCATCGCACCTCATCACAAGTGGTGAAGCACGGAATCTCATACCGGCATTTTGTACAGACATGCTTCTTATGGAACTCTGGCAAGCAGCCAGTTGCTTGGTAACACTGGTAAGTCACCTTTAAATCATTCCAATAGGGGTTATCAAAATTCATTGTCGTCGACCTTCTTTCAAATCTCACCAATTAAATCATCAATACTAAGACCACAATCCAACATATTGCGGCCAGCCTTCTTATTACTCTTTTCTGCCATCTTGTCCGCCAACACCTTATCGACAATATCTGTTTCAAAATTCATGACGCATTCTACATTTACGTTATCACGAGCTGCCATTCTCGCATTTGCCTCAGCTACAAGTCGAGCCATAAGTTCTGCATCCGCAGATTCTTTATCCGCGTCCTGCATAATTTGCGCATATTGTTCTTCAGTCAAACCGCTGCCAGCCAAGAAGTTGTCAATATACAGTTTTTCGATAATCTTACACCCATGATCTTTTTGGTTCAGGGTAACCAGTAGCTGATCGGTAGACTGACGAATTGTGTTATCAACCATATCCGCTACCTGCTGATTTGTTAATTTGACTTTTTTATATTCAAATTCCTTTCGGATTTTTCTTTCAATTTTATTATTGCCACCCCATGGCTTCTGCTCTTCCATTCTCCGCTCAACATCTTCGTGTTCCTGAACTCTTGTTGCCACGATGACTTCCTTATTAAAGATCATTGAAGACAACAAGCCGTCACAGACAATCGTATTTAGCTTTGCCATCATCTGTACAGCAAGTTCTACATCTGCTGGGTCAATCTTTCCAAACCTGCGGGCAAATAGATTCATTGTTTTTGGTTCAACAACAATTCTATAAACCTTTTGAGTGGTACTATACGTTTGCTCTTTTTCAAATTCCTCTCTAAGCTTTGGGTTCAGCTTACGATAGAAATCTCTCATCCGACCAGTTTGCCAAAGATCCCGTTCAGTTGCCGGAGTTCTACCATCAGACAATGTGTAATCTTTTAGTACCTCGGCCTTCAATCGCATGTATGTCAGATTCTGTTTATCAGTTAATGGAGTTATGACAGCACGACCATCAACATAATTAACAAATGCCCTTGTCTCTTCATAGTCCAATGCATCATTTACCTTTAAACCATGCAAGGCACTATCTAACCAAGTTTTCAGTTTGACACTTCCGACCATTTTTCGAAACGCTTCAGCAACAGCCTCATCATCTTCTGTCTCGGCATTCCGTCCCCACCATCTGTAATCACGTCCAACCATTCCACAGGTCTCCCAGATGTCCTTCTTCTCCCACAGAAGTTTAATACCATCACACGGCTGCGACTGGCAAAGGGCATTAAAGTGATAAACGAGTAATTTTTGAATAAGGTCAATGAACTTTCTATTGCCGCCTACTGGCTTTGCCGGAAGTATCTCATCCTCTGGCCGTATACTTTTTATAATGATTTGCCGACCAGCCTTCTTTAGAACCACGAATCTGTCCAGCTCTTCCAAGAATGCAGGACGACTATCTCCAGTGATTGGCTTTCCATGACTATCAAGTACATCCAAATACCTTGCAAGCTCAGAAAAGTTCTTAAAAATTTGACCATCTGACAACTTTGTAAGCATATTTGGTGTAACATCGTAAGTTTTTGCCATGCAGTAATACCTCCTAAAGTTTTTGAATATCAAATCGTATATATGGAATGTGTAATACCAGTTTTGAGATTCAAAATTCATAATTTGTTAATATTTAGTTGTATTTTGAATTCTATAAGGTTCCATCAAACACAACTCCTCTCACAAAATATCTCTTAATGGTTTACTCGACTTGAAGCTATGGAGCGTAAGCGACATAGATTCAATTTGAGTAAACCTACGAGCGTCCGCGGACGCGAGAACCCTCTCCACGCCCTGTCTGGAAGACCACTATAAATATCTATCACAACCATTCACCACAGTCATTCTATCACTAGCTCCTTTATCGTATCCTGTATTGTATAGCTATCTACACTCATTATACCATGAGAATGCCAAAAATTCAATAGCTATCTAATACAGGATACTAATATTTCTAGCGCCTATTATAATAAGGTATGTTTCTTGGAGTGTCATCTGCTATAGTCTTTCCAGACAGTGACCGGCAGCTTAACTATAGTCGCTATTACACATTATTCTTCATGAAGGACATCTAGGTACTCTGTGTGCTCTGTGTAAGCTGCCAGAGGCTACATCATGCTCCTTGTAGGTCTCTGGAGTCTCTGAGAGTGCTGCTCAGATGCCAGATCAGTCCATTTATGGCGATAGGGGAGTATAGATAGGTACAAATAGGTACTTTATGCTCCGAAGAATAGCCATTTTCGGTACATTTATGGTATACATCGGAAAAACCCGCATGAAACCTAGCTTTTTCAGGCTTTATTGGCTCAAAAAGGAACAAAATAAGTGATAAAAAGGTACAAATAAAAAGAAAAACTAGCCAAAATATAACGAAAATACGTTAAATTCTAGCTAGTTACCGAATGAGCTACCGATTGAAAAATAGCGATTTTAAGCCATTTTTAGGTATTTTAGAGGGGAAAGTGAATGATTTATGGGTGTATGTAGGAGAGGGTATAGGAGTGTATTTTGGGATATTTTTGTCAGGGGAAATGTACCCCGGGTAGGGGAGTGGGATAGAGTGCAGTAAATGAGGGAAAATGGGTATGGATAGGGCAAAGATAGGATAAGTTTAGTGGTATGTTTTTGTGGTAAATAATTGGAAAATATTGTGCAGTATGCACACTTGTGAAGAGAAAATAGAATTGATAATTGGCGATTATGAATAAGAAAGATGTACTGGGGGCTTGGCCTGCTGCCGGGAACGTGCCAAAAATGAAAAGTACGCCCCACGGTTTGAGTGCTGGAAATGCTCAAAAACCAGCACTGAACAGGGAAGGGAACGGCGGGAAGTTTTGGCGGGTCATTGTATCTGACACCATGCCAAAATAAAAGTTAAAAAGTTTTAACTATTTCAGCCGGGATTGAATTTGCAAATTAGTTGCGTTTTTGTTGTGTTCGATATCAAAATGATATCAAATGTTGCACAGGCAACATAAAGTAAAGTAAAAATACTTTACACCTACTCTATTCCGCCTATATTGTAATAATATTATTATTCCATATCGCGCGCGCACGCACCCATCCGGGACTCTAATAGGTACACAAAAATCCATGTGTTGCACGCGCAACATTCATGCGGTAATACCGTTGACAAATACGGTATTACCGGCTATAATAGAGCCACGCTCAAGGGCAACGGCCCAACGGCCTAGCATGATAGACGGTTCTGGAATACCATTCATTCCAGCTTGCAAAAGTTGTTGGTACAACGTCCGAAAGCAAAACAAATTAGGGCTTGACAAAACGGTAATACCGTGATACAATCTAGTCAAGCTCAAGGGCGAGAGCCCAAAAGCAAACCCCAAAACCCAATAGCACATTGACAAGTCAAGACTTCTGATTTTAGCCTGTTTGGTTTAACTCTTGTTTAATTACAAGAAAAATCATGCAACAAAAGTCAAGATTAGAAGTCTACCATATCGGCAAACATTTACTTGTTTTGTCGGTTTGGTGCGACAAGTCACAAAAAATCGTACCTTGAATTTTGATAACACTATCTTTGCAGTAGGGGCGGAAACGCATAACCAAAAGCAAGAAAAGCGCATATTGGCAAACAAGATGTTTTAGACGCAAGTCTTTCACTGGTCCCTAGGTAGACTATACCTAATAGGATCAGCAAGGATGGTCAACAGTATGCACCTTGTATTAAAAGCGTACTGTACCACAACGACAGACGATAGTTTGTCGCAAGTACAATCACACATTCATTATAGCACAACAAAGGAGATAATACTATGTCTAACCTGTCTAACGTCTGTCTGTCCATCCGTAGCTCTAATAACAAGACTTCTACCGCAAGGGGCTATGCAAGTAACGGCAAAGCTCTTGTTAGCTTTACCAACAAGGGCGGTGTTAATACGCTCAAGGCATACCCTAAGGCCGATAAAGTGCCGTCTTATCTGTTGATGGACGAAAAAGAGTATACGGCATACGGCAACGCAATCAAGTACGTTTACAATTCCGCTTGCCACGTCAATGCAAGCACTACCAACAAAGAGGATGAAAGCATTATCAAAGTTTACACTACCGACTTCCATTCTTGCTTGTCCGATCTCGCAAACATCGTTTTTGGTGAAACTTTCTCTATGCAAGAGTATCCCTCTTTTGACGCAGAAGTCCTTGCAATGGCAAAAACTTACCTTACTACCAATATGGATGGTGACGTTTCACCGGCAAATCTTCCGATTAATCGTTTTGTCAAGGCTCTTGAACCTATGCTTTTGAGCGTAGCAGCACACAGCGTTTTCCTGAAAGACTATGAGAGGGATTATAACCTTGCTTGCAAGCGTTGCAACTCTCGTATCAACAAGGCAACGACACAGCTTGACAAGGCACAGGCAGAGTATGATAAGGCACTGTCTGAACTGGACAAGGCAAAAGAGCAGATTGTCAAGGACAAGAGCGACAGCACTATCAAAGCATCTACTAAGAAAACCCACGAAAACAATCTTGAAAAGGCACAGAAAGAATTTGATGCAAAAAAGAGCGTCCTTGATACCATCAAGAATACTATTAACACTTGGACTATCAAGTTGGCCGATGCTCAGAAAACCTTTGAGCAGGCAAAAGCAGAGGATGAAAAGAACTCTTAAAGTCAAACCTAAGAAGTTAGTCTAAACATACCAGAATGCAATACATAATACGCCTGACGACTAGAGGTACAGGGGAAGAAGTAACCTCTACCAACGGCAAAACGCCGTCACAAGATACCATAAAAGAGGTGAAATATCTTGAAATCCTATCAAAATACGATGGGAGAAGTGCGTCAGAACACTTCTGGGCATTCTATCATCTACAACGGCACAGAAGTCAAAGAGCTTGATCTTTACGGCACATTTGACGGCGTTGTGTTCGTCAGTCGTCCGTTTATCGCAATGAAAACAGGCTTTATGCCTATGTACGTCAAAACGTCTATGGGATGGACTTCTATCCATCCTTGCAAGATTGTTGACTTCCTTAAAGAAGCATACCACGCAAGAAGTGTTTCCCTTTATGACTGGAATGCCTATCAGCAGAGCAAGAAAGAAAAGCGTCTTGCAATGGAAAAGGCCAAACAGCAGCAGGGTGAAACAGCTTTTCTCAGAGCGTCACAAGCTAATGCAGAGGGCTCTTTGCGCTATCATAAGAGCAAGAAACGTCTTGATGACCGCTATAATGAGGCGGGCAAACCGGCTCAGAAAAAGCGTTCTCAGCGTGTTGTATTTGGCTCTAGTGAATACATCACAGTTTCCGGCTGGATCTACGGCAAAGAAGTCTTGATGAATAATCATAGCTTTCGCATAGATGAAAGAATGTCGTATTACATGGACGGCACTGGATGCTGTGCCCGTGATTTCGATAACAGAGATATGCGTCCTTTGAATGACGTGTTCCCTGTGAAATCTGGCAAGAAAGCAAGGTGATAACTTTGAGTTTGACAGTAATTCGTCAGAATGATATAATTGTACCATCAAGAAAAGGCGGTGCAATTATGGCAAATCGTGATTATGGCAAGGAATATGAACGTGAAAAATCGCGTGCAAAAATAATTCCCATCAAGGTAAGTCCAGAGTTTTTTGATGCTTTTACAGCAAAAACAGAACTTGATGGAACTTCTAAAAATGCAGTTCTGAAAGCGTGTGCAGAAGCATATACCTATGGAAATCTTACCCTTGATGAGAATGGAAAGCCTCAAATGTTAAAGTGAGTTGTTATACTTCAGATTCGTAATTTTTGGACGGATATTCTTCACTAATATCAGAGAAAAATTCTGCAATATCCTTTACGAATTGGCAAAGAATTTCTTTTGCAGTTGCACGTTGAGTTCCAAAGCCAACAACGTCTGTAAACTCAGACCATTCTTCAAAGAAATCATAATACGATACAAGTCTTTTTCTATTGTTAATGATAAAGTCAGGTGTGACATCGAGGTAAACAAGTTCACCATCATCAAGAGATTCCATCCATGTGTCATCGTAATAATCAAGCAAATCAAAGAACGTGTTGAACATGTTACTGGAATTTTCTTCATACTTGTCACTTGCAATCATTTTTTTGGATTTGAAAAATTCAAGAATTGAAATTGTATCAGACAACATTGATGAATAGTATTCTATAAGAGTGGCGAAAACAGATTCATTTAGCATAGTAAGACTTCCTTTCAAATTGTGATATTTCTATTCTAGCAGAAGTGAATACCAACGTCAACAAACACTTTATGACTTCAAAAATCATAGGGTGTTTTCTTTATGCCTTGTTTTGCATAAATATGCAAATAATATGCAGAATATGCAAAAATGAAAACACGTCAGAAAACAACAAAAGCCGCATGAATCAGATTCACACGGCAGAAAGTAGGTGATTATTTACTAAGTAATGCTTTCTCGATTGCAAGAACGTCAGGAAAAATGAGATTCTTCCCTTTGCGCTGTAGTGTGAGACAACGTGAAGCGCATTTCAAAAGTTCGTCTTCAAAAGGTTTATCTATGCGGACGGGGATGTTAGAGCGTCCACAATAGTATTCGTTCTTGACATAATCTTTTGTAATGGGACACATATTTTGAACTAGAAAAGCTTTTTCTCTACCTAAGACTGTACCAAACAGAATAGTGTCGCAACGATTGTATTTCTTCATTTTGTTATCGTAATATTTACGATACTTTGCAACTTGAGAAGAGAATGGAATCATCCAATACAAACCTGTTTTTTCATCCTTGAAAGCGTAGAAGCTAGGTCTGTCATGTGGGCGACCGTTAATGTTTTCTTTGTTTCTCATAAGTTTGGGATCAGGGAAGTCGATGAAATACTGATCTGTAATGTAGTAAAAGTGTCCATTTTCCATTCCGCATTCCTCTTTACATGAAAAAAGTCTCATCCTTGCGAATGAGACTTACAATTTGAGCTGGGCCTTTTATTCGTCGCATACCCAGTAGCGACAGACATTTGAGCTGGGCCTTTTATTCGTCGCATACCCAGTAGCGACAGACATTTGAGATTGAACCTTTATCAGATTCTTTCTTCACTATTATTATACGACGGTTAGTCGATTTTGTCAAGAGAAAGCTCTTGTCAGAATGAAATTTTTCTTAATAAAACCTCACATTTATGCCGTGCGATTAGCGGTCACGGGGAGGATAGTATACCGCTACCAGCCCAACAGGGTGCGCAATAGCGCAAGAAATCAATCAAAAGGAGTGTAAACAGTATGTCGATTGTTGCTATTGAGTCAGCTTTAGACCTTGCAATCATGTTTGGTGACAATGATCTGGCAGAGATTTACAAGCAAGCCCTGGCAGAAGCCGGTGTTGAATACGTCAGCACCGCAAAATGCTGGATCGAATAAGATAAGAAAGGATGTTTATTATGGATTATTTCACCGCAAAAGAAATGTTTGTCCTTGGTATCGTTCTTGGCGCAAGCCTTGTTTTGATTTTCACGCTGATTCTGAAGGGAGAAATGTAAGAAATGAAACTCGATCCTGTTTATCCTGATATCGTTAATCGCTTTCAGTATGTGAAAACGACTAACGCAGACGCTTGGCAGAAATATGTTAAGAGCGTCATTGCAGAGCATGAATACAATGACCTGTTAACCCGAATCGCGTGGGATTTGCTCAGGTATGTGTACACTTCTGGTACGATTTGTGGGTGGTACGATAAGTATAACGTACATGATTCGCATATCACAACGGCAGTCAAGAAGGCTTATATTGAAGTCTTTGGAATGCCGTCAGAATAAAAGATATGTTTTAAGGAGAGTTTGATATGACCGCAAGAGAATATTGTAAGAGTCATCCTGTAACCGCTTACGATAGCAGCTACGGAAGATATGGCGGTTTTCAGATTCATGGTGACGTTCAGTATGGCATTGATGATTATATCTATGCTCAGTCTGGCGTACTCATTGAGGATGAAAAGTATCACAGTTATCATCACCTGAAAATCATCTATGCACCGTCTGGCAGAGCATACGTCAAGTGTTTCGGTAAACGAATCTATCTTGACGAGTGCATGAGAGTGTAAAGGAGAATGCAAAATGAAAAGAGGTCAGTATTTCATGAATGAGGAAACCGGTGTTATCACCAATATTCATCGTGAAGCCGTAGAATGGTATCGGCAGGGTGCAAATATTTCTATCTGGATCAACGGCGTTGTCGTGTGCCGTTGGGGCCACTGATAAGAAAAGGAGAATACAAAAAATGAAACTTACTCAGAATAAGCTGTCCGTTATCCTGGCTACTATTGTGGCTAGTGTTTCCATTTTGGCAAACTGTATGACTGCTAATGCAGCAGGACCTATGAAAACCGGCCTGAACGATCGTTATGTACTGGCTGGCCATGTGGGAAAAATCGAGGTGTTTCGCAATGGGATCAAGACAATCCATGTGGTTGATGAGAACGGCGAGGAATGGCTGTATTCTTACGCAAGCATGGAAGAAACCCCGGCAGATGGTCAGAAAGTGACCATGATTATGAACAGTAATGGAACAAAAACCATTCATGATGACATCATTGAGGACGTCTTGTGGGCACGGCCTGATGAAGTGAATGATTGATGTTCACAGAACAGTCATGAATAAATAACGTATCAACGTGCTAAAATGTGACGTTAATAAAATCTACATTTTAGTGCTTGACAAAATCAGAGGTATCCTGTATTATGTAGCTAGAAAAGGCATTCCGTTATAGGACTTTTATTTTTACCATATAGCTATATAATACAGGATACGAAAGAAAAGGAGAGTCAACTGCTATGGCTATGTACAAAACTAAGAAGGATGCAGCTTACGCATGGGTTCAGGAATTTAATGCGATTCCTCAGAGCGTTATTGAAAAGCTCGCCAAGGTCGATTTGGAAGAGAATGGCGAAGGCGTTACTGAAATCACGCCGCCGTCTTGTGGTGATCGTGTCTATATCTTTAGCGGTGACCACTATGGTGAAAATGGTGAGATTCGGAGCTACAACGAAGATGACAACACTTACAAAATTTGTCTCGACGGCACTGGCGAGGAAGTTGATGTCAGAGAAGATGATTTTGAAGTCGAGCGTGACGACTTCTTTCCGATGTGGGGAACGATGTGGCAGTTTAGCGACAGCTGCGACAACTGGTGGCTTGAAAATCATCTTCAGGAAATGGCAGATTGCGGATTTCGTATCTACGAGCAAGAGGATTTTGAGTACATTTTCGGTATTGATGGCTGTGGGTACGACTTTTATGAGGCTCATTGGATTCCGCTTTATGAAAAGCGTGGATTCCATTGGGATGATGAGACTGTGAAGGAGACGAAAGAGAATGCATAAATATACTCAAAAAGCGTTAAAAGAAATGGTTGTGCGTGAAATTGCAGAGGACATTACAAACGCCGATCTTGAAAAGTATAAAGAGCTTGTCGATTGGGAAGATGGATTTATTCAGGTTGGTTATTCATCTGGCATTTACGGATGTAACGGAATGCTTTTACAGGGTGTCAGAACAGGGCATCTTTATGCTATCACTGCAAGAACGTCGGCCATCTAGCTTTTTGGTTAAGAGGTAAATACTTTGATTATTGATAGTATTCTCGATCGCCGGGACGGAAGGCACTACAGTGCATACGACTTCTATCTTGAAGTCAGAAAATATGAGCGTCTAGGTGTTGGTACGCACGGAGAAGATATTTCTATCGCGATGGATTACGGTGATAACCGTGATGTGCAGCGTGTGCTGTGCCAGTACGTCAAGAGAAATGGTTATCCGGCAGATGCAGATATTGAGAACTACATAAGAAGTCAAGTCTGGGTAGTGTGAGCAGCAGATGCTAGGTGATTAGCGGTACTAGGGCAGACATAACCGCTACCAGAATGCGAAAGCATGAGAATACAAAAAGGAGCGATTGATATGGAAACAATGTATGACCGCATTAAACGAATGGATAAGCATGAGCTTGCTGAGTTTATCTATATTGTTTATCAAGCTGGTGTTAAAGATGGTGAACAGAATCTTTGTGATTCTCCTGCTGGATTTTTTGGTTGCAGTTACTTCCTTAATGATAATGCAAAAGCATGGATGCCGAATGATAAGCCCGAAGATCTTTATGATACTTGGGATATCTAAACATTAAAAGGAGTGTTTATTTATGAAATATCGTGTAACCGTTACTCGCACTGGATTTGTTTATGTTGATGCTAAAAACAAAGAAGCGGCAGAAAAATATGCAGAGGAAACCGCATGGGATAGTGACGTATGGTGGGATGACGGTTGGGATGCAACGGATTGTCAGGAAGATGAAAACAATGATTGCGTTGATGACGAAGATTATATCATTGTCTAAAAGTTGAATTTTAGAAGGAAAATAAAATGGATGACAACATGATGGAACGTCAAATTGCTGATTATATAGTAAAGCATGGCACTGAAAATACGGATTTTGGGGCTTGGGTATTTGAAGTGGACGAACTTGCAAAGAGGTTTGGTATCGAAAAAAAGTGGATTCAAGAACACGATGACGGGATTATGTCGTGGCTATACCTTAGAGAAGAAGTTATAGATGTAGAACGTGAACTTGGTGGTGATGATTTTACTACGCAATTGTTTGACGTTCGTTTTAGTCCGTGCTTTTGCTCAGGTTTGGAAGATTTTTGAAAGGAAAAATATCATGAAAAAGGCTTTATACACAAAAGACGAACTTTATAATCTCCTGAAGAACGGTGCTATTCTTGATGAATTGCTTGATATGAGTGATGGGCAAGAGTGTACGATATTTAAAGCGGATCACTTTCCTGAAGAGGACTGTTATAACAGCGTTATTTATATTCCTGATCTCGATATGAATGGTGTTGTATATTACCGTAAAATGACTTTGCAAGAACTTGCAGACGCATATACGAATTTTTACACTGCACAGGACATTATTGATATCTGTGAAGGTGATGAAAAGAAGGCAAAACGCGTGTTTTACAATTGTGATTGGCAGCATCCATCCACCGAATTTACAGAGATGGAAGCATATGACGAAGAAGATGATTGCTATGCTCGATATTATTATGCTGAAACTCGTTGGTGTATCGATGACGTTATCGATACAGCGAAAAGAAAAGGTATTGTATTGAGTCCGCAACAGGCTGAACAGTGGTGGTTAAAGAACGAGAAGTGGTTTAAGGATACGCTTACTGAATATGGTAATGAGATTCTTTTTAATGCAGATTTTAGTGAGGTATAAAAGGAGAGTTTTATTATGAAATACGACATTGAGAAAATGACAGAAACGCTTTGCAATATAGCAGATGTTGAGTATAGCCATGATTTAGAAGAGTTGCTGTATAGGCTGGATGCCATAACACAGAATCCTTTTAATGCGGATCTTTATCATAATGGTCTTGTTATCATTGCTAAAGTATGTGAGGAGTTGACAGAAAGGTAATGTATTACCATCTTGAATATTCTGTCAGGCACTTCATGTACGGCGATACATACAGAGGACATGAAATCTATCCAACAAAAGAGCTACGTGATGCAGAGCTTGATTGGATGAAAACGTGTTACAGTAAGCCGACAGAACTTGTCTATGCAACGTATGAAACCGAAACACTATGCGAAGATAAGATAATAATATAAAGGAGAAAGACGAATGATTAACGTTAATGAACATGATTTCAAAATCAAAATTCATAATGGTTGGTTGATTGCCACGGGGTCTGCAGACAAAGAATGCTATCCGGGTATGCTGATTTTTTACTCTAAAGACGGAAAGACATTTTCATGGGATGATTTGATTACAATTATTGAACAGGACGCAGAAAATGATAAGATTCAAACCGACCTGTATAAGAAAGGCTGCGAAGATTGTTGCCATGTTTTTGATTACGAAGATGGTGAGCCGAGGGAGTGAATGTTATGACTATTCGTGAAGTTGCAGAAGATTTTGTAAGCAAAGCAAATCCTTTCTCTTTTGGAGATATAAGCGACCCGAAAACTATTACGTATGAGATTGATGGATATCCAGATATGGAGTATGACCTTATGCTTGAATACGATTCGGATGATTTCTGTTGGTATTATGGAGTGGCTGCTTACGATAAGATAAGTGGAGACAGAGAAAATGGATTTTGGATTTCTATTTTGGCTGGTCAAACTCATACTACAGAACTTGAAAATATGTTAACAAAATATTGTGAACAGTTTGATTGGTAGAATCGAGGTTTTAAAAATGATTACGGTTGTTTATGACGATACGATGTGTAATGGCCCTTACCGTGTAGAGCACAAAACAATGGAAGATGCGGTAGAGTCTGTTAATAATGATTTTGAAAGTCTGATGAAAGAACTGCGAGATGAAGGCTATGAACCTGAATGGATTCGTGATGGCCATCATATGCTTGAGGTTTATGTTCCGAATACGTCTATTAACGCATGGTGGGATTTTGAGTAAGGAGAATTAAAATGAAAATCAAACTTGAAATCGAAAATGATTATGGGCTCTTTAAAGCAAACAACTGCAACGAAGAAGAATATTTAAAATTTTACGACAGTGATGGTGAGTTTATTGAAGCTATTGATGCGAGCGATGTTATTACAGAAGAAATGGATGATCTTTATTTGGCTGCAACAAATAAGGATTCGCATTATGTGGCTACTCGCTTGGCAAAACTGCTTTACAATCAAGGAATTGAAATTGTTGGAGTGTTTCGTGGAGGTGATTTGGGCTGTATGTATGAACTGTACAAGACATACGGCAGAGAGTTTGTAAACCGAATCGGTGAATACGCATTGGTGATTAAGGAGATTTAAAAATGGATACTAACGAAATCAAAATGTTTGAGCAGAAGATGATTGACAGTGCATTTATTGACGCTGTTGATTACGATCCGAAGATGGCTGCACGAGCTGTGGGAGCACGTAAGATGAAAATGAAGGGTGTGTGCTCCTTTAATGAGTATATTGGTTATTTGCAGAGCATTACCGGCAATGCAAAATTGTTTTGGAAGTATCAGTTTTGAGGTGAATGATTATGTATATGCTTTTGGATATTTTTATGCAGAAAAACGATATTCCTAGTGTCATTAACAAGCAAAAGTTTGATACTTTTGAAGAAGCGAAAAACGATGCAATAAATCAAGCTGAAGCAGAGTTCCAGCATTATTACCAAGTAATGTATGGTGGCCCTGGAAATGAACCGGAAATCACAGAGCTTAGTGATAGCGTATATATCTCTTCGCCTAAAGAAAGCGAATGGTGGACGATTATTGAAGTTTGATAAAACAGTTCTTCTAGGAGGAAACCAACATGAATGAAAAGACTATGCTCTATGCTATTACTGGTTCTCATAATATGAAAGCTCTTGAAAGAGCGCTTGATGTTGTTAATGATTTTTTGGAATGCGGTGCGGTAGTTTACGTAAAAGTAAAAGGAAAAGATGATTTTGAAAAACTTGAAAGCATCAATACTGATGCAATCATTATGCCGTTTATTTAAAATATAAAGGAGTAAAACAAAATGACTACTAACAATCCTATGACCGTAATAACCTCTAAGCCCTTTGGCGCACTGAATGTGGATGTGTACCAGAATGATAAACACCAGTATTACATGACCCGTGACCAGATTGGCACAGCGCTGGAATATAGTGATCCAAGAATTGCTATTTACAAGATTCATCAGCGCAATGCAGACCGCCTTGATCCGTTGAGCTCCGTAACCAAATTGGTTACTCAGGTCGGAAATCATACAGAAGAACGTGAATTGTTTTGTTACAATCTGCGTGGCGTGATGGAAATCTGCCGCTTTAGTCGTCAGCCCAAGGCGGATGCGTTCATGGATTTCTGCTGGGACATCATGGAATCTTTGATGCGTGGTGATTCCGTTCTTGCTACTCCTAAGATGGATGCCGCGTTGAGCAAGGAGTTTATTGACGTAAGACTTCACGCTCTGTTTGATAGTATGAAGAATCTTCAGAGTGAACTTGATTCCACCCGTAAGAATCTCAGTGAACAAATTGAGGAAGCTCGCGCCACCAGCAATGAAGCGCTGAATGTGATTAGCAGCGTATCTCAGTGTGTCCATCAGATTAAGGACAAGCAGATGGATGATGCGATTCGTTCCACCAGAAACTTCACTCCTCGTAAAGATGTGATGAGTGACTGGCGTAAGAAGATGTATGAACGTATCAATGTGATTGCGGAAATCAATGAAATGAAGGTTCAGGATGTATTCCGTGATATTTACGAATACATGAATCGTGTTTATACCTTCGTTATTGAGGAAGAGCGCAGAAAGTATTGTGCAAGAACTGGTCGTACTGGCCACATTCCTACGATTGATATTGTTGAAGCAAGTACGATGTACAAGTCTATCTTCGGAGCCTTGGTTGAAGATTCGTATACTGAAGCAATCAATAAGAAGAAGGAAGAAGCTGTTGAACAGAAGGCTCTGCCTGAAGCTAAAGTTGTTGAAGCAGCTCCTGAAGTGGATGTTTGTGTTGCTCCTGTGATTGATGTGGAAGCCAAGGAAGTTGAGTCTGAGCTGGTTGTAGAGGAAAAGCCTAAAAAGCAGACTGAGACAGCAAAAATTCTTTTCCCCATTATGCTTCCTCTGGCAGAAAAACTTGGTGATAAGCCACAGTACAAGCACACTTATACTCTGATTTATGAGTGTATTGGTTATAAGAAAATGAATAATTTGTTTGTGGCTTACGAAAAGGCACACGGTAAGGCACCTCATCCGAAGACTAAGGTGTTTATCGAAAATGAAAAGAATCTCGCGCTGTTTAAGAAGACTGTGAAGCAGCTGATGAAGGAGCAGGAGAGTAAATAATGTATGTAATCTCGAATGGTCATAACTATATTATGAAACGGAAGGGAGGTCGAATCTGTGCCACCTGTGATATCAATCTGGCATTGCAGTTTGAATCAAAGGGGCTGGCAATCTGTGAAATCAACAAGCTTCCCGCTGGATATAAGAACGGACGCTATGCACCGAGATCTATGGATGAAGCTACAATTGCAGGCAAGAGTCCGAATATAACGGCTCCGGCTGTAAAGCCAAATACATACGCATTTCACATGGAAGATTCTGAATGGCTGGCGGAACTTAAAAAGAATTTGGTTATCACAGATAAAACCATGTGTAATCTGAAAGAGATGTATTCAAAAGTGTACGGTGATTTGACTTCCGCAAGTGATGAGATTGATGATCTAGAACATGCTATTGAGTTTAAGACCGTGAATGCAGCGCAAGGTTATCAGCTTATGGCAGAGCTTAAAAAGGCTCGCCGGAAGCGTAGAGAAGCTAAGGACGCAAAGCTTTTGTTTGAGATCGTTATGAATACAGAAACCAGAGAGTGGGGAGATGGCAAGTTGGAGACTGCCATTGAACAGCTTGGCACTCGCCAGTTTACTCCGAAGGTTCGTAATGATCTATTTGAAAAGAATTGAGGTACATAAAAATGAAAGTCTATATTTTGCACGAATGCATTGATTCTAGCGATTTTTATGCAGAAGATAATGTGATTATGGTCACAAAGGATAGAGTCAAAGCAATTGATAAAATGGTATACCTGTTTAATGAAAGCAAGAATGACCTACAGCCTGTAAGTAATGACGAGACATGGTGCGAAGCTGCGGAAGCATCTGTTGTTTGTAGTGGTGAAAGTTATTATCGTCACCACTGGAAGATTGATGAATTCGAGGTGTAAGGTATGCTCAAATATGGAAATATAACGTGTAAACGTTGTGGTATTACATGGTATGGACCAAAATGCGGAAAGCTTTACTGTGAAGAGTGTCGTAAGGTTGTAAACAACGAGAAGAGTCTCAAGTGGTATAGAAGTAATAGAGAGCTTGTTGCAAGGAATCGTGCAGAGAGAAAGGCAATGAGGTGAATGTGATGAGTGCAGTTGTTGAAAGAAAAGAAGAACAGATGTCTAAATTGGTCTATTTTAATCCGAAGCCTTCTGTTCCGGCTAAAAAACGTGGTGTTACAAAAAGTAAGCAGAAGCGTAAGCGTAATATTTCTCCAATTAGAAGCTTGGATGATGTTCAAATGATTTCGGAATACTTCTGGGATAAAAAGCAATATCGCAATTGGTGTCTATTTAATGTTGGTATTGCAACTGGGTTGCGTGCTAGTGACTTGCTTAAATTGAAAGTTTCCGATATGTCTTATTGTCTTTACAATGGAAAGATTGAAGTGGTTGAAGACGCTGGAGTGTGCATCGTTGAGGAAAAAACGTCCAAATATCGTGAGATTATTCTTACTCCAGAAGCGAGAGACATTGTTGAAACATATATCAAGATTGCGAATCTTGGATATGACGACTGGATGTTTCCGTCTCGACAAGGGAGTTGGAAAAAGTCTTTAAGAACAAATGGTGGAGATGGGAAAACTGGTATTCCTCATATTGCAGAACCAAAAAAGGCCGGTGATCCTATTGATGTTGATTCTTTTGCTCGTATACTTCGTAATGCTGGCAGAGATTTGGGTCTTAATTACAAGATTGCATCTCATTCTTGCCGTAAGACATTTGGTTATCGTGAGATGTGTCTTAATAAGGATGATAACCAGGCATTGTCTTGGATTCAGGGACAGTTGAATCATAGTAGTCAGGATATTACATTACGGTACGTTGGTTTTGATGAGGATAAGGCAAAAGAATATTATAAGAAGACTTTTTATGGTGTGAATACACACAGCTTGGAAGACTGAGGTGTATGATGGCTGATACTTATATTAAAATCTGGGATACCTATGAGAGCTACTTTGAACCTCTTAGTGCTGCTGAGGTGGGGCGTTTGGTACTGGCGATGATGAAATACAAATCGTCTGGAACAGAGCCTGAACTCAACGGAAATGAGCGGTATGTGTGGCCTGCTGTAAAGAGAGATTTGGATAAAGATGCCGAATACATCGAAGGTAAGAGGATTTCTGGTAAAGCTGGTGGTTCATCAAGCAAGCGTAAGCAAAACGAAGCAAACGCAAGCAAAACAAAGCTAGAAAAAGAAAAAGAGAAAGAAAAAGATAAGATATCGTCTTCGTCTTGTGATGAGATGACAACGACAAAACCTATCGAGGATGTTTTCCGAGAGAATATCGGGAAGCTTGGTGCTACTGGTCAAAAGGCTTTAGCAGAATATGTTGAGCGCATGGGTGACGAACTTGTGCTTGCTGTGATTGGTAAGTGTTCTGATCTCGGTGGTAGCACATGGGCTTATGTGCGAAAAGCTCTTGATGAAGCAGAATCTCTTGGTTGCAAGACTGCTGATGATTATCGCCGGGCTTGTCCGATAGGGAGTGGTCGTAATCTTAGAGTTGACAGAAAAGAATTCAGTGGCAACGATATCCTGAAAAACGCAACGAAACGTCGCCCATTAGTAAAAAGAGAGCTGGAAACAGCATAAATGGAGGCTTGAATTATGGGACTGTTACTTGGTTTGGGTTTACTTGGCGCAGCATTTGCGATTGATGGAGCAAAACAAGCACCGTTTGATAAGGCGTATCGCCGTCTGGAAAACGAATGGGGAACTTGTACATCAGAAGAGAGTAGGCGGTGTGATGCTCTGAAGTATGCCGTGCAGAACGGTTTATGTTTTGAGAACGAAAAGAAGCCTGTAATTGAGTGGCAGAAGCTGAGAGATCTTCAGTGGAAGTATCAGCTGGCTGGTATTTCTTGGCCGAGAGAATCCGCGATTCGAGATGTGTGTCGTCTAGCAGCTCGTGATCGTGGTTTTGAATACAAAGGATATCTGCGAAACACATTGACATTTGGTTATATCACTGATCCGAAAAATATTTGCAAGCTTGGTATCGTAGATTGAGAGGAGATTTGAAAATGAATAACACTCGTAGAAAAGCTATTAAGCAGACCATTGACCGTTTTGATTCCATCCGTAAGAAGCTGGATGAGCTTGTATCTGAGGTCGAAAGTGTAAAATCCGATGTTGAGGACATCCAGTGGGAAGAAGAAGAGTATCGTGATAATATGCCTGAAAATCTGCAGGGGAGTGAGCGGTATGATAAAGCAGATGATGCTTGTACGAATCTGTCTAATGCTGTGGATGCTCTGGATGATATGATTGGTGCTTTGGATTTTGACTTTGGTGACGTGACCACATCTCTGGAGGAAGCAATGGAATGATTAAGGCCACGTATCCATTGAAAAGAAATGCGTGGGCTGTGTTCTTGTACAGAGGTAGGCAAGTTTGTTCATACCTACTGCGTAATAGCAATCTTGGGGATAAGGAACGCATGGTAGAACTGCTGGCACGAAGGTACATGACAGAGCCTGAGAATATTGTTGTAGATATTGAATTTAGAGATTGAGGTGATAGAGAATGACCGCATTTGTAATGTTTGCTTTTAATGTGGCACTGATAATAGCAGTGAATAATAGTCCGTTTGCGTTTTGATAAAACCTAAATTCTTTGGAGGGAGAAGAAGGATATGAATAGCAAAAAAGAAAAAGAACTGCGTGATGGTGTGGTGAAACTGGCTGGATATTTGGACGAGCGATATATTCTTGCAAGAGGATTTAATCGTAATCCAGATGAAATGTATTACGAAGGGCTTTTAAAAGCTATTGAAGTGCTCGGTGGTGATTGGCAGCGAGATGAGCATGGTAAGCATAAAGTATTTATCTGCGGCGTCGGAGGAAAGGCAGAAGAGTAAAGGTGGTGAATAATTGTGAAAATTGATTTGACTCTCAATGAAGCACGAGTTATACAAGATGCTCTTGATGCAACGAGTCTGTGCCGGTCTGGATGCTACATGGGCTATAAGGGTGGCGATGAGGATTTATGCTTCCGACTCGATAAGAATGGAAATTATCGCTGTAAGCTAATGCGTGAAATTGATTCTATCAATAGCAAGATTGAGGATGCAATGCACAATGGTCGATAAAATCCGGGTTCTTGTGGATACTTAACAAAAGGATGTGTAGATCAATGATATAACTATTGATGACGTAGGATTATTAGTAAAATTTTGGAAATTTTGATAATTGTGTTGAATAATGTCCTTATGCGGTGTATGCTTGAGACAATCCCAACGCAAGATGGTCAAGCCAAAAGAAAATGTGAGGTTAGTATAATGTGGATTATGATAATTCTTCTTGCTCTGGTAGCTGATCTTGTGTTTGTGTGGAGTATGATGAAAGTGGCTTCTATTTCTGATGCTCAGAGTGAGCGATTGGAGATGGAACACAGAAACAATAAAAGTTAAGATTTAGGAGGAAATATGTGGGTAAGTATTATTGATGAACCAATTCCAGAATACTTCAAAAACGGGAGATCGTATCTTTTGAGTTTATATTTTCATAAACGTTATGGGTATGAGATTAAGAAAGAAACGGATGCTGTTATTGTATTTTGGGATAATTCATGCGGTTGCTTTCGTGAGACCACAACAAAGCTGGAAATTGATTCGAGAGATATTTCAGAATGGTGGGAAGACATTTGATAAAAGCTGAGATTTAAGGAGGCGTTTTTGCATTGTACGAGCACATCAGATGCAAAGAATGCGGTGGAATCATTGGATCTTTTGACAGAGGGGAAACATATAACTGCGAAAAATGTAAACAAGAGTACCCGATTTTTTGTATTGAATATGATACGGTAATTTCAAATCCAAAAACAGGATGGTTATTTCCTGTGATAACGCTTGATAAAAACTAAGATTTAAGGGGAGATACATTATGAAAAAGTTCGTTGCTCTTTTTGAAGGTTGGAACGATAAGCACGACCACGAATGTATGTGTTATGTTGTTGATGTAGATGATGATTTTGAAAGTATTTTGAGCGTTGAAGAACAAGCAGAAAAGATGGCTCGAAGTGAATATCCTAATCTGAAAAATTTTGAGACGCTTTACATCAAAGAACTGCTTAACAGATAAGAACTAAGTTCTAAGAGGAATTTTATAATGATTTTTACAGTGACAATGATTGACTCGTTTAAGAACGAGCAGAATGCGAAATTTAGTTCTCCGGTATCAAACACCAAAGGCATCTATTGGATGCCAGATGATAGTTGGATTGCCGGGTACTTCGCGGATTTGAAAGAAGCTATCCAGTCTGTGATTGATAATGTGGCCGATGTCTTTGAACATTGCTATAACTATGCAGTGATTGAAGGGTACGAAGAAGGATTCTATCCTGTGGCCGAGCTGACGAAGTGGTTCAAGTATGATGCTAAAAGCGACAAGGCATTTGAGATTGAACCGCCGTTGCATAATAATGTGCGTGGGTATGCTTTTTGAAGAAGGAGAATAAGACTATGAGCAGTGTACTTATTGATCGGAACGCAGCTAAGAAGGTAGAATCCATCTTCGAGCATCCTGATAAGGTCTATTCGGTGTATTTGAAGGCTGGCGGAGATGTCGTTTGGCTGCAAGGTGAAATTGAGTTGTATGAATTTTTGCGCAGCTTATAAAACCAATATTTTTGAAAGGAAGTGATTCTTATTAACTCTAATTTGTTAATAAATCGTGAGCAAAGTATTGCTATTGTGTGTATTATGTGCTTGCTGGCAGGGAATCTGGTATCGAAGATCAGTCCAGTGATTCAGAATCAGAACAATTCGTACCTTTATAATAGTAGTCCTCCGGCAGTTAGTATTGTACAACAAGAGGAAAAGGAACCAGAAGTCATTGTAGAGACTGTTATTGAGACGCGGATTGTGAATTTCAGTCAGGGAAAGCGCGAACTCACTGATGATGAGCGTGCTCTTGCGGAGCAGATCGTTGCTTGTGAAGCAGGTGCTGATAGCCTAGAAGGTCAGATGGCCGTGGCTCAATGCCTTTATGATTCCGCTGTACTTGATGGTCTAACCATCCAGCAGGTCTTTAAGAAGTATGGTTATAGCTCCTTATATAATAGGAAGGTGACGGCAGAGAACGAACTGGCTGTGTCTATGGTGTTTGATTACGGCGCTAAAATTTCAGACAAACCTATTCAATGGTTTGTGACCCCGGCGGCAGCTCCAAGCAGTTGGCACGAGCGTGGAGCAACATTTGCTGGGCAATTTGGCGCACACAGGTTTTATTATGACGCGAAGCTGGTTGTGGATGATGCTGAGTAAATGGTATCATCTAAAATTTCGATAAATAATACAACAAAAAGATGTTGAATATATTGACGAAAACAAAAAGACGTGTATAATATATCTTAAAAGTTGTTTATGTGAGCGGAAGGCGGTATTTCGATGAGTGAGAAAAAGGTCTTGGGAGTTATACAGGTTGAGAACTTTTTGAAGTACATAAGAAAAAAGCGAGTGTGGGTCTGCTTTATTTGCAATGGTGTGGATATTCACATGATCTGCAAAAAGATGGACGACATTGGTGTAGAGACACGTGGGATTGTAAAAGGCATTGGCTTCTTCGGAAACGAAAGTCATATTGAGCTGCGGCAAGAATGCCACGAAGTAAAGAGGGTTGAGCTCAGACCGGGCGATAAAGAGAAAGCGTATGAGATGGTCTTCGACAATACCAGTGTGTTTGTATCGGAAAATCCTGAATTGTACGGGCACTAAAAATATTTTCGAAAACCTATTGACTTCTGCAATGGTATCCTGTATAATATAGCTATGGAACGGAGCTACACTATTATAGAGGAGAAAGACTATGGATAATAATATTGATCCAAAGGTCGGAGAGGTTTGGTTGGTTGATCTATCCAATGCGACAGGTCATCAGCAGCGCGGTATTCGACCGTTCGTTGTGACGAGTAACAATAAGCGCAACTTCTTTAGTCCCACAATCAAGGGAAATCCGTTGTCTTCCAGAATATACAAGCGTTCTCCGGTTCATGTTCTACTCTCAAAGGAAGACTGTGTTTTCCTAGATGTTGACAGTATCGTTCTCTGTGAAGAGACTGATACACTTAACAAAGGACAGTTCATCAAGAAGCTTGGCATTTTGTCGGAGCGTCAGATGAATATGATTGCAATGGCAAGATGCAAGGATGAACCGTTTTTGCTTGCAGCATTCCTGAGCGGCGTACAACATACTATGGAATTTCAGAATTTTGCCGCATTTGCTTGATTTTTTATAAGGGTTAATGGTACACTACATATAATAAGAAGGAGTGTGCCACTATGCTTACTAAAGAAAAGATCAAAGCTTTTGCTGAAAAGTATTCTGATAGAAGCGGTGAGTTTGTTGTATCGACGCTTAACCATGTTCTGGATTACGAGGCCGAGCGTGGGTATGAGTTGTTTGACTTCACAAAAGATGATTTCGTAAAGATGTTTGCCAAATATAATTGGGTAAACTCGAGTCGTTCGTTTAAAAATGTGAAGTCAATAATCACAGGCTACATCAAGAGTGAAAATCGTACAAGCTTGTACGATCTAGCTGAGTTTGCAGAGAGTGACGTAAGTTCAGACAATATGTACGCTGACAAGTATTTTGCATCAGTTGACGAATTTGTTGATTTTTTAAACAAGCACGAAGAACCGTATCAGATTCGTATGAACGTGATTGCTGCGCTGTACTGGATTGGGCTCACTTCTGAAGAGGTTTCTAATCTGACGATTAACGATGTCGATTTTAAATCTCATACCGTTCTTGGCAAGACTGATGTTGACGCAAGATTGATGGATATCATCAAGCAGTGCTATGAGATGAAACAATATGACGCTCCCAATATGGGAGGATACAGAACGTTTTATGTCATAAATGGTGATTATATCCTTTGTAAAACAGAGGATAGAACCGGGGCAAACAGTGATCCAAAAATGTCTGTGAATACAATTCATACCTATTTTATGCGGTTGAATGACATTCTCGAAAGAAGATATCATTCAAAGACTTTAGACAGAAGACATCTTGTCAGAAATGGTGAGTATGTGAAAGTCTACAACTACTGCCAGAACCACCCAGAATATAATTTTACAAAACTTGGTTTTGATAGGGGTGTGGATTCTCTTGCAGACATTATTGGAAGAGAATGTTGCAAGACGGCCTATCTTAGTTTCCGGCAGGGATACAAAGGATGGGTTGAATATTTCTACAAAAATTAAAAACAGGGGGCTTCGGCCCCTTGATTTTAACACGTTAGCTATATAACACAGGATACTAAACTAAAATAGACATTTTATCGTGATTTTCGCTAAAATAATTAACGAAGTATCGTGATATTTCTTCCTCCGAAAATGCCCTGCGCGGGGCTGACAGCCGGGAAAGACCGGCAATATATGCCAAGGTGCTGCAAATGGGAGACAGGGCGAGCCCAAACCTCGCTGTGGAAACACATGCGGTTTCGAATACCGTCCTTGGCACCAAAATTTAAAAACAATTTCGTTAAATATGGGAGGTAAGGTTACGAAAAAGATTGATAAGTTTACAAAAGAAGAAATTGAACAAGCTTTTAAAGAAAGCAACAACTGGGCAATGGTTGCAGAGAAACTCGGTTATAGTAAGTTTGGAGGAAGTTCTAGGGATGTAATTCAATCTTATGCGAATGAAAATAATATTGATACTTCTCATTTTACAGGACAGGGCTGGAGCAAGGGGAAGGTTGATCTGACTCGATTTCGTAAGGGCGTTCCATTCAGTAATCTTCGTGAGTCTCTTTTGAATATACGGCAACATCAATGTGAGAGATGTAAAAATACCGAATGGTTCGGGAAGGAGATCCCGTTAGAAGTTCATCATATTGATGGAAATCGATTAAACAACGAACTTAATAACCTTCAACTCTTGTGTCCCAATTGCCACGCACAAACAGAGAACTGGAAAGGTAAAAATGTTAATCATAAGAAGGAAATAACCGACGAACAGCTTATAGAAGCTTTAAAAAATTCATTGTCAATTAGCGAAGCACTTAGAAAAGTTGGCGTAAATTACATGGCGAAAAGTTGGTTTGAAAAAGCAAGGCAACTTATGCTTGAGAACAATATTGATTTTCCTAAAAGAGAAGTAGTACAAAAAGAAAAGAAAGAACGTAAAAAACGTACAATAAAATATTGCTCCAAATGTGGGAAGGAACTTTACAAAAGAACAAAAGGAAATTTGTGTAGGGAGTGCCTTTCTAATCTCCCATACAGAAGATATCACGAGTTACCAGAAAAAGAACAACTTGAGAAAGAAATCTATAAAATGTCCTTCTCAAAAATTGGTGATAAGTATGGGATAACTGGAAATTCTATCCGTAAATGGTGCAAACATTATGGACTTCCTTATAGAAGAGCTGATATAGATAAAATATTAACTTCTTGTAGCAATACATAATTTTAATAGATTGAGATGCTAAATCCTCAATCTTATATGCTACCATGGCGAAATAGGCAGTACGCTTCGGTCTTAAAAACCGATGTCGAAAGACGTGCGGGTTCGACCCCCGCTGGTAGCACTAATATCCGGGTGTAGCTTAGTTGGAAGAGCGCGTGCTTTGGGAGCATGAGGCCGCAGGATCATGACCTGTCACTCGGACCAGCCCGAAAGGGCATGTAGAATTTTTCATTCACATTATTCCCAGCTCTCTGTAAACAGAGCAGTGTGGCGTAGCAAGCTGGGTAGATTACGAGGATTAGCCAAGCGGATAAGGCAGTGGAATTTGACTCCACGACCGCAGGTTCGATTCCTGCATCCTCGATTTATATGCGGGTATGGTGTAACTGGCAGCCACGCGGATTTTAGGTGTCCGTGCCGAAAGGCGTGAGGGATCGTGCCCCTCTACCCGCACCACGGTCATAGAATGGTCGCGTACCGTTTGTTGATCTCCTTTGACTGCCACTATTATTCCCAGCTCGCCAGTGATGGTGCAGTAGTGCTTTGCAAGCTGGGTTTTCATGCAGCGGTCGTATAACGGTTAGTACATCGTCCTTCCAAGTCGATGGAGTTGGTTCGATTCCCATTCGCTGCTCCATAAAAATTACGAAAGGAAGATTATATTGAATACGAAGGTTTCTCGTTACGGACTCGTCTTTGTGGATGACCGTAATGAATTGAAATTCAAGCAGCTTTATGATGTTTTGTTTCAGCTTCAGCGTGAAATGATGCAGATTGCAAATCGAGCTGTACAGATTTATTGGGAAGACTCCAATTATAACAACAAAGTAAAATCTGAAACCGGTGCTTTCCCAACAAAGGAAGAGCTATTAGAACGATATGGCTGCTCTACACAAAATTACGTATATCGGTGTACATCAAAGGAATTTTATGAAAATAATACTGCGAATATAACAACGATTCTTCAAAACGTTGGGAAGAGATATAAACAAAATTCAAAAGATTGTTTTGTTGGAAAACGATCAATTGATTCTTATAAAGCTACAATCCCTATTTATCTTGGAAAATCTAGTCTCAAACTATTTAAGGATGGTGCTGACTATTTCGTAACTCTTAGTCTTCTTTCTAATAAATTCAAGAAGGAAATTGGAATTAAAAATGGTTCGATTACATTTAGATTGAATTTTGGTAAGAGTTGGTCATCTCGTCAAATCATTGATGATATTTTAAATGGAGTATCGAGTCATACGTCAAGTTCACTTGTTTATAAGAAAAATAAGTGGATGTTAAACCTTGGATATAATTATCCAGAAGAAACGAGAATTGACTGGATTGAAGGTAGAACAATGGGTGTTGACCTTGGAGTTGCGAAACCAGTTGTGTTTGCTTTTAATGATAACGAAGTTCATGGAATGATTGATGAAAACGAAATTGCTTCTTTTAGAAACCAAATGATTGCTCGCCGCAAATCTTTTGGTCGTCAGACAAAACACTGCGCTGATAGTAAAATCGGACATGGTGTACATAAGAGAGTCGAAAGCATTGAACGGTTAAAAGATAAGGAAGCAAAGTTCAGAGATCGGATCAATCATCAATATAGTCGAATGCTTGTTGACACAGCTGTGAAATACAAGTGTAAGACGATTCAGGTTGAAGATTTGTCTGGCATTTCTGCTGATGATACATTCCTGAAAAGTTGGCCGTATTTTGATTTACAGAACAAAATCACTTACAAAGCTGCTGAAAAAGGAATTGATGTGGTGAAAATCAATCCGAAGTTTACTTCGCAGCGATGCAGTAAGTGCGGTTATATCTCGAAGGAAAATCGTCAGACTCAAGCAGACTTCCTTTGTAAAAAGTGTGGTTTTGGTCTGAATGCTGATTGGAATGCTGCAAAGAACATTTCAATTCCCGGCATTGGAGACATTATTAAATCCACTACAATCAATTAAAAGGTGGTGCGAAGCATAAGTGAATATAAAAACACCGAGGCTTCGCACCGAAATGATTGGGCGAACCATAGCGCCCTAAATCGAGATAGTGCGTATAATTCGTTGTATTACATAACGTATCGTTCACTCTCGGTAAGGTTCCTTGTCTATTATGACAAAGATATAATCTCGTGCTAAATAATCCACACGAGCGATCTGTGAATACACACAAAAGAAAATACATAAGATTGTTGAATTTTGCCGATGCGATCTGTGTGTACATACAGATTGATGGACCCCCTTAAAACAAAATAAGCCCGGTGAACGGAAGGATGCGATCTGTGTGTACATACAGATTGATGGGTACTGCTCGACCATTTTCAGAATCTCGTTTGTGGGATGCAATCTGTGTGTATATACAGGTTGATGGGTAAGCTGGGTTATATGCAGCTACGGTGTTAGTGTACCAATCTGTGTATGCACAGATTGGTAAAAATAAATAACGCAGGCAACAAGCCTGCTATATGGGATAGTAGCTCAGTTGGTCAGAGCTGGCGGCTCATAACCGCTTGGTCGGGAGTTCAAGTCTCTCCTGTCCCACCATAGTAAGCGAACCATAGCGTTTTAAATCGAGAAAGTATATGTAATTCGTTGCTCAGTAACGTAGTAGATACTCTCGGTAAGGTTAGTCTCATACATAGTAGTCCGTATGAGTGAATGATGTATGTTTTGTATGTATATCGATTGATGGGTTTTATAAGCGAATGAATAATATGACGTTGATACGTCTATTATTTTTCGCTAATTTTTGGAGTTTTAGCTACATAATACAGGATACAAAAGGAGGAATGAAAACTGAAGCATTACGGAGATATCACACAACTTCATGGATGGCAGATTGAACCAGTTTCCTGTATCACAGGAGGCAGTCCATGCCAAGATTTGAGTCAGGCCGGTAAACGTGAAGGTTTGGCTGGTGAACGCTCTGGATTGTTCCTTGAAATGATTCGTGTGATTACAGAAATGAGGGAGGCAACCAATGGAGAATACCCAAAATTTGCAATCTGGGAAAATGTCAGAGGAGCTTTTAGCTCAAGCAAAGGTGAAGACTTCAGATGTGTGTTGGAAAGATTTGCACGCATTGTCGAGCCAGACGTTTCAATTCCTCGACCTTCAGGAAAGAACGGAAAGTGGGAAAAATCTGGAGCGATTTCCGGTAATGGATGGTCTCTTGCATGGAGATTGTTCGACGCTAAATACTGGGGAGTCGCCCAGCGCCGCCAGAGAATCGCGCTTGTCATGGATTTTGGAGGACAACGTGCCTCAGAAATTCTATTTGAGCGCACGAGCATGTCAGGGGATTCTTGTGAGAGCATCCCGGCGTGGAAAACCTTTACCCGAACTCCTAAAACAAGCATTACTGGATATGATCGAGTGGTGGAATCCGGGAACTGTATCGCAAGTGATGCAGAAAGTGAAGGAACAAGAAGGTCTGGAAGAGAAGGAATTGGACGAGTATTGGAGTCAGACCATCGAGAGACTTCGACTCGATGCGCAGAACCTGCAGCCTACACTCTAAAAATCCGTTCTGGATGTGAAGGTGGCGGTAAAGGCGCTCTAGTCCAAACTGAATTGAGTGCAACGATTTCTACGTTGCAAGACCAGACGCTAATTTGCTTGGTAGAAAATCCCTCCTTACATAATTTAAAACAAAAGATTTCGCCGGTGGTATTTGAGAGTCACAGTCAGGACGCTCGATACACTCAGCAGGGTGACACAAGTCCGACTTGTACTGCTCAGTGGGGAACGGGCGGTAATAATATGCTGCTGGTCGTTGAAAAGAAAGCCTTTGCAATGCAGCGCATTGGTGAGTACAAGGAAAGTGAACACGCCAGCACGATGAAATCTCGTGATTATAAGGACGCTACTGACCTGATTGCAGAGAAGGAAACGAAGAATCTACGATGGATTGTTCGCCGCTTGACTCCTTTGGAGGATGAACGGTTACAGGGTTTCCCTGACGGATGGACTGATATCGGTGACTGGATCGATGAGAATGGGAAGAAGCACAAGACTTCTGACGCAGCTCGTTATAAGGCCCTCGGCAATTCGATTGCGTTGCCGCAGTGGTACTGGATTTTCCAGAAGATGAAGCCGTATATTGGTGAAAATCCTACGCTTGGCAGTCTTTTCGATGGAATCGGCGGCTTCCCGCTAGTATTTCAGAGTACATATGGAGAAGGTACTGCTATCTGGGGATCAGAAATTGAACCGTTTTGTATTGCAGTTGCACGGAAGCATTTCCCAGAAAAAGAAATCTCATAAAAGGCTAATTCAACAAGAGGTGACATGATGAACAGTAAGACCCAGATCAATGTGGTTATCAACCACGGTTCCTTGAGCCTTCCGGCAAGTCCTATTTTCCAGAAGGAAAAGAATACATATCTCTGTCCGTTCTGTGTTACGAAGTTAGAAAAGTTTGAGCGTGAGTGTTCTGATTGTCATCGTAAGATGGATTGGAGCGCGTGGACAGATAAAAACGCAAAGCATAACTATGCATTTGCTGAAAGTGTTATATTATGAAGGATTGGCTTCACGCCACAAAACGTGAAATTGAAAAGATGACTTTCGATGAAGCGAAAGAAATTGTGGAAAAACAGATTCGTCTTGGGCGTGAGGGTGGAGAATATTGCCCTCGTGCTCACACGACACATGCTTATGAGATGATTCTTGAACGAGCTATTAACTATGAACAAATAAAGGAGGAGATGTCTAGTTGAATATAGATTTCTTCAAACGGCGCAAGACACAGCTTGAAGATGCACTTCTTTTGAAAAATCAGGCAATCGATATGCTTGATTATCTAAAGACGCATTGTATCAATAGCGACCAGTATTGTGCCATTCGAGATTACATTGAAGAAGCTGCGAAGATTCTGGAGAGTGACCTCGAATACGCAAACAACAAGCTGCAATCCACATTCAGACCTAAGTATGGTCGGAACAACAGATTGACTCGTGTTCAATCTAAGATGTTCCGTGATAGAGAGTATTAAAAATGGGGTGATGCCGTATGAACACATGTAAGAAAATATGTAACTGGTGTGGTCGTGAAATCAAGCCGATAGGCAGCGAGCAGGGAATCAGTTTTGAGTACCAATACTCTTATGGTAGCCAACTTGATGGTTCGATTTTGAGTTTTGACTTATGCCCTGAGTGTTCAGAACGGCTCCCGGTAATGCTCGGTGCAATGTTTTTACATAATCCCTTAAAGGACGATTTCTAACGGCAAAAGCCGTATGAAAATACAAGTCATCAATAAGCCAGACGGAGGACAACATATAGAATGAATAGTGCATGAATTGATTTAAGGCAGTAGAATGAAACATAAGTGATTATCAATGAAACAAAATTACATAAAGGAGACTTGATATGGCAGATAGAATTTTTAATCTTCCTCAGACCCGTGGTTCTTTTGAGATGGCTGGTAAGGTCACCGGCACCCAGCGTAGTAACTTCTATAATGAGAAGGAGACTAAGAGTGGTGCTATGCGCCGTGTCCTGAGCTTTGGCATCCAGACCTCTAACGAAAATACTTTCTATGTTGAGCTGGCTGGCATGGCTCGTGATAAGGTTTACTTCTTCCGCCGTGCAGACAAGGACAAGGGCATTGAAAAGGACAAGAAGGAAGTTGCTTGGAAGGATCGCATGACCTATGTTGCACCGGAAGGCTATGAGATGATTGGCGTTAAGGTCGGTGTTACCAAGAAGACGAATGAATCCGGTAAGGTTGTCAATGATAACAAGACCATGACTGACTTCGATGCAGCTAAGGAGATTTCTGAGAACCTGCATGACGGCGATAATGTGTATGTTCGTGGTAATATCGAGTACAGCACTTATAATGGTAAGCACCAGATTCGTTTTGTCCCTACTCAGGTGTCGCTGAGTTCTAAGGAAATTGACTTCGATGCGGAGGGGTTTGAGGAACTGGCTCTGTTTACTCAGACCGTCGTGTACACTGGTTGCCGCAAGAGCGATGAGGGCGATGAAGTCGTTGTTGATGCCAAGATTGTAAATTACAACACCATCGAAGATGCCGAGTTCTTTATTGACTATAAGGCAAACACTCAGAATAAGGTTCTGGCCGATTCTATTCGTAAGCGTCTGAAACCCTACACCAGTTTTGAGTGCTTTGGTCCTATCGTTAATCAGCAGAAGGTTGAGGAAGTTGAGACCGAGAATATCTGGGGTGGTCCTAACAAGATGAAGCGCCAGAGTACTCCGGCGGTTCGCAAGCTGTATATCGAGGGTGTTAATCCTGACTCCTTTGATCCGAATCCCGGCGAGAAGGATGCAGAGCCTACTTACACCGAGGACAATATCTCTGAGGCACGTGCAAAGATTGCTGCTAACGCTCAGGCAAAGAAGGACTTTGACGGTAAGGCAACTGAGAATGATACCTCTTGGTGGGGTGGTTCTAATAAGTCTACTGCAACTCCTGTGAATGAGGAAGAAGACGACTGGGGCTAAAATTTTTTAGTCATCAGCTATATTAAACAGGATACGCATAAAAGAAAAGTTCTTTCGTGGCTGGCAGTATGCCAGTGAAAATTTCATATTATAAGTATGCTACCAGCCACTTTTATTTTAATAGAGAGGAAAATTTACATATATGGCTATGATTCGTAAGGCATCCGCCGTTCGTAAAAAGCTTCACATGCTGATTTATGGTGAGCAGGGAACCGGTAAGTCTCGTACTGCAATGCAGTTGTGTTATCTGAAGAACGCAGATGGTAAGCCGTTCCGTGTTCTGTATCTGGATACTGAAAATGGTTCTATCGATAATTACACTGAAGAGCTGGAAGCCAATGGTGTGAATCCTGATAATCTGCTGATTGTTTACACTCAGTCTCTGGCAGAGGTTCAGGACTATATTAAGATGGTCACTAATGACGAGGATATTGAGGATGAGAATGGTGATGTCTATCTGGATGCAGATGGCGAGCCGTTCCGCGCTGACGCTCTGGTTGTTGATTCCGCGTCCATCCTCAAGATGACTGCCACTCAGGGTCTAACTTCCTTCTCGCAGAAGCGTGCAAAGGTCAAGGCTACTGCACAGGGTCTGACCGGTGATGAAAAGGCAGTCAAGATTGAGGGTGCCGGGATGGAGCTAAAGGATTTCAACACCCTGAACTTCAAGGGTCAGTCTCTGATTCTGGATCTGAATGCCTCTGGCGTGAATTACATTGTTATTTGCCGGGAAAAGGACGAGAAGCACACTAAGGTTGTGAATGGTTCTATCGTAAGTGAACCTACTGGTCGCAAGATTCCTGATGGGTTTGCTGGTCAGGAATATAACGTTGATACTGAGTTCCGTCTGTATTTCCAGGATGGTCAGCAGCTTGCTTTCTTTGACAAGGATCGTACTGGTACGCACAAGGGTGGTGAGGTCGTTGAGGACCTGACCCTGCTTGAGTATCAGGATATTATCTCCAATAGTGCAAAGAATCGAGAGAATATCATCAAGAATGGTCTGAATGATGCCGTTAAGACTGAGGTTAAGCTGAGTATGCGTGACCTTGGTATTGAGAACGACGAACAGGATGAGACTCCGGCAGATAAGACCTCCGGCAACAAGGAACCTTCTCTGGATGATATCAAGAAAAAGCTGAACGACTTGGTTGCTGCAGCTTCTCCTGTAAAGAGCAGCGCCGCACAGAAGGCGGTTCGGGCGGCTGGCTTGTCTATCGCATTCCGTTCCATGACTGATATCGAGGAACTGAAGAAGGTTGCAGCAATCATGGAGAAGGAACTGGCTTAATGGAACTTACCCGTAAATGCAAGATTTGCGGGAAGAACATTTTCATCGAGCGAGACCGTAGTACGTTTTTCTACGACAAGACTGGTTTTTACCACAAGGATTGTTTTGTAGAAAAAAAGAAAAATCAAAAACGCCCTTGGACAGATGACCTGCTAAGGGCATTTTTTGACAAAGCAAAAGATACTACGGGTAAAAAGGTCGATGATCTTCTTTCCAAAAAGAGAGAACGAGACCACAATCGTGAGCTTGCGCATATCAAACAGGAAGAAAAAAAGATTCTTTTCGATCATATTCGAGATACATACGCCCCGGCGGTTGTTCCGGGTAGCTTCTACTCGAAACTTACGCAGTTGATTTCCGGTAATTATTACAAATATAGAGGTTCGATTCCTCCGCTAGAACTTTACGATATGTGGGTTCTAGCGAAACCCCGACTAGATAAGATAATTGCCGAGAAAGAAGCAAAAGGTTTTGATATGAGTCAGCGATGGAATTATGACTTGGCTGTTTTGCTGGCACAATATCCGAGTTATCTCGAACAAAAAGAAAGACAAGCTTCGATTCGCAGTGAATGCGAGGATAAAACAAAGGAAAACCTGACGGAAACGGTACTGAAACGGATGAAAACAGTGCCAAAACAGAACAAAAACGAGAATGAAATTGATATAAATGCAATTCTCGATGAGATATAAAAGCACGAGGGAGGTGGATGAGTGGAACTCATTTCAAATATCCCGAACGAAATTCTATTTGTTGGCGCAATTTACAAGCATCCTGACTATTTGGTCGAGTATGGGCATTATGTCAAGAGCAAGTACGATTTTGCCGATGAAGCAACAAAATTTTTCTACGATGCAGCGTTAATTATTTACGAAACTCGGACTCAAGAATTTAATAAAACGTCTGTTTTAACGTTTATGGCTGAAGACGAGTCCAGATTGTCCCAGTATAAGCGGCTGAAGGGCTGGTCAACCATCGAATACTACATGAGCCTTGCGAATGACGATGATATCAAGGGATACTTCAATATCCTGAAGAAATATTCGCTACTTCGTGAGTACCAGAGAAACGGATTTAACATTGAAGGAATCTTGAAGCATCGACAGTTTGAAATGTTTGGTGCTCAGGACATTTACAAATTGATTCGTGGCAAGGCCGACAAGATCAACACGGTTATCATTACAAACGATGATGCTGAGATTTTGAATAATGGTCTGTTGCCAATGGTCAATGAACGTCTGAGTGTTCCTGATATGGGCTTGCCGTTCCAGTATCCTATCATGAATGATTTGTTCCGAGGATTGAAGCTGGGCACTGTGATGTTCAATGGTATGCCATCTAACGCTGGTAAGACTAGATACATGATGGCAATTGTTGCCTACGTCACATTGGTTCAAAAGCAGAAAGCTCTTCTGTTGCTGAACGAGATGGATCTTGAGTCCGTCCGGTATTGCTTACTGGTCACTGCCATCAATAATCCTGAGTTTCAAGAGCTGCATGGTCATCGCTTCCACAAGGATGAGCGAGAAATCACACTTGGAATGTACCGTGATGCAAATGGAAACTTCATCTTCCGAAAGCAAAACGAAGACGGAGAATACATAGAAAGTATTGACGAGTTCACCGCTCGTGTCTACGAGGAAAGCGAAGAGTATCGCAATGTGCTTGATGTTTGCCAGTGGATTGAGAGCGAATCACAAGGCTTGATTATCGCAAAAGATGTTTCTGCCGATTATAGTGATAAGTCCCTACGATTTGAAATCCAGAAGGCAGCTCTTACTCAGGGAGTTAAGTATGTGTTCTACGATACTCTAAAGAACGACATTGCATCTATTGGTGAATGGGCAGCGTTTAAAGTCACAGCCACAGAGCTTGAAGAGATTGCGAAAAACCTGAAGATCTTTATCTATGGTAGTATCCAGTTGGCCGAAAACGCTCATGAGTATCTTCCTGATGAGCTGAATTCAAACAACATTGCTGAGTCAAAAATGATTAAGCATGTTGCTTGGACGATGGTTTTGTTCAAGGAGATTCCAAAAGATAAGTTCGCGAAGTATCAATACATCTCTTATGACCCTGAGTGGGGCGGTGACTGTGCCCATCGGCTGAATCCAGATAAGCGGTATTACGTTGGAAATATCGATAAGAACCGTTTTGGTGAGAAAAAGAAAATCATGTTTGAAGTGAATTTGAACCAGAATGTCTGGAAAGAGGTCGGTGTCTGCACCAGAAAGTAAGGAACTACAATGGTAAATATCGCAGATCTGAAAAATTACATTCTTGAAGAACAACAGATTAAGCCGATTCTGGAGGAACTTGGGTGTCATCACATCAGTCACAAGACTGGTTATTACCAGTGTGCAAATCCAGATGGTGACAATAGAACGGCACTTTGTATCTACGAGAATGAAAATCTTACTGCGGTAGATTACACACGAGATATTGCCAATGGAAAGACCAGTTATGATTTGATTTCTGTCGTTCAGTTCTTTCTGGAACTGTCTTTTCCAAAAGCCATTAAGCAAATCTGCGAATGGGTTGGTCTTGACTACTATCACAACTTCGAGGAAGACCTTCCTAAAAGTATGTTGATTCTAAAAGAACTTATCGCCATGCAAAATGAAGGTGAAGAACACGAGGATGACCGTCCGATAGTCCCCATCTCCGAAGCCATCCTCGGTTATTACAAACCTTATGTGAACCAGATTTTTGCTGACGATGGGATATCTTATGAGACGCAGCAGGAGTTTGAGATTGGCTTTGATGAACTGACAAATAGAATCACGATTCCAATCAGAGATGAAATTGGCACTCTGGTTGGTGTAAAGGGAAGATACTTTGGTAAACCGCCTGAAGGTGAATTAAAGTATCTGTATCTTGAGCCGTGTGCCAGAAACCGTATTCTGTATGGCCTGTATAAGACAGAGCCGTACATTAAGAATAAAGGTCTGGTATATGTGGGTGAAGCTGAAAAGTCTGTTATGCAGATGTGGAACATGGATGTCTGCAACTGCGTAGCGACTGGCGGCAAGAAGGTTTCACAGAATCAAATTGAAATTTTGACACGTCTTTGCGTTGATATTTGTTTCGTCTTTGATAAAGACGTTCAGCTTAGTGAGCTTATGGTTCTCGCCAATCGATTCGTCGATGGCGTAAGTGTGTATGCTGTAGTAGATGATAAAGGGATTCTGGATGAAAAGGAAGCCCCAACTGATAATCCTGAAAAATTTAAGGCATTGATTGAGAATTGTGTTAGGAGAATTAAATGAATGTAAAACTCTGGAAGGGGAGTAGGAATGACCTATCCGACCCGATTGGAACGATTATGGAGAACAGAGGGGTCAAGGATTATAAGACCTACATGAATCTGGATGACTCTTGCTTGAATTCTCCGTGGGAATTGGACAATATCGAGTATGCTGTCATGATGTTGAATAAACACCTTTGGAAAAAGTCTATCATCTCTATCCTTGTAGACTGTGATGTGGACGGTTTTACAAGTGCTTCGATGATGTTTCAGTATTTGAAAGCGATTGGTTATTTTGGAAAAATCAATGTTCTGCATCATAGTGGCAAGGAACATGGACTCTCTAAAGAAATTGAGGTTCCACCCGAAACTACCTTACTGATTATTCCTGATGCTGGCAGCAACGATGTTGAGCAATGCAAGGAACTTCGTGAAAAGGGTATTGATATTTTGATTCTTGACCATCACATCTGCGACAGAGAGAATCCTTACGCAGTAATCGTCAATAACCAGAATGGTACATATCCTAATAAGGAACTGTCTGGTGCTGGCGTGGTATATAAGTTCCTTCAGGCTGTTGATGAGGATAATTGGACTGATGTTGCAGACCGGTATCTTGATCTGGTAGCAGTCGGAAATATCGGTGATGTCATGGATATGCACTCGCATGAGACAAAGCGCCTTTGCACGAAAGGTCTGGCACGAATTGTGAATCCGATGATTTGTGCTTTGGTTGAGGCGAATAGCTTCAACATCAAGGGTGACCCGACTATCAATGATGTTCAGTTCTACATCGTTCCGATGATGAACGCACTGATTCGCGTTGGCTCATCCGAGCAAAAGAAGCGGATGTTCCGTGCGATGGTCGGTGAAGAGCAGACTTTCCAGTACACTCCGATTCGTGGCAAGAATGCCGGTGTTACGATTGACGAGACTCTGGCGCAGCATGTGGCTCGCGAGTGCTCCTCTTGTAAGTATCAACAAAACAAGACCAAGGACAAGGCTGTCGCGGAACTTCAAAACTGGATTTCTAAGTATGGAGCGGATAGAAGTAAAGTTTTATTTTGTAATTCCACTGGCATTCTGGACAGTAATTTGACTGGCGTTGTAGCAATCAAGCTGGCTGAAATGTATGGTAAACCTTGCGTACTACTTCGAGAGATGGCCTGCCCTGAAGAACCAGACGAAAATCAAGAGTATTTTGGTGGTTCAATGAGAAATCCTGATGGTTCTCCGATTGAAAGTCTAAAGGAGTTTTTGATGAGTACCGGAGATTTTGAGTCGGTTCTTGGTCATGATAATGCCGCTGGCGTAAAAATCAAGAAAAAAAACGTACCAAAGGCTATTGCGGATTGCGATGAACTGCTTAAAGATGTCACGATGAGTAAAGCAATCGTGGTTGATTTTGATTTTGACTATAGTAGGTTGACCGTTGCGTTGCCGAAGACCATGTATGAAATGCATAAAATCTGGGCACAGGGAATCTCCGAACCGTATTTCTACATTAAAAACATTCCGCTGATTCATAGTGGATGTGCTCCGATGGGCAAGAACGGTAATATGTGGAAGTATTCTGATGAAGAAAAAGGCATTGATTTTGTGTGCTTTGCTGATAATGGCCGGATGATTGGCTGGATCAACAATGACTTCTATGGTGGTCAGGAAGAGAAATATATCAATGCTGTATGCCGGTTATCTATAAATCAGTATGGAAATAAAGTGACTCCGCAGGCACAGATTGTTGATTTTGAGGTGATTTGATATGGGAAATTGGAAACGTGCTATCGCCATCGACTTTGATGGCACTCTCTGTGAGAATAATTATCCTGATATCGGTGAGCCAAACTGGAATGTCATTTATCAAGCAATTCAGGAACAGAAGCACGGTGCTGGTTTGATTCTCTGGACTTGCCGTGAAGGAAAGCTTTTGTATGATGCAATGGAGGCTTGCTTTGATTGGGGTATTCAGTTTGACGCCATCAACGAGAGTCTTCCTGAGTGGAAAGAGCATTTTGGCACTGCTCCTAGAAAGGTTGGAGCTGATGAATATTGGGACGATAAGGCTGTAAAAGTAAAGAATGGAGAGTTGGTTGACAATGAATAAAGTGGATAATTACGATTTGTCATTAAATTTGCTTGACAAAGCACATCAATCACTTGCACATACTATTGCAGATTTAGAACTACTTCGGGAAGGCACAGCATTTAATCAGATTTTAAATGATGGTGCTCATATTATTGAACCGGATGAATTGACTCATATTCTTGATAAATTTGCAGAGCAGCATCCAAATTGGGAGATTTGTATCGAAACTGACCACGGATCGGTTAGTGAGAAATTTAAGATGGATCATGTTTTCTATGAAGGTATGGGAGATATGATTGTTCTTGATTTTGAATGAAAAATGGAAAAACGACGATATAGATATTACAAAATTGATTACCGTACATATAATTATACGCTCAAGAAATATCACAACTTACACAGAGAAATCTACGCTGAAAATGCAAGAGATGCAGTTCAAATGCTAAAAAGTAAAGAGTGTAATCGTGAGTTTGAGGTTGTTAAAGTCTACTTTGTTGATATTTTCGGTGATAGAAACGATAGATTTTATCCACGAACTTATGTGATTGATAAAGAAGATTTTGAGTGAGGTGAGTATATGGTTTACATTACAGGCGATATTCATGGTGATTTTAATCGTTTTTTAGAATTGGAAAAGTTTTGCCATGAACACAATCTTGGAAAGAATGACTGGATTGTCTGCCTTGGCGATGTCGGTTTGAACTATTACGGCAAGGACGACCCTCGCGAATGGAGTATTAAGACTATCGCCGCAGATATTCCTGCAAATCTGTTTTGTATTTATGGCAACCACGAACGCCGCCCTTCTCGTAAGGATGGTTATAGGACAAAGGAAATCAGTGGAGATATTTGCGGCAAAGTGTGGCATGACCCACATTATCCCAATCAGTATTTCGCTATCGATGGCGAAGTTTACCAGATTCTTGCTGATAGGGAAATTCTGAACTGTCTTGTTTGTGGCGGAGCTTATTCCGTAGATAAATGTTATCGGTTGGAGCGTGGATGGAACTGGTGGCCGGATGAACAGCCTAATGAGAAGACTAAGAAAAAGATCTGGAATATTACACATGACCCTCAAATCGATGGTATTGATGTTATGCTCACGCATACTTGTCCATTCCGGTTCATTCCAACTGAATTGTTTATCGGTGGTATTGATCAAAGCACAGTAGACCAGTCAACTGAAATATTCTTTGATAATATATACGAATGTTATCCTAACGATTGTAAACCATTCTGGTACTTCGGCCATTTCCATGGTAACAAGTACACCGATGACTATGTGATGCTTTTCGACGATATTATTAAGTTTGGAGATAAGGTGAAGAGTGATGGTTAAAGATAAAAATTTACGAGTGCTTGATTATATTGATGGCAAGGAAATACTCATTCAGATGGGAGAGGAAGGTTCGGAACTGTCGAAAGCTGCGATAAAGTTTTATCGTGCAATCGACATGAAGAACCCAACGCCCGTAAGCATTAACGAGGCTTATGAAAACCTCGTAGAAGAATTCGGGGATGTGCTGAACTGTATTTACGCATACTATGATGATGACGAGGATTGCATCTTGGCGTTTACATCGAAAGCGAATGAGATTGCTAACGAGAAGCGCAAGCGCTGGATTAAGCGTCTGAAGGAACGCGACCAGCTTTAATGGTGAAAGGAGAATAGATGTCAGATAATTTTGTAAATCTTCATGTACATACAGCGCAGGGTTCGTTACTTGACTCTATTCTTACCGTCAAGGAACTTGTAGACTTTGCCAAAGAGAATGGTCAGAAGGCTATTGCTGTTACGGACCATGGCAAGATGCACTCTTTTGTTGACCAAGTTAAAGCTTGTAAAGCAGAAGGTATTAAGCCTATCATCGGCTGTGAAGTTTATGAAGTAGATAATCAGGCAGAGAAAGCTGACACAAAAGACTATAAACAACCTCGTTACCATCTTATTTTACTAGCGAAGAACGAGACCGGTTTAAAAAATCTATTTAAGGTTGTTTCAAATGCTTGCGTTGATGGCATGTATAAAAAGCCTCGAACTTCTTTGAACATCATTGAACAGAACGGGTGGGGTAAAGGTATCATCTGTCTTACGGCCTGTCAAGTTGGTCGAATGAGTAGATTGCTTGTTGATGGAAACGAGACCGAGGCATGGCAGTTATGGAACAAACTGAAATGGATCTTTGATGACGTGTTTATGGAAGTTCAGTCTCATGATACGCCAGATCAGGCTGAAGCTAATGCCAAAATTGCAGCTTTTATCAAAAAGTACAATCTTCCGTATACTATTACAACAGATGCTCATATGCTTTCCAAGGAAGATGTTGAGGCACATTCAGTTTTTGTAGAAATTGGAGAAGGACGAGAAGTTGGAGAAAGTTATGTTGACTGTTATCTTCAGACCGAAGACGATGTGCTGAGAACACTTTCAAAGCAGTTTGATGAAGACTTCATCCGAGAAGGCTGCTCAATGTCTGTGAAAATTGCAGATATGGTTGACGATATTGATATTGGTCTTGGTCAGCCAAACCAGATGCCAGAAGTGAAAATTGAAGGTAAATTTGATTCGCATCTGGATTACCTGCGCTACCTTGTTTATTCTACTTTCGATGAAAAATTCGGATGGATGAGTAAAGAAGAACAGCAAACCCGGCGGGACAGAATTGAGATGGAGCTTGACGTTTTGGAATATGTTGACTACATCGACTATTTCATCATGCTGTATATGCTTTGTAAGGTGGCTGATGAACGAGGTATCCCTCGTGGCTATTCTCGTGGTTCTGGTGCAAACTGTCTATGTCTATTTATGCTAAACGTTACGCAGATTGATTCTGTTCGTTGGGATCTTGACTTCTCTCGTTTTGCAAATAAGGGTCGTAAATCATTAGCTGATTAACTAAAATTTAAAACAGATAATGCCAGAATAGAAAGGAGCTGGCACATGAGATATTGTTATAAAGGTTTTGAGTCCGAAGATAAGATAAACGAAATCCTTAATCTGTATCAAGAAGGAAATTCGATAGCAACCGTAAACAAAATCACAGAGAATATGTACGGTATATCAAGAATTGCAACTCTTATTAAAGAAAGAGGGCTATCAAGAGACAATCATGAGAAATCGTTAAAATATAGTTTCAACGAGAATTTTTTTGATTGTATTGATACAGAAGAAAAAGCATATTGGTTAGGATTCATTTATGCGGATGGCTATATTGCAAATGCGATTCCGGGAAAGATACATGATGCATTTGGAATGGCGTTGTCTAGTGTAGATGAAGCTCATCTGGAAAAGTTTAAAAAATCTTTAGATTCGACTCATCCAATACATTATTATACTTCTGCTTATGGTACTGGATTTTCAAGAATTACATTTTTAAATCAACACTTTGTAGATAATCTTATTTCTAAAGGTGTCTTGAGAAATAAAAGTCTGATTTTGACTTTTCCGGCATATGATATTGTTCCAAAAGATTTAATCGTACATTTTATTCGAGGTTATTTTGATGGAGACGGTTCAATAAAGAAAACTGGGAAGAAAAGGACTGCCGCAAAAGACCCGTATGATGTTTCATTTCTTGGGACAAAAGAATTTTTGGAAGCTATACAAGATGAGCTTGGAATGCATACAAAATTAAAGGACGCTTCCAAACATAATGTAAATAATCACGAGATTGTTTTTGGTGGATATCACAAGGCATTATCTGTTTTAAATTTATTGTACGAGAATGCATCTATTTATCTTGATAGAAAATATGAAAGATATTTAGAGCTAAAGAATGTACGAAATAGTCGTCTGCCGCAGTGATGCTGCAGATTATTAGATGGTGAACGTAAGAAAAAACGGTGTGCGTCTGACTTTTGGAGATGTAGGAAATGACATCTAATGGACGTGCTAACAGGGAAAGCCTAAGTCATTTATGATATGGTAATCCTGTGCCAAGCTTTGTCCGAGTGGCAAAGAAGGTCAAACGACTAACGGGTAGCGCCGTGTAGGTTGGAGTTTATCACCAATCGAAGTGCCATCTACCTTTATACAAAGGTAAAGATATAGTCTACACCCCTAATAAATATCGGGAAACCGAGGGTATTATGGTTCGACTTTGATATTAGCCGTCGTCGTCGCAAAGAACTTGTTTCTATTGCAGAAGAGCTTTTTGGAAAAGAGAGTGTAGCACCAATCGCAACTTTTAATTCTCTGTCTACCAAGGTTGCCATTAAGGATATTGGCAAGGTACTGAACGAAGATCCAGAAAGCCCATATTATATGCAGATTCCGTATGAATTGCGAAATGAAGTTGCTAAGTTGATTCCAACCGTGAAAACATTGGATGATCTCGGAGAAGAAGTTGAGAAGGAAGTTCTATTGAAGGACATTCTTGGAAAGAGCGAGCAGCTTTCTAATGTGTATGATAAGTTCCCTCTATGGTTTAAGTACGTTATGCGGCTTGAAGGGTTACCGAAAAGTATGGGTCGCCATGCTGCAGGAACTTTGATTACACCTAAGCCTGTCATTGAATATTGTCCTCTCTGTATGGATAGAGAAGGAAATCAGATGTGTCAGCTTGAAATGCACAATGCAATGGACGACTTATCATTGGTCAAGATGGATTTTCTTGGTCTTGAAAATTTGGACACGATTGATGACACATTAAAGATGGCCGGTCTAACTTGGAAGGATGTTGACATCAACCATCTCGACCTAAACGATAAGGCGGTCTACGACGCAGTTTATAAGTCTGGACACACAATTGGTATTTTTCAGATGGAGTCTGCTGAAGCTCGAAAGATGTGTGTTGAAGCAAAATGTGACAACGCCGAGGATATCATTGTTGTGAATGCAGCAAACCGCCCTGGCACTAAGGACAGCTTCCCGACGTATTGTTCCAATAAGCTTCATCCAGAGACTATCAAACTACTTCATCCTGACATCAAACAGCTTTTTGCCAAGACTCAGTACATTCTTCTTTATCAGGAACAGGCTCTGGCAGTATTTCGTTATGCAGGATTCCCTGAAACTGAGGTTGACAATGCTCGTCGTGCTATCGGCAAGAAAAAGAAAGATGTTATGGCATCCTTGGAAGTTCAGTTCCGAGATGGTCTTCACAAGAAAGGATGGAATGATTACCAGATTTCTGAGATGTGGGCACTAATCTTGAAGCAGGCTTCTTATTCCTTTAATAGAGGCCACGCAGTTGCGTATGGACTTCTTTCTTACCTGACGGCTTACCTGAAAACTCATTATACTGAGTATTTCATGGCTGCGTGTATGATTACCAAGGAAGATGATTCTGGCAAAATGGGTGTGTTTATCAACGAATGCGACCGTCTACATATTCGTGTCCTTCCTCCAAGTGTCAACAAGTCTGATATGGAATTTAAGGCTGATGCGGAAAAGCACACAATCCTGTTTGGTTTGAAAGCCATTAAGGGAATGGGTGAGAGTGTCGCTTCAGGAGTGATTGCAGACCGTCCATATTCTGGACTGGCAGACTTTGTTCAGAGAGCAAACGGTGGTAAGATTGGAACCTCAAATGTTGTCAAGTTGATTAAGGCTGGCGCTATCCCGACAAAGGATAAGAAAAAAATCTTAATCACTTTTGCAAATATGGTTTTTGAAAATGAGTATAAAGAGAAAGGATTCCATGAGATGGCATCCCTTCCCAAAATCTCTGTTCTTAAAGACGAATATGGCATTGACACAAATTATATTAAAGATAAGTCTACTAGACTTGCTTTATATAATAAGGCAAGAAGGGTGCGCTGGGAGGCAGATGCAGAGAACCGAAAGAAGGAAAAAGACAAGAAGCGGAATGCCTTTATGCAGGCGTTTGCTGAAAAGTATATGCAAGACGAGCACATGTGGGAATTTGAAACCCTTTCAATGTTCTTGACTAGCAATCCCATTAAGGATGCTTGTACCTATATTGATGCTGGGCTTGATACTGTAGAGGATGGCGGTGAGGCAACTGCTATTTGTGTCATCGTAGACATCCAAAAAAAGAAGGATAAACGTGGTAACCAGTTTGCATACTTACATGTTTACACGACAGGTGGTATTGTTGAAATGATTTGTTGGGCATCTCAGTATGCACGATATTCAAGTCTAATTTCAAAGGGCAGCGATCTTGCAATCCTTTGCAAGAGAAAAGAAAATTCGTACATTGTTGAGAAGATGAAGTCTTACAAACAGTGGCTGCATGATAGAGAGATAAAGTAATGAATGGTATTTTATATACTATTGACGGAGAGGTTCTTTGTGAGCTTCCTATGTTTAAAATTGATTGGTACAAAGATAAAACTGTAATTAAGATACATTGTACGAATTGTTGCGTCGTTAGAAAAGTTCAGAAGTGGAAGTTTGACTGCGCAGAACAATGCGAGCGTACCACAAAATGGTTTTATTGCAGAATGTGCGGAGGACTGACAGAATTTAGATTAGGTGCATAATAAGAGGGTTATAAAGTGGCAGATAAGAAATTTAATGAAAATATGATTCGTTGCTACATCAGGATAAAACGAGTCTTTTATCCAAAAGATGGGAGGCAGGTGGAGCCCGGCGGCTTCGCCACTTTCTCTGCCGAGGTGGTAAAAGTCAAGCAGGGAAACCCTGTTATGAGCCGATATAGTGATCTCCGGCTAAAAGGCAATGTTCCTAGTCTCGATATGGATAAGACTTATTCGTTCTGTGGCGAGTATGTTCATCATGAAAAGTTTGGTGACCAGTATAAAATCATCTACATGAACGAGCTCCAAGAGATTACTGACCCAGAAGAGCAAAAATGCTTTCTTCATTTTATCCTGACTGACCATCAGTTTGAGATACTTTATGAAGCATTTGATAATCCGTATGAAATCATCAAGAATGGTGATATCAAGTCTCTTTGTACTGTTAGCAGTATTACGGAAGGTCGAGCACAAAAGATCATTGACTCTTTTGAAAACAACATTGATAACAGTGAAGCGTACACGAAACTGATTGAGTACGGTTTGACCCCTAGTGCTATTGAAAAGCTTGTTCGTCAGTATCACGGTGCAGACACTCTGGTAAGAAAGATTGAGGAAAATCCTTACGTTCTGATCGATGATGCGTATGGCATCGGCTGGAAAAAAGCTGACGCTCTTGCTTTGAATATGGGTTTAAAGCACAATTCGCAATTCAGAATCGAAGCTTACGTCATGCATTTTCTTGCCGCCCGTGCCGAAGAAGGTAACTCTATTGTTCCGGCAAACCAGACAATCAATAGCTGTATCAAGGAACTTGATTTGAACGAGGGTGACCAAGAAGTTATCAAAAGGGCACTTTTCCATCTGCATGATGTCCGTGAAACGCTTTGGTGGAGTGATGACCGTCAGGAATTTGCTTTAACTAGAGTGTGGAATCTGGAAGATGAAATCGCAAAGGAAATCAAGCGATTAGCGGATGCACCTGTTGAGCCGATTGGTCGAAATATGGATGCAGCAATCAATGAAGCTGAGGATGCGCTTGGCATCGAGTATACTGAAGAGCAGAGAGATGCTATTAAAAAGGTATGCTCTAGTAACGTCTGTATCTTAACAGGCTACGGCGGAACTGGCAAAAGTACCGTTGTCGCTGGTGTTCTAAAGGTTCTTCGTGGTAAGTCTTTCGCTCAGACTGCACTCTCTGGTCGTGCCGCAGCTCGTATGCAGGAGATTACTGGTCAGGATGGTAAGACCATCCATCGTCTTCTTGGTTATGATATTGAGAATGGTGGTTTCATTTATAGCAAGGACAATCCTCTTGAAGAAGATATTATTATTTTGGATGAGACATCTATGGTTGGAGCTCAGTTGTTCTATGACTTGATTCAGGCAATCGAGACCGGAAAGCGATTCATCATGATTGGTGATGACGGCCAGCTTGAGAGTATTGGTATGTGTAACATCTTCAAGGATATGCTTGCATCTAAGGTCGTTCCTGTGGCTCGTTTGACCAAGATTCATCGTCAGGCAACTAAGTCTGCAATTATCACGGAGAGTATCAAAGTTCGTAATGCTACGCAGTTGGTGCCTTATGGCTGGGCTGGTAGTGAGATTCGTGGTGAACTTCGTGATTTGGAACTTGATATCTATAAAGACGCAAGTGAGTCATTTAACCACATCATCAATCAGTATCGTACCTTATATAATAAGGTAGGGAATGATAGTGCGAAGATCCAGATTGTACTTCCACAGAAACTGCGTGGTAGTATCTGTACTTATGAAGTCAACAATGCCATTCAGGAAATTGTGAATCCGAGTCGTGGTCAGACTGAAGCGAAGATCACAATTTACGGTGATGGCAAGGACAGAGAGTATACTCTGCGTGAAGGTGATCAGGTCATTATCAACAAGAACAACTATGAGCTTCACACATACAACCTCAAGACAAAGAAAAAGGAAGAGAAGTGTCCGGTGTTCAATGGAAACCGTGGCATTATCCGAAAGATTGAGAGTAGTTTTATTCTGGTTGATTTTGACCAATGGGGCACAATATTCATTCCTCATTATTTTGGTGGGAATAACATCTGGGCAACGCTTGAACTTGCTTATGCTTTAAGTTGTCATAAGTTGCAGGGTAGTGAAGCTCCGTATGTGATTGTCGGCATGGACAACTCTGCGTACCTGATGTTGACGAGAGAATGGCTCTATACGGCAATTACTCGTGCCAAGAAGTATTGTGTGATTTGCGCCGAAACCCATGCTCTTGATCGGGCAGTAAAAACTTCAAGGGTGCCGTATAAGCGGACGTTCCTGAAGGAATTTTTACGGAAAGAATTTTCAGAAAAGCATTGACAATTATATGCGTATCCTGTATAATATAGCTATAAAAAGTCTCCATCCTTGGAGGCTTAAAATTCTCTATTTAACTACATAACACAGGATACGGGAAAAGAAAGGCTTGCTCGTAACGACAAGCCTTTCTTTATTAGCTATAACTATATAACACAGGATACACAAGGAGGCTTTATGACAGATAAAGAGCTCATAGGTAAGCTTGATGCGATGGTTAAGGCATTGCAGAAAGTAAAGAAGAAGACGGACAAGACACGCATTTTGCTGGATGCACGTAATGATTTTGGAGATGAAGCTGATGAGCTGATGGCATTTTTCCGATTTCTGCTTGACCCGGCAATTGTTACTGGCCTGTCTGATACAAAGATCAATAAGAAGGTAACTGCAAGGCCGGATGTCGATGTTCAGTATCTCAGCTGCGGATACCTTTATATTATGGGTGCTGGTCACAATACAGGCTCTGATACATCCATCGCAACAATCCAGAATTATTTACATAAAAATCCTGAGCATGAAGAGTTTCTAAAGCGACTGTTCACTAAGAACCTGCCGATCGGAGTCGAGGCAGCTACCATCAATAAGGTGTACGGCGAAGAAATTATTCCTGTCTGGGAGGTTCAGCAGGGGTATCCGATTGATAAGGTAAAGCTGAAGGATGGCATTTGGTTCAGTTTAAGCCAGAAGATGAATGGAAATAGGGGCACCATGTATAAAGGCGAGCTCATCTCTCGGCAGGCTCAGAAGTTTAAAGGATTAGACCATATAAAGAATGACCTGCTCACTCTATACGATGAAGACGCCTCAAGGCGAGATGCGTGGGTGTTTGATGGTGAGCTGATCTACAAGAACCCAGAAAGAATGTCGGACGGAGAGGCTTTTCGTTATGGCACTGGCCTACTTAATTCTGACAACAAGGACAAGGCTGGAATCAAATTTGTGATTTTTGATGTGATTCCTGTTGTAGAGTTCGACCGTGGAAAGTGTACTATCCCATATAAAATTCGCCGTATTGGGTTAAATTGTCTTCGCGCAGAGATTACTCGCAAGCACCTTGAGAATATTGAGATTGTTCCCATGGTCTATGAAGGAAAAGACCAAAGCGTGATTCCAAAGTGGCTTGATTATGCGGTCGAGCACGATTGGGAAGGTCTTATGTTGAACACGGACGTCCCTTATCGCCGAGCTCGTCACAACGGATGTCTCAAAATCAAGCGATTCTACACTGTTGATCTACGAATCACAGCGATTGAGGAAGGTCAGAACCGTCTGGCTGGTACAATGGGTGCTCTTGTTGTTGATTATAAAGGCAACGAACTTCGTGTCGGTTCTGGTTTTGATGATGCTACGAGAGTTGCTGTGTGGGCAAATCCTGATAATTACATCGGTAAGATTGTGGAGTGTAAATACAAAGAGGTCACAATGGATAAAAAGACCGGCCTTGAGTCCCTGCAATTCCCGACTTTTGTGCGATTCCGAAACGACAAGAATGAAGTAAGCTACGGCTAAGGAGAAATCTATGAATCTTTCTAATAAGTCCATTAAGCATATTCTTCGGATTCTGGATAACAAATGTGTCGAAGTTCCTACAAAGGTATCTGCTTATAGCAGCAGTGGACGTAGAATTTTAACTCATGATTTTGAGCCAAAGGATTCACACGGAATGAATGGCTGGCAACGGATCGTCTATGTACCGTCCGAAGGATATTTCTACGGAATTTATAACGGGAAATCGGAAGAAGATTGGGACATTCCAGATATCTGGTCTCCTGCACAGCTTGCCGATTTGTGAGGTTTTGCAATGTTTATTTTAACACAGAATCAAACCGGAGTTGCTGACACCAGTAAATGTTTTGGAATCCATATTGTAGATGAATCAACAGTAATCAGAGCGTATACCTTTGATGGAGATGGATGGATGAAACTTGGTAAATATAAAACAGTAGAACGAGCAAAAGAAGTAATTCAAGAGATTAACGCTGCTCTTTGTGAGAACCGTATTAGTTTCGATATGCCGGAGGACTAAAATGCTACTTTTAACGCAAGGCGGAGAAATTATAAATCTTGACCGTATGGCAATCATTGATACCGCAAGTCTTAATGTTTACGCAAGGCAAGGTATGGGCGAGCGCGGAATTGTTCTTGGTAGTTATAACTCTGAGAGTAGATGCTACGATGTTGTCGCACGTATTTTTGATTGCTATCGGAAAAATGAGAAAGCATACATAATGCCAAAATGAACGACTTCAGAGAGCTAACCGTCTCGAAGAAAGCAAAACAGGAAGAAATCATATGAGAAATATGTCAAAGAACACTCGTAAAAAGGTTATGCGAGTTATCAAGGCAAATTGTCATTCGAATAATGGGTATTGGTGGGAACCATACAAAAGTAGTCGGATGTTCGCGATTTGGAACTATATTATAACAGAAGATCGCTTTGGTTTGGGCGAATTTGCAGCAGCATATGAGGATTTGGATGAGAAATTTTCTCCATACTTTTATGTTAATATCGTGTCTCCTGTGCAGTTAACAAATCCACGTCTTCCAATCAATGTCAACAAACAGATTGTAAAGAAATGGGAAGAAGGTGGTTTTATCTGACAGACTTCCGAAAACTAGCCATCCCAAAGAAAGAACGACTTGAAGTTCGACTTACCGATGGCACAGAAGAACACAATATATTGTACATAATCACATCTCTAGCCACTATTAAAGGTGCTGAGATTTTTAAAAATTTTCGTTTGTATTCTGTAGGCTCCGCCGGGGAGCTCAACTTATTAGAGAAGCGAGACGGCGATCCCTACTTCGATAAGCTGAAAGGAACAGAATATGAGTAATTCGATGAATCGAGAAGACCGGCGCAGAGAGCAGCGTAAGGCACGAATCCTTGCCCGGCGAATCAAAAAGGCCGGTGGCCCCGACTTTCTGGCTGGGATGCCAGTTGAAGAGTGGGAGCCAAAGATTGGCGATGAGGTCACTATTAAGGTAAAGCGGATTCAGGGTAAGAAAGATTTCTTTAAGATGAGTCCTCAGTATCAGGACTTTATCAATAGCCTTGAAGACGGAAGGCCTTACAAGATTACAAGTACCGGCATGAAGGGGCAGGTCTACGGCATTGACGCACATCCTTATTTTCAGATTTGGAAGGGTGATATGGAACCCTATAAGGAGTCCTGATGAGGATGTACTTCAGGACGGACTATTATGCCGATGTTGGCATAGATGAAGTCGTTCGGCTTCAAAGAGGAATTACATACGAAGTAGTTTCAGAAACTGAATTTTTTTATTTTATCGTAACTGATAATAAATCATTCAGAAAAGTGCTAAACATTGTCATGATTCCAAAAGAAGACCTTGAAGATGATGTATATGTCGTGACTGGTAAGAGTGAAGAATTTGAGAAAGGAGGTGGGGCGATATGATTGGTATCGACCATCGTGAGCAGGGTCGTAAGGAACGAGCCCTTGCAGAGTATTATAGAACCTTAGCTCGATATCCTGTCGAGTGTGGAGAGCCGATTACATATCAGTTGTCAGAAGAGCAACTTAAACAGATTCTCTGTGGAGAGGTTACTGTGGATGAGTTGATTGAAAGAGGTGAGGTAAATGAGAGACAGGATTAAGATGTGGATCGCTTTCATTAAGATTTTAAGGATTATCTTATTGCGGTCGGAATCATGATTGCGTTGTGGCTACTGTCTTGCCTTATCAAATATGGGATTTCAGTATCCAATTTCCCAGATTGGTTTAAGTTTGCACTTCTAAAGTAATGGAGGAATAAATGGTAACCGATATTCTTAACAGAGAAATTCATGTTGGCGACACAGTTCTTAGAGCTAGAACTCGAAAAGGTCGAGGAGTTCTTTGGAGTATTCATAAAGTTGTCGCCATTATGAACGTAATGATTAAAGTTCAAGATGGAAAGTACACAACGAATGTTGCACCTAAAAATTGCATTGTAATTGGTGAGAACGACATTCCTGAAAACTGGCGTGATGAAGATTAAGGAGAATAAATATGACCGTTGATTTGATTGCATATTCCCGGCGGCCTGGATTTCAAGAGGACCAGAACCCGCTGAGTATCGTAGAGGAAGCGGCGAGTACCTGTTATGATTCGCAACCAACAGAGACTTTCCGGATCGCTAAGGGATGTAAAGCAACCGGGCATCAGAGTGTGCTTGAACATATCTCATTTACATTCTGTGTGACTGGTGCAAGCCGAGCACTTCTAGCTCAGTTGAGTCGTCATCGGCATATCAGTCTGAGCGTGCGCAGCCAGCGTTACTGCTCAGAGGACAATTTTAATTATGTCAATCCGTTTGGTGAGCAACATGGCGGCGACGTATTTGACGATATGATGAGCAATATTGCTAATGATTACAAGCTGCTTAAAAATCTCGGCGCTGCCAATGAAGACGCTCGTGCTGTTCTGCCGAATGCCTGCTGCACTAAGTTTTATGTCACCATCAATGCTCGGTCGCTGATTGAAATGAGTCACCTGCGACTTTGTACTCGCGCCCAAGCAGAAATCCGATCCATGTTTACCATGATGAAGAAAGCTATCGCCACAATTTGTCCTGAACTTGCCGCATGGATGGTTCCGAGCTGTGAAGCAAATCCGAAGTATCCGTTCTGTCCAGAGGGTCGTGGTTGCTGTGGTCGTCACCCGAAGTTGGCAGATGTTTATAAGCCTATTGAAAAGAACAAGGAGGTTATTGATGGAAACACTTGACGAAATTAAGAAGAACGTTGATCATCCGTCTCATTACGGCGGTGCAGACAATCCCTATGAGGCTATTAAAGTGCTACGGGAATGGCAATTAGACGAGGATGCTTATCTTTGGAATGTTGGTAAATATTTAAGCCGGGCAGGTCACAAAGATGGCAATTCTCAGCTTCAGGATTTGACGAAGGCACGTTGGTATTTGGACTATAAAATTCGGCTTTTAGAGGAACAGCAGAAGGTTGCTGAAAGTGTCGTAGATACGCTCAAGAAGATTCCTGATGAGGCTAATGATAAGCTGGCTACGATGCCAAAAAAAGACAGCCAAGGAAATTTTTACGATCCTAGACTTAATTGTTTGGTAAACGATTGCGTTTATCGTCCTGATGATTCATTCAAAGAAAAGCTGGCAAAAGCAGAGCCGATGTGTAACATCGAGACTGCCGTGGTTCCTGATTGTGCCGATGAAGTCAAGTTTTAAGAGGTTTACATAAATGAGATATAACTGGAAGTTACCTATTATCGTTATTTGCGTCGTGTTGATTTCAATCCTTGGCATGACCTTTATGGTGCAGGGGCCTAAGAATACGGCCATCTCTTATGAAGAGCAGATTCAGGAAGCTAAGTCCGGCATTGAAATTCAGGAGAAGCGCAGAGCTGATCTGATTCCAAATCTAGTTGAAACCGTCAAGGCTTATGACCAACATGAGTATCAGACTTTGATGGATGTTGTGAATGCTCGTGGCACTTCCGGCCAGACCGCTCAAGAGATTACGACTCAGATTGCAGCTATTGCGGAAGCATATCCTGAACTGAAGTCTAGCGACAACTACAAGGAGCTTATGAATGAGCTATCCGTCACTGAAAATTTGATTGCAAACTATCGTGGCGATTATAATCGTGTCGTGAAGGAATATAAGCAGAGCGTTCGTAAGTTTCCGAACTCCTTTCTGCTGGGTCTGACTGGATATGAGGTTCAGAATTATGAGTATCTGTCCTATGAGGGGAATGAGGCAACACCGGCAGTCGGCAACCTTTTTGGAAATCGGTAATGCCGAAATTACTTATCGTGAATTGATCGTCAGTGTTGGTATTGTGTTCATCATGCTGATACTTGGTAGCGTTATCGCTGGAAATATCACCAGAGATTCGCTTGAGCAGAAGAAAGAATATAATACAGCAATTTCGATTGAGTCCGAAAATATGTTCGATTATGGAATAAGAACTAACGTAGGCAACGCCTTTTGCCAAGGCGCACTAGAAGCAGTAGATACCGTAAGTGATTCACGTATCGACGGACAGTGGATGTACATCTATTGCGAAGAAAAGCATTATACGATGCATACACGAACTGTAACTACTACGGATAGCAAAGGCCATACAAAAACAAGAGTCGAAACGTACTGGACTTGGGATTATTACAGTTCAGAAGAACACAATTCTAAGAATATTACGTTTCTTGGCAAAGAATTCAAGTATGGTGACATCAAAATGCCATCAAGCAAGTACCTGACAACTGTACAAGTCAGTCCTCATGTGAAATTCGAGTTTTATGTCAAAGAAGTTCATTATGATGGTACGTTGTTTGCAAATTTGAGCGACGAAAGTATACATGATGCACAATTCATTAAGGATAAAAACATCGAAGAAGCACGAGATTATATGATTTCTGCAGCTGGTACACGGGTGATTTGGTTTTGGGTATTCTGGGTCGTATTGATGGTAGTTGCGGTTGGAGCTTTCTATGTGGCAGAAAATCGTTGGTTGGAAGATTAAGGAGCGATTGCATGGAATATGTGATTAAACGCGATGGAACGAAAGTTCTTTTTGATAAGAGTAAGATTGTAAATGCGATTGAGAAGGCGATGAATGATTCTTCAGATCCTGTTGACCACAAGCTGAGTGATAGTATTGCATCTGAAATCGCAGCCATTGACTCTACTATGGATGTAGAAGCGATTCAGAATGCAGTTGAGAATCGTCTTATGCAGAGTGGCTATTACGAGACGACTCGTTCTTATATGAATTACCGATATCTACATGGTATTGCTCGCAGCAATTACAAAGAGCTGATGGATGCAGTCGAGGAGAAACTTCTCGGCAAAAAGATTGATAACCAGAATGCCAATGTTGATGAAGCATCTTTTGGCGGTCGTATTGGCGAGATGAGCCGGGTGGTTTCCAAGCGATATGCCCTTGATTATTGCATGTCTAAGATGGCTCGTGAGAATCACGAGAACAACGAAATTTATATCCACGATCTCGATAGCTACGCAGTTGGTATGCACAATTGCTTGAGTATTCCGTTTGATGACCTGCTTGCGAATGGTTTTAACACTCGCCAGACTGATGTTCGTCCTGCACAGTCCATCAGTACGGCATTCCAGCTTGTCGCAGTCATTTTCCAAATTCAGAGTCTTCAGCAGTTCGGCGGCGTGAGCGCAACACACCTAGACTGGACTATGGTTCCTTATGTACGGAAGAGCTTTTCGAAGCATTTTAAAGATGGAATTAAATACATTCAGCCTGAAGATGACTCCAACAGAGTACCCAAAGAATTATCTTTTAACGACCTAGAGGCTAATGATCCAAGGAATGCAAAAGTGTATCAGTACGCAATGGACATGACAAAGCGAGAATTGAATCAAGCCGTTGAAGGCATGTACCATAATCTGAATACACTCCAGTCACGTAGCGGAAATCAGCTTCCGTTCACGTCTATCAACTATGGCACATGTACATTGCCTGAAGGCCGAATGGTTATCGAAGCATTGCTAAATGCTTCCATTAAGGGTATCGGCAAATTACATAGAACTAGCATTTTCCCTTGTGGTATTTTCCAGATGGCTAAGGGAATCAATCGTGCTCCCGGAGACCCTAATTACGATATGTATCAGCTGGCACTGCGTTCCACTGCACAGCGTCTTTATCCTAATTATGCCAATGTCGATTGGAGCGGTAATGAAGGATACGATAAAAATAATGTAAAAACGTATTTTTCGACGATGGGCTGTAGAACTGCAAATGGTTGGGATGTCAACGGCTTTGAGCAGTTGAAGGATGGCCGAGGGAATATCTGTCCTGTTACGATTATTCTTCCTACTCTTGCAATGGAAGCGAAGGAATATACCATTAAAAACGCTACTGGAGAAGACCTTGAAGGACAGACTGTAGCCAAGTTTATGTCCATTCTTGACCAGAAGTTGCATGAAGCAAAAGATATGCTGATTGAACGCTTCGAGTGGATTTGCTCTCAGTCTCCTGAGTCTGCAAAATTCATGTGGGAGAATGGAACAATGGCCGGATATGATGGAAAAGATATTCGTTCTGCTCTGAAACATGGCACGTTGGCTGTTGGTTTGCTCGGCATGGCTGAAACTCTTCAAATTTTGATTGGAGAAGATCAAACTTGTGATAATGGTCTTGAGCTTGCAAAGAAAATTTGTCAACTCTACAAAGATCGCTGCGACGAATTCAAGCACAAGTATTCTCTAAATTTTGGCGTGTACTTTACGCCTGCAGAAAACCTTTGTTTTACTGCCATGCAGAGATTTAAGGCAAAATATGGTGATATTAAAAACGTTTCAGACAAAGAGTTCTTCACTAACAGTGTCCATGTTCCGGTATGGCGAGAAGTGACACCGTTTGAAAAGATCGATATTGAGTCTCAGCTTGACGGATATTCAAGCGCAGGCTGCATCGCGTATGTAGAGCTCGACTCGACTGTAAAGAATAATCTCGGTGCGCTAGAAACAATTGTGAACTACGCAATGGATCATGACATTCCGTATTTTGCAGTGAATGTTCCAAATGATACCTGTATGGAATGCGGTTATTGTGATGAGATTGGTGATACTTGCCCTGAGTGTGGAAGTCATAATATTCGGCGTCTTCGTCGTGTGACGGGTTATCTCACGGGCGATTACACTACAGCTTTCAATCTTGGTAAGCAGCAAGAAGTTGAGCTTCGTGTTAAGCACAATCGAGTGATTCATTAACGTGTAAGTGGTGGGTTGGTTGGATTACATATGAAAGAAATTATTGTTTTCTTTGTGATTGTATGGGTTATCGCCTATTACATTTTAAAAGATAACTACAAAGATTGAGGAGATATTTATGAAGAAATTTATGGCAATTTTTGTTGCATTCCTCGTTGCAGTTGGCGCAGTGCTTTGTACCGAGCGAGTACATACTGGTTATGTTGGCGTTGTTTATTCCGCGAATGGAGTCGAGCAGCAAACTATTTCTCAGGGCTGGCATTTTATGAGCCCTCTGAAGCATGTGTCTGAGTTCCCGATTACTCAGCAGCGAGTAGTCTTTTCTAATGCTCCGTCCGACTATGGTGTAAAGGAACACGCAGATTGGCACATTGATGCTCCTGCTAATGGCGGTACGATTGCAATCAACTTGACTGTCAATTATAACTTCCTGCCGGAGCATGTTGTTGAACTGTACACCAAGTTTGGTGGTATGGATGGTGAGAGCCTGATGGAGAGCAAGATCCAGAACGATATTATTGCTTATGTTAAGGAAGTCACTCCTCAGTTCAGTGTCATGCAGATTTATTCTGATGATCGCGCAGGTGTTAATACCGCAATCACCAACTATCTGAATGAGAAGCTGACCGCAGAATATGGTATCAATGTTTCTTCCGCACTGATTGTTGATGCACAGCCTGATGATACCCTGATGCAGAAGATTCGTGCCAAGGAGCAGGCAAAGCAGGATGCAGAGATTGCAGAGCTGAATAAGCAGACCGCTCTGGCTCAGGCAGAGACTGATAAAGTTAAGGCACAGACGGAAGCTGACGTTAAGATGATCGAAGCACAGGCCGAGGCTGATGCAAATAAGGTGCTTTCCGAGTCTATCACTCCTGAGTTGATTCAGATGAAGGAAGCAGAAGCTCGTCTGAAGCATGGTTGGGTCACCGTTCAGGGTGCAGATACAGTTGTCACCAAGGGTGAGTAAATGAGGCTTTAAAAATGAAAATTTTCGCAAATATCTTAGGATTTATTTTATCCTGGTTTATCACAGTCCTTGTTCTCTATGGTGTTTGGAAAATGCTTGGGCCAAATTTTAGACTGTGGGTTGCAAGTGGAATCTGGTTAATTCTGCTTGTATTCGGAGGTTTCAAAACTAACAAGAGTCAATAAATAAATTAGTAGGGTGGGTGTGGTGGCATGAAAGGAGTTATATGGATTATTGGTCTGTTGAAGTAATGTACTACGATGATGGGCATCAGGAACTCAATGCATATATGGTCAAAGCGCAGGATCAAAATGATGCCATGAACAAAGCACATCATCGTTTTGAAAAATCTCATCCCGGTATGAGCTGCATGGTTCAGAATGTAGAAAAGGCAGGTGGCTGAGGTGGACTTTAAATGTAAGTGTGGCAGTAAATCTTTCTTTATCCAGAGCAAAGGAAATCAGATTGGATTGTATTGTTCTGTTTGTGGCAAGTGGCAAAAATGGCTCACTAAGGATGAAGTGAGACAGTTTGAGTACGAGACGAATACATTGGACTCAAAAGGAAACAATCCTGATGATGATTTTTATGAAAAATTCGCCTTAACTCCATGGGGCTGCCTACACTGTGCTTTTAGAGATTTTGGCTTAGACCTTCCTGAAATCTCTGGTAAGATGGCCGATGCTCTTATGGAAGATTTCTTCGAGATTATGAAAAAGCATGGATTGTGGAGAAAGAACAAGAATGATTGAAAACATTGAACACGAAAACAATCAAAATAAGCAGACAGATTTGTACAATCGACTACTGGATAGAATCAGCCAAAGCGCTATTAGAGTATCAACCGTAAAAGAACCTCATACTTATATGAAAGCAGTTGGAACAAATGAGCTCAAACGAATTCTATCGGAAGAATTTAATATCCAATAAAAGTGCCGTTTTATCGTGAAATTCTATCAAATTTATAACGTAAATACGTTGAATAACAGGAGACAAAATGAAGAAGTGGACAGAAAAGCTGCTTGAAGCTGAAGGATACGAGATCCGAAATGCACAAATCAAGAACGTTAGCCTTAACATGGCCGATCATGGAGTTTTGACTTCTGATTTGACGTTGGATGGTCATGGATGGGGCGTTTGCTATGGAGGATATGTTCTTGGTAAAGGATATGTAGGAGCAAAAACTTTCGAAGGATATGCTTCTGGTATGGAAGCCATCATGCGAATCATGGATACTGTTGGCTGCGATAAGTACGAGAACATGAAAGGCAAGTATATCCGTGTGGCAACTAAAGGCTGGGGCAGTACAGTAAAAATTATCGGCAATGTTCTTGAGGATAAGTGGTTTGACTACGAATCTTTCTTTAAGGATAAAGAGAACGAGGAGGCTTGTATTAGTGAGTAACATGGACGCAGATATGATTATTATCAATGTTGTCGCAAAGAAAGGCGATAAGACAATTGAACTTTCAGTTCCAGACGACGTATTTAATCAGGCCGAGCGAATTCTTCTAAAGAATGAACGAGGTGTGTTTTGTAAGACATTTCCGGCAGAAGCTTTCAGTAGTGATTCGTGGATTAGCGTAAAAGAAGATTTACCCAAAACAAATCCAAAGACTTGTGAAAGCGAGCCTATTTTTGCTTATGACCCAGAAATGGGGAAGGCGGTAGTATTTTATCACGAGGATGGACACTGGTACGACATTGTTGACCGTAATTGGTGTCGTGTAGAGCCAACTCATTGGATGCCATTACCTGATGACCCACAGGAGGTAGATAATGATTAACAATCCTTTTACAGAAGAAGGCATTATCGCTTGCCAGTGTTGTGGCAGTGGCGAATATCTCTTTAATGAAGATGGCAACCGTAATGGTTACTGTGGTAACTGCGGAGCTAGAATCGACTGGCCGGAAGTAGAGTTAGATGACTGGAATATCCCAGCGGTGAATATCCCAAAACCTTGTAGCACCGTTATGGCAAAATACGGCGAGAAAGAATTTAAAGTGTGGTATTCAAAATATGGCAATTGGATGCCTGACGGCGTGATGACGTACTTGAAACCACCTGATTGTTGGCGTTATTTAACGGAGGAAGAGAAGAATGGGACTTAAAGAGCATGAAAAAATCCTCTTCATTATGTGTTGGACGTTCCGAAAGGTTATGTGGCCTCGCCAAGTCTATGCTTGCCTTCGTAAAATTATCCCATACAAGCAATTCGTTTACTATCTTAAAAAGTGGGAAGAACTTGGTTTCTATGATTATGGAGTAAATCAAGAGCTCGGCTGGTTTTATCCAGAAAACTTTCCAGATAGATACAAGGAAATAATTGAAGGTGTAGAAGATTTTAAAGAATACAAAACCGGATGTGTTTTCTAAAATTCCGCTTTTAACAGAAAGGAAAAGTATGTTTAAGACTTTCAAAAATACTGCCGTATGCGTACTTCTAGCAGCGATTATACTGACTGGATGCAGTACAAGTGTGAAAAACTCAGTAGGGAATGTAGCCAAAGAGAATGACTGGTTCTATCGTATTGGTGACACTCCTGTGGTGTACGACAAGGATACACACGTTATGTATTACTTGTTCAGTAAAAGTGGAGGCAACCATGCTTACGGCTATATGTCTCCTTATTATAATGAGCACGGTCAGATGTGCTACTACGTTGATGGTCAGGTTATTCCAATCGAGGAGGTGCTAATCGATGCTGACTGAGATTGCTTGGCTTATGACCAAGGCTTGTCTTATTTTGATTTTCGCAGCAGCTGTGATTCGCTCTGAACAGATTCTGTATGATACCTCTACATACATTTTTCGAGGCGACAAGATGAATGTAATGTATGGTTGCGTCGCACTGAATGTTTTTATTATCGTTTGCGCAAGTATGTGGACGAAGGTGATTTGAGATGAGACCTATTGATGCGGACAAGGTTATTCCTGCCATTTATAATAAAGGACTTCATTTAAAATATGAGCAAATCTCAGATATGTCTGACGCAATTAACTCTATTCCAACGCTTGATTTAGAAAATCTTCAAAAAGTAGATTATCATTGTTATACCGATTGGTATAAAAGTTCTTTTTGGAAATGCAATATATGCGGTGGAGAAATTAAAGGTTTTGAGGACCCTGAACTTATGGGATATAGTTTTTGCCCATATTGTGGATTAAAACCGAGGTGGATAAATGAATTACATGAAAGTTGTTCCTTGTGATATTGCGAATGGGCCAGGCGTAAGAGTCACGTTATTCTGCGCGGGATGCAACCATCATTGCCCCGGCTGTCAGAATCCTACTACATGGGACCCGAATGGTGGTCAACCATTCACAGATGAAACGCTTGATAAAATTGTAGATTTACTTCGGCCTGATTACATTCAGGGTCTGACGCTTACTGGTGGAGATCCGTTGTTCCCGGAGAATAGAGAAGTTGTTGAGAAAATCGTTCATCGTGTGTGGACTGAATTTCTAAACAAAAAAGACGTCTGGCTCTGGACTGGATATAAGTGGGAAGAGTTATGGAACCAAGATGGCCTTGTGGCTGACATTCTTGCGGATATAAATGTTCTTATAGATGGGCCATTTATTGAATCAGAGAAAGATATCTCTCTTCCATATATGGGGAGTAAGAACCAACGAGTAATTGACATCAAATGGAGTCTTGGATATAAAGAACCGACTCTTTGGTGGACTCCAGAAAAGAAAGGAAAATAATATGAATTTTAGTGATTTTGGCTCGATGCAGAGTATCACGCCTTATCGCCCCAACATTAAAATCAATAAACTGCATGATGATGCTCATCTGCCAACTTATGGTTCTACAAACGCTGCTTGTGCAGACTTGTACGCCTATATCGGTTTTGATGACGCAACGATGGTAAACAAGAATGGTGATCGTTGCATTATGATTCAGCCGCATGAAACCGTTAAAGTACATACTGGTTTACGGATGGCTCCGCCGGAAGGTTGGTATGTCGCTATCTATGCTCGCAGCGGTATGGCAACTAAGCAGGGACTTGCTCCTGCGAACAAAACTGGCATTTGCGATCAAGATTATCGTGGAGAGTATATTGTGGCATTACATAATCATTCCAACATCCCTCAAATGATTACTCATGGCGACCGCATTGCTCAGATGGCAGTTGTTCCATTCTGGCAGGCTGATTTTGAAGAGGTTCCCGAATTAGACGAAACTGAGCGTGGAGCCGGTGGGTTTGGTTCTACTGGTAAACAGTAATCGAGGTGTTTATGGGAAAGACGATCGATACGTCCGAGCTTCTGTATCGGATGGGTAAGTACGCAGAAATCGATGTTGAGCAGGATAAGCATGATTCGTTTATGCATTTCATGCTTCTTTTGACTCGCACAATTGAGAAGATGCCGAATGCTGCATTGACTTATAAAAATCCAATTGATGATGAGATTATGGGAAATCAGTACAAGCTGACGAACACAATCTCACTTGTAACTGGCCGCACTCGAAACGACGGCTGGTATCCCACTTGGATTGGCATGACCATGAAGATTGTGCGTCTGAAGAGCGGAGAGTCAGCTGGTTTCCGGTATATCAAAGATAATGAGGGACGCGATTATTCTGGTGTAATGCATACATCTTGTGTTGTTGATTATTACATCTCAAGTGACAAGAAAAATGTTATTGTCCAGACCGAGAACACAATTTATAAGTTTGAAAAAATTGAAGAGGACTAAATTATGGCTAAGTATTTTTATGTTTATAATATCGCCGGTGTTGAGGATTCTATTGTAAAGATGTTCAACACTGATACTGGTGCGATGGGCGAGAAGAGTGTCAAGAAGGATCGTATGGATGGTTTTATTGATGGTATCAAGACAAGCGGCTTTGTTTTGAACAAGGAGCTGGCAGATGCTGATGTTGCAGAGGCCGAAGCAAAGCGTGTTCTGGCAGAGAAAATGACCGCTTATCAGGCAGCTCGCGATGATTATCACAGCAAGAGTGAAACTCTGAAGAAGGTTAAGGCCAAGTACGGTATTAAGTAAGGAGATTACATAATGAAGCTTTACACTATTGAATCTTACTATGAAAAAGAAGCTCCGTTTCAGATTGCTTGGCAGGTGAAGTTGTTTGATGGACACGCTCTTTTAGGCAAGTATGAGCATATTTTTTACAACGAAGTTGCTGGTTATTGTAAATGTATTGAAGACATGGGTTTTGTTAAGAATATCCGAAATGATATTCAAAAAGAACTCAATAAACCTTGTAAGGACTACGGCAAAATTACTATGACCGATAAAGAAATTAGTGATTTTGTTAGAATGTGTATGGAGCCAATGATTTGTGATTTAAGTAAAAACCTATTTGATTCAATTAACTTCTAAAAGGTAAATTTTACGGAGGTTTTTATGATTGTTATTGGATATCCATGTATTGGTAAAAGTACATACGCAGTTGGTCATCCGTATCGTGCAATCGATCTTGAAAGCAGTAATTTTGTAAAGGATGATAATTGGGCCAAATCGTATTGCAACGTCGCTATTGATTTATCGAGACAGGGACATGTTGTGTTCGTATCTTCACATGATGCAGTTCGTAAACAGCTTCTGAAGAGTGATTACGAATATGTTTTTGTGATCTATCCAGCTCTTGATATTAAAGAAGAGTGGCTTGAACGGCTTCACGAAAGATATTTAGAAACAGAACTCGAAAAAGATTATCGTGCATGGCAGCGTGCTCTGAATCATTACGATGAAGATATTGCAAAGCTCAAAGAAGATGCAAAGGGCTTTAGTGGTTTTTATGAAATTGGTCATGGTCGATATGACCTCACGGTAATTCTGGATGAATTTGACTATAGTTCGACTTGGAATCATTTGTGATTGCTAATTAAAATTTATGGGTGGGTGGGAGGAATAAATATATAAAACGGAATGTTACAATAAATCAGACCCAAATTTGTAATTGCGATAACTGTACTCAAATTGGAATTATTCGCAACGATGAAGTATATGTCATGCAAACAAGTTCTCCGAAAAGAAAAGACCCTGCGGAATTTACATGCAGTATGCCTGAGCCAAAACCTCATTTGAAGGATTTCCTTTATAAGATTGCAGAAAAACTAAATAGTCTTATTGGATGGATTATAGATACGTTTAACGATATTTGATTAAGGTGATTGTATGAAAGCGCATATTCGAGAAGAAAATAAAACAACTCCATTAAACCTTGGTGAAGGAACGCTATTCGCAAAGAAGGATGGCGAATGTCATAAGGTCTGCGACACGGCAGAATATGACGAAACACATACTGACGATGAAATTATCAAGGTTGCTTTATCTGAAGAGAATAGGATTCAAGAAAGAAATCTCCATGATATTTTTAATAGTACGTTTGTGTTTGCAGCGAATAATATTTGAGGAATAAAATATGGTTTACGACATTAAAACAGTCCCAGAAGATACTCCTCTATGGTGTACTGGGTTTAGATTTGACAATACAAAGGCTGGCATCAAATGTGAGCCTGTTTTTGGTACTTTTGAAGAAAGAAGTTGCTATTCTAAGTTTCATACCTTGAGTAACAAAACGAGATCAAAGACTTTTAGCGTTGGGGAAAATCCTGATTGTTATCGATTTGCAGACACTTATGAAGAAGCCGCAACTGAATATAATGGTATGATTTTCGCTGCCAAATACGAACTTATGAAGAAACAAGAATATCTGGAACAGTGTTTGCTGGCTGATAAAAATGGGTCAGTATATGGTCGTGTGAGTATGCAGTAAGGAGTATGGTATGGCAATTAAGATTATTGAACACAAACATGAGCGAAAGAAAATAAGATACGCCGTTAAATTCCTTTGTAAATGTGGATGCGTATTTTGGGCTGATGACGAAGATACGAAAATTCCAAAAGAATTTGATTGGACTGAATACTCACCGGTCAAACAGGCGATTTGCCCAGAATGCAACATAGAAGTTTCATCTTGTTTATCTGCAGTTCCAAGAGAAAAAATTTTTGTGGATTGAGGTGCCAAATGGCTGTACGAATTGAAGTCCATGGTAAAGAAAGAGCAAAAATAAAATATGCAGTAGAGTTTAGATGTTCTCGCTGCGGTTGCGAGTTTTGGGTAGACGCAGACTCTCTTGGAGAGTTTAAGCCAGCCAATTATTGTGATTTAAAGTACAACTGTCCTGAATGTGATTCTGGTTCTTATCCGGTTGACATTATGGAGAATAATCGTATCTTTAGTGAGCACAAGTGGAAACCTATGTTTTGGCAGATTATCGAATCTCCGTTTCATCGGTATTGTAGAATTTGCGATAAAGAAAAATAATATGCCAAATCAAGCTTATTTTTAAGAATGTATGATTTAGAAAGAAGTGAGAAAGAATGGTTGTTTGCAGTAAATGTCTACATAAAGAAGTGTGCGCTTATAAAAAGCAGCGTAGCGATGGATGTACTGATTCTTGCGAAAATTTCCTTGGTTGGGTCAAGGTCATGGATGAGCGTCCGATCCCTTTAAAAGACAACGTTGTAATAAGAGATTGTGGTCTGTCATTTATCGGATATTACGATTACAGCAAAAGAGATCGAGAGCACTTTTGCGATGTAAACACCCTCGAAAAAATTTATGAATGTCCATCTTACTGGCTGAAAGGACTTGATTTACATGAGCAGGAAAAAATCGCTAACAAAGAATACAAGTGCAGGAAATCCAATATGGGACAAGTATGAGATTGTGGGAGTCTCTTTTGACACATCAAATAATCCAAACAAGAAGTTCTTCAAGCCGGTTTACATAATGCCGGATGGAGATGTCGTAGCTTGCGATGGGACTCACGATTTCAATTATGATCCCAACAAAGAAATTCAAATTGTTCCAAAGGAATCTATCCCATTTTATGGCAAGCCAACAGAGCCTGCTGTTTATTGTGATGATGATGGCAACTGTGTGGATGTTGACGGTAATCCTCTCGGTATGAAATGGGACGACTTTATGGAGAAACAGTTCCGAACGGTAAATAAATAACGTATCATCGCTATAAAAATTAGAAAAATAATACGGTAAAACTAGACTTTTATGAGATGGTGTAAAATGCGTAAAATGTCGCTAAGGGAAATGAATCGAATGTATCATCTAAGGGAACGCGGTCGTTCTAAAAAAGTTCGCAAGAAGAATCATCATAGAGCTGTTAAATACATCAATAGATTTGGTTGCGTTCCATACGATTATGAAAAATATTTATGAGGTGGGGTACTTACTATGATTGAACGCGGAGAATTTTATGTGGTAAATAATCTCATGGTTGTTGCACACGACTATGAACGTATAGATGGGTATGGCCGTATGTGGAGCAGACTGCCCGTAGATAAGAATTGTCTTGAAACTTATTGTCAAGCATTAAAGGACTGTGGATATAAAGATACTACGGAGAATTTCAAAAATGATTGAAGAATATATAAAAATTATATGTGATCGGTGCGGCAAAGATACGTTTGTTAAAAAGAATGGATTCCCAAACAATGTCGCAAGTTATTACGTTCCTGATGATAAAAAATGGAGCTTGAAAGGCGAAGACGCTATCTCGGATTTATGTCCACAGTGCAGATGTGAATACGAAAAAATGCTTCATAAATTCTATTGTGGAGGAATAAAACGCAATGACTGAAGAATTAGGGTTTTATAAAGACCAAATAGAATATTATAAAAGATCAATCGAAGATCTACTGCACTATTATACTGATAGCTGTGGTATGTGTACGGTTAATTTAGATTGCAGTGAATGCGTTGTGGATGATTTTATCAATCAGCTACGAAATATTCTGTATAGTAGTAGTGAGTATAAAGGAGGTCCACAATGATTATTGATTGTAAATCTATTGCACAAGATATCAAAGATAAAATCAAGAATATTATCGTAGAAACTGAAGATGCTCCTATTTTACATATTTATCAAGTAGGGGATAACCCTGCATCCAACGCCTATATTCGCGGTAAACTGCGTGACTGTGAAGAGGTAGGAATCGAAGTAAAACTTATTAAGCTGCCGGAAGAGACAACCGAAGATGGGTTGAAAGATAAGATATTGAAAGATTATAACTTGGAAGATGTGGACGGCATCATTGTTCAGTTGCCACTGCCCAAACATATCAATCCAAAAAATATCTGCATTCCAGACGTAGTTGATGTTGATGGCTTTAATACCACATCCGAATTTCAGCCTTGCACTCCACTGGGCGTTATGAAAATTTTTGACTCCATCGGTTACGATCTGGATGGCAAGAATGTGCTTGTGTGTGGTCAGTCTGATATCGTAGGTCGTCCGCTGGTCAATATGCTGATTAAGCGGCACTGTAATGTGATTTCTGTAAATAGCACAGGTTCCGCCTTGAAAGCCACTGCCATCGGATTTGGAATAGTCAATGTTATTATTTCCGCCGTTGGTAAGCGTGACTTTATTTCGACGTTTGACTTATTTGATACGGATGTTTGCATCGACGTTGGTATCAACTATGACGAAAACGGCAAGCAGCACGGTGACTGCGCCGACGCTGTTTATGAAATGAAAGATATCAAGGTGACTCCTCGTATTGGCGGAGTTGGTCTTATGACTCGTGCAATGCTGCTTTATAATGTATGTGTGGCGAAATATGGTGAACATAAGATGGAAGAGGTGATTGGATGAACGAAGTCCCAATCTGGGAAAAGACGACGCTTACTGTGGAAGAAGCTGCTGCATACTCTAATATCGGCACACATAAACTAAGAGAAATCACAGATAAGGACGACAAGCAGCTTGTGCTGTGGGTTGGATCAAAACGCTTGATTAAACGCAAAGCACTTGAAAAATACATAGACCAGTCTTATTCGATTTGAAATCAGAGCTTTGGTGTGGTATACTTATGGTGTCACATCAAGGCTCTTTATAATAAATGTAAGGAGTCTATTTATGGAAAGACGTAAAGATAGTAAAGGTAAAGTCTTAAAAGATGGCGAAAGCCAAAGAAAGGATGGAATATATCAATATCGATGGACTGATAAAACTGGAAAACGTCACACAATTTATGCGAAAGATTTAAAAGTTCTTCGAGAAAAAGAAAATAATGCTAATAAAATAATTTCTCAAGGGATGGATTTTGAAGGGGGTAAAATAACAACATATCAGTTTCTTATAAGATATTACGAATTTAAGAAAACATCAATAAAAAAATCGAGTTTGAAGACATATTATACAACGATAAACAAGTTGAAGAATACGTCTATCGGTAATACAAAAATTATTGACGTAAAAATTTCAGATGCAAAACAACTGATTATTGATTTGAGCCAGAATGGGTTGAAATACAGTACAATAAAAACTATAAAAACACTGATAAAAGCTGCGTTTAAAATGGCTCAAGAAGATGATTTGATTTTAAAGAATCCGTTTGATTTTCAGTTGAATGAAGTTATAAAAAACAACACTAAAAAAAGAGTCGCATTAACTGAACAACAGTATTCTAATTTGCTCGAATTCGTTTTATGTGATCGAGTCTTTCGTAAGTATTATGATGACATCGTATTTTTGTATGAAACTGGAATTCGCGTAAGTGAATTTTGTGGGTTAACACTTTCTGACATTGACTTTGTAAAACGTGAAGTTATAATTGATAAACAACTCATCAAAACATCAAAAGGAGAACTCTACATCACAGATCCAAAATCAAAAGCTGGGTTTCGGACAATTCCATTGAGTGCTGAAGCATATCACGCGATTAAAGCTATTATCAACCATCGACCACAAACAAATGAGATGATGGTCGATGGTTATTGTGGTTTCATCTCAATTCATTCAAATGGAATCCCAAAGACCTCTTGGAACATTGAATATGAACTAAGAGAAATCGCAAAGGCGTATAACAGTCTTTACCCAGAGTGCCAATTGCCAAATCTCACGCCTCATGTTCTTCGACACACTTTTTGTACCAGAAAAGTTAGCAGCGGCATGAACATCAAGGCAGTTCAATATCTAATGGGGCATAGCTCAGTACAAATTACGCTCGATGTATACACATCAATCGACGCTGATATGATAAAAACTGAGTTTGCAAAAGTGGCACAGATGTGA